CCTATTGCGGCCTTGCCCAGTTGTTATTAGACGTCAGTCAACCGCAGGTTTGATGGGTGCAACCCATTGATGGCGCAGCCATCATAAGCGCAGCGCTAAGGCGCAGCCTTATATACTATATCACGGCGCAGCCGTATCTTGTTAATATAATATTTTATAGCTACAAAACAAAAATTTAAAATATTTAATACAAATTGTTTTGTAGCTATAAAATATTATACATACATTTGCAATGTCATTAGACAACAGAGATAGTTAACATTATAAACAATAAAAATCTATTCAATGAAATCCGTTAGTCTGCTAACAAGTTTTACATTGGGATCTGACCTCTGAAATAGCAAATAACGGTTGAGAAAAAGGTTAAAAAGAATTGGCTGCTCGTTTCGGAGGTAATGCGAACAATGGCAATTGTTCGCCTCGTAATCTGAATGCGAATAACGCCGCTTCTAATACGAATCGCAACAATTGCGGCCTTGCCCTGTGTGGGCTAAAAAATTGGGTATATTCTTTTTAATCTTTCCCAGGAGTGGAGAATCAATAAAAGACAAGCGTATGAGGTTATATGATAAAAATATGATAGAGATGCGCGACGGTCGTAAGCCCGTCATTAGCCCACAACTGAAATCAGTTTCAAACTATATAGATATAAGTTTGGATGATATTAGAGAAGCATGCGAAGCAGCATTTAAAAACCATTCTAAAAAGAATGATGTTGTTAATTTCAATTCTGATTTTGATGGTAATTCGTTAAAATTGTATGAATGGTATTTAGATGGTACTTATGTTAGCAAAATCAAATATCGCAAACTTGTAAAAGAAAACAAGAATGGTAAGGTTCGTGAAATAAACAGCCCGGATCTTACCACCAGAATTTATCAGCATCTTGTTTTAGTAAAGTTAGGTCCTTTGTATTATGAGAAGGATAATATGAATGGTCTTAATTGTAAGCCGGGATTTGGCATAACAGCATCGTCTAAATCAAGGTCTCTTATTAAAAAGATGAAGCATGTTTATTATGATAGACTTGATTTGAAGTATTGTTTGGTTATAGATCAACGTAAATGTTATAACCATGTAAAAGACAAAGTGTTTAGAAAAGTGCTTAAGAACTTTATTTCAAACAAAAAGTTTATAGATTTTGTAATAGACGTAAGTTTCGTATCTGGAGAGCTGCCTATAGGGACTCCTACAAGTCCTTTCATTCATCATCTCCTTATGAAAGATTTTGATGATTTTGCAAAGAGAATAGCTCCTTTTTCATTGAGATATGCCGACGATAATTTCCTTGCTTTCTATACTAAGGAGGATGCTAATACTGCTAAATGGAGGATTAAGAATTATTGGTGGTATGAGCTTAAGATAAGATATAAAAGGCATACTTGTATTATAACAGACATGGATAGACCTCTTGATTTTTGCGGGTATGTTTTCCATCGTAACAACAAAGGCGTATCTGAGCACAATAAAGGTTATGTGACAATAAGGAAGAGGGTAGCCAGAGACGCGAAGAAGTGTATTACAAATGAAAGCTGGTCTTCTTACTTCGGTCTTTTAAAACACTGTGACAGTTATTCATTAATGTCAAAAATAGAAAATATCATGAGATTACGAGATTTAACAAGCACGATTCGTATTGATAAGAAAATGGATGCGGACAACATCGACGTAAAGAACCTTGAAGGTATTGTATTTGATATCGTGAACTACGAAATACGAAGCAATAACAAGAATGAACCAAACTGGATAAAGTGCTTGATAGGTATTCCTGAAACCAATAAAGAAGGGATTCCTACTGGCAGGAAACTCGCAAGGGAATTTCATGGTAATTATCAAGGTATAGTAAATTTTATTTCAAAATGTGAACTTACTTATGGCAAAGATGCTATTCTTCCTATTACCGATGTAGAGATAGAAAACAGATGCGGATACGTTTTTAAAGGCAGCACTAACCGCTTGGAATACATTGATTGACTTCTTATTGTGATGGTGTGAATGAAAATTATTATCTTGCACCAAAAAAAAGAAAGTCATGAATTGTAACACTTGTAAAGATGACAGACCTGATATTCTGAGATCTAATATCTGTATCGGGTCTGATCCGTGTAATGACTGTACGGACAATTGCGAAATTCTTCCAAAAGAATGCGATTGCCCGTATGGTCATTTAAGCGATCATTGCATTCATTATACAGGATGCAAGACATTCATATCCAAATTAACTCCAGGCATGCCTTATAATGAGGTTATGCATAATATAGAGCTGGTTTTTGAAAACATAGATAAGTTTTTGGATAGGATGGTTGAAGAAAATACGCTTTTAAAACAAAGAGTTGAAAAACTTGAAAAACAACTTCAAAATGGAAAAGAGTGCACAAATTGGTAAGGACTTAAGTGGTAAACACGTATATGTTCCACATGTGGACGAGACGCCGGTGCCATGCCCGGACGGATATACATGCACGAACTGCGTGTACTGCGCTGACGGCATCAACGCTGGCTACTTCAGTCTGGCTCAGAAATCTGATCTTACGGCTTTAATCAATGCAATGATATGCCGTATGGAATACCAGGATAGGGAAATGGAATTTTTAAAACAAAAAATAAATATTTTAAATAATGGCAATAACAGGTAAATATCGAGAGTAATATATAATTTATATATTATATATAATAGTTTAAGCTATTCCGATTATTAGCCTAAGTGTTGAAACAAACACTACGTTATTTAAGAATATATAGTTACCTGCGGATATTTATCCAAGTTCGTAGCTCTAAGGTAAGTGATTAAACAGTTCTGGTATTCAGGAACAGTGTTGCTTACGAAAACCTTAAATAACATTGGCGATGGGTACTAACAGGATGGAATATTCCTGACTTATGTTGAATAAACATTAAAAACGTTTGTAGATATGGTGTACGTACAAGACATAAATGGTAAACCTATGATGCCCACAACAAGGCATGGTAAGGTTAGACGACTGCTTAAAGACAAAAAGGCAGTCGTTGTGAACCTATGTCCGTTTACCATCAAATTAATGTACGTAACATCTGATTACAAACAGGAAATTGTGTTAGGCGTTGATGCTGGTACTAAACATGTTGGTCTATCAGCTACAACGAAAAGCAAAGAACTTTACAGTAGTGAAGTGATCCTTAGAAATGATATCGTAGATCTTTTGTCTACAAGGAGGGAGCTACGAAGAACAAGACGAAATAGGTTGAGGTATAGAAAACCTCGTTTTGATAATAGAATAAAAAGTAGGCGTCCGGGATGGGTAGCACCTTCGGTGAAATACAAAGTAGACGCCCATATTCGTGTTGTTGAAAATGTTTGCTCTATACTACCAATATCTCGTATTGTTATCGAGGTAGCTCAATTTGATACTCAAAAGATCAAGAATCCTAATATATCAGGTAAAGAATATCAGGAAGGTGATCAACTTGGTTTTTGGAATGTAAGGGAATATGTTTTAGCAAGGGACGGACATAAATGTCAGTATTGTAAAGGAAAATCGAAAGACCATGTTTTGAATGTTCATCACATTGAATCCCGAAAGACTGGAGGAAATTCTCCATCTAATCTTATAACCTTATGTGAAACATGTCATAAAGAATACCATAAAGGTAATATAGATTTGAAGATCAAACGAGGATCGTCGCTTCGCGACGCAGCCGTAATGGGAATAATGAAATGGAGGTTGTATGAAGAACTAAGGTCTAAATATGATAGAGTTTCTATGACTTTCGGTTATGTTACAAAATATAATAGAATCAATCACGACATTGAAAAATCTCATGTTTCTGATGCCTTTGTTATTTCTAAGAATTTTAATGCTATAAGGTTAGGTTATTATTATAAAGTAAGATTAGTAAGAAGACATAATCGTCAGATTCACAAACAAAAGATTCCAAAAGGAGGAATCAAAAGACTAAATCAATCACCTTTTGAAGTTTTTGGTTTTCGATTGTTTGATAGGGTTATGTTTGAAAATAATTGTTATTTTATATTCGCAAGACGCAAAACAGGTAGTTTTAATATTCGTGATATTAATGGTAAAAACAAGAGAGATATCACGTATAAAAAATTAAAATTATCAAGATGTAAGCGTTTTATGATAGAAAAAAGTTAATTTATTAATTTAAATAAAAATATGAACAAAGGTTGTTTTGGCAGTCATGGTGGGTGCGAACGCCCGCATCATTGCGATATTCCTTCTTCTAAAATATTCTATGATGGAGAAACTATAGAAGAAGCTGGTTTGTATCATGGTATGCCTTTAGACGGAGCTTTAGCTAATTTAGCTAAATACGTTTCAAGGGCTATTAACGTAAGTGGATCTGTCAATACAGAAGTGTTTGACGGTACTTCTCATGTGGTTCTAAAGAAAGATCCGGCAGAGATTTTGCTTGTATCTTATTGCGGGGGTGTCGTGCCTTCTGATATGTATAAAGTCCAGGGCCGTACTGTTAGGTTCTGCCGGGATATGTGTCAACAGGATGAACTTGCTGAAGTGAGGGTCGTGTACCGAGAAGAGGCAAATAGTTCTTATGGGTTCCATTGTTAATTTAGGAGGATGAGAAATGGCAGAAAAATGCAAAGGATTTATATGTGGGGGTAATCTCGTTGATGGCTCTGTGCCTTCTGATAAGTTAGATAAAGAAACCATTATCGAGCTTATTAAAGAGATTCTGAAAGAGGAAATGCACGAATCCTGGCTTAAGGAAATAATAGAAACCATACTTAAGGAATCTATTGATTCGGATTGGCTTCGTGAGTTCTTTAAAGAAGTTCTTAAAAAATATGCTAAAGAGGAATGGTTTAAGGATATCATCTGCGGCTTAGGATGTGTAGGTGTACAAGAGATATTCGACGTCATTCCTACTGACATAACATTTGAAGCTACAGGAGGTACGGCTACGGTGCAGGTGGTTGTCGATGATGGAGTTGAATGGGAGTTGACACTTTAAATTAAGGAGGATGATTATGTCGAGAGAGAAAATATATAAGATGGATGATGGTTCTTGGCTTACCTCAGATAAGAAGGAAGGTGTCGGTCGTGATAAAATGAATTTCGATGCTCCATCTTGGAAAGGGAGGGAAGACAGGATCACTATCCGAATTGTGAAGAAGTCCGATACCGAAAGCATGAAAGCCATTACTTTCAAGCAAAAAGGTATTAAGATCACAGAAGTGTCGGTTAGCAGACTGGAGTTCCCTATATCTGGTGGAGATAAGCAGATCCTTATTACTACCAACGCCGCTTCTATCAATGCCCTTATTACAGGAGATAGTGGTATAAAGGGCGTTATAAAGGCATTTACCACCGCTTCTGGTCTAAATATTGATGTCAATGATATTAGGCTTGATTATGGTTTCCCTGGTGATCCGGGTCTTGAAGACACGTTCCAGGTTTCGATGATTGTTTCCATGCCTGGTAATGAGGATGGGAATGAAGTTAATGAGAACATAACTATAAATGGTGTACTGATTCCTATTTATCAGCCCGGAAAGGTTGTTCCTTACATTAAATTGGATAAGGAATTTGAACAACTTGAGGGTAGTGAAACAAGCACGCAGTTAAGTATAGAAAGTAATATAAAAGATTATGTTATTGAAATAGTTGAATGCGAGTCTGTGGATAAGGAGGAAATCTACCTGGACAAGGATGTTGTTGATCTTGATTCAGATGGATCACCGGAGGTAATCAACGTAAGTACAACTCCCGAAAATTTAAGATGGAGGATTAGCGAATGAAAGTAGGTAATTGTTGGGCGAACATAGATAAGAAAGAAGGCAGTCTTAACAGTAAGGTTAATATTTACTTTGATGAAAATGATACTGGTGCCAACAGAAGTGTCAAGATAAGGGTGTCTTCCAGGGATGGTAGCGTATCTGAAGAATGTACGGTAGTTCATAAAAAAAAAGAACAGGTAGTTTATAGAAATAAAAGGCAGTCGGCTCTTTTCACAAAAGAAGGATGTAATCCTGAGACAGAGAAAGGGGAAGAGCTTGAGTACGTTGTTGAGGCCGGAAAATACACGTCTATCATATCTCAGTCTGATGCTGATGACAAGGCTATGAGAGACATTGAGCAAAATGGTCAGAACTGGGTTAATGAGCATGGTCGTTGTATAACCATATTATGGTACAATGTCAAGAAATCAAAGTCGTTTAGAAAGAACGACTGCGATCCTGATACCGAAGAAGGAAGTTTGGTTACGATAACGATCGAAGCCGGGCAGTTCTCTTCTTCCATAAGCCAAGAGGATGCTGACCGTAAGGCTGAAGCCGAGTTGAATGCCAAAGGTCAAGACTATGCTAATTCTCATGGCACTTGCAATACCATAAAATGGTACAACGACAGGAAATCCAAAATGTTCCAAAAGACAGATTGTGAGGTAACTGAAGTTGGATCTATGGTAGAGTACGTTGTAGAAGCCGGCCGTTTCTCTTCTTCTGTTTCTAAGGAAGATGCTAATCAGAAGGCTTTGGAAGCCTTGGAAGCTGAAGGTCCAGGGTATGCTAATGAGCATGGCACCTGTGAAACCAATTTATGGTATAACGTAGAGAAGTCGAAAGTATTTTATAAGAATGACTGCGAAGATGGGTTTATCGGAGCACCTTACACTTACACGGTAGAAGCCGGTAAATACACATCAGACGTAAGTCAAGAAGATGCTGATCAGAAAGCACTTGATGATATAGAGAAAAATGGTCAGGATCAGGCAAACCTGAATGGAGAATGCGTTACTGATCCAAATTATTTCGTTGGAAAGGCTTCGGCTCGTGTTCAGAAAAATGATTGCGATGCTGAATCTCAGACCGGAAGCTTTGTCGATTTAACTGAAAAGGATCTTGCTGGATACCCGGATGCTTTTGTATCAAGGGAAAGCCAGGAGGCTGCTAATGCGTTGGCTGAGGCCGCTATGGAAGAACAGAAACAGGATCTTGCAAATAAGAAAGGCACTTGCATAGATAAAAACCAATTTGTTGGTGTATATAGCAAGGTATTCACAAAAGACAATTGCGACGGAGAAGGCGTAGGTTCGCAGGTAACAGTAGACCAAGATGATGTAACCGGTGGTCCTTTTACTTCATACGAAAGCCAGGAGGCGGCTAACGCGCTCGCTCAGGCTGCCGTCGAGCAGCAGGGCCAGGCCATAGCCAACCGGGACGGACATTGCACGTGGACTGGTAAATACAGTGAAGAATTTACCAAAAACGATTGTAATGAAGGTCAGGTAGGGTCTAAGATTACTGTAACCGAACAAGATGTTGTTGGTGCTCCTTTCACATCTACCGTGAGTCAAGATGATGCTAATAACAAGGCTAAAGCTGCTGTCAAAGAACAAGGACAGGCTATTGCTAACAGTAAGGGTAATTGCGAGAATATGACGGTCTATGTCGGTCGTTACAGCAAGAAATTCGTCCCTGAATGTGAAGCTTGTCATAAGGGCGTAGAAATGGAAGTTACGGCCGAAATGGTTAACGGTAGTCCTGTTACGTCTACAGAAAGCCAGGAGGCGGCAGACGCAGAAGCTCGTAGGATCGTAGAAGAAGGAGGCCAGGCTTATGTTAATAAAAACGGCAACTGTACGCCACTTAGCACCGATCCTGTATGGGAAGACGTTGTTCCGGAAGAACTTAGATGTAATGAAGGTAAGTCTCAGAAAAAGCAACATGATACCAACGAATGTTCTGAAACCCACAATCAAGAACGTTGGGTAGATGGTGGGAACAAAGTTTGTAGCTGGACCGGTCATTACTCAGAAACGTTCCAAAAGAACGACTGTGAAATACCGGATTCAGGAACAGAAGTAGAGGTAAGTGAAGCTGATGTTGAAGGCAATCCTTTTACTTCTTTCGTAAGTCAAGAGGATGCTGATAATAAGGCTAAGGAAGCCGTTAAAGCTCAAGGGCAGGCTATTGCTAACCAAAAAGGTAAATGTAGGTTTGTAGGCGTATATAGCAAGCAGTTTACAAAAGACAATTGCGGATCATGTCATCATGGTGTTCCGATGAGTGTAACACAAGATATGGTAGGCGGACCGTTCTATTCCAATGAAAGTCAGGAAGAGGCAAATAGGCTGGCTCAGGAAGCCGTAGAAGCCCAAGGTCAGGCTTATGTTAACAAGAACGGGACATGCGAAATGGACAACACCGATCCTGTATGGGTAGATTCTGAACCACTTGAAACCAAATGTGAAGGAGGCAAATCTTATAAGAAGCAAGTCAATACCAACGAATGTTATGGTGGAGCAGATGAACGCTGGGTAGAAGGTGGAGATAAGGTATGTACCTGGACCGGAACATATAGCAAGCAATTTACAAAACAGTGTGCTGATGGAGGTGTCGGATCTGAGGTTACTATAGACCAAGATGATGTAACCGGCGGTCCTTTTACGTCTACCGTAAGTCAAGAAGACGCAAATAGTAAGGCTCAGGCTGCCGTTGAGGCCCAAGGTCAGGCTCTTGCTGACGCACAGGGCACTTGTACTTGGACCGGTAAGGCAAGTAAGGTCTTCACCAGAAACAATTGCGGAAGCTGTCAGCATGGTTCGTCTGTTACCGTAACCCAAGATCAGGTGGGTGGTCCATTTACGTCCAATATCAGTCAAGCTGATGCTAATAAGAAGGCTCAAGATGCTGTAAATTCCCAAGGTCAGGCAGTAGCCAATAAGAATGCTGATTGCTTGCCTGATAGCACAACACCTTCTTGGTCGGATACCGGAAGCACCCGTTGTGACGGGTGTACGTCTCAGAAGCAACAACGTGACACCAATCCATGCTCTTCTTCTTATAACGACACAAGATGGGTTAATGGAGGTGGAGAGTCTTGTACTGACTGGTCTTACTATGGAACAGGAGACTGCGTAGGTCATACTCAGTACAATGCTTATCGTGATAGCTGCTCTGGTAGCGTAGATCGTCAATATTCCGTAAGTTGTAGGAATTGCTGTAATTGCGGATCTTACGGTTCTTGGCAAGAAAATGGATGTAATGGAACCAAAACTAAGTTTATTCGTTACGATGATTGCGGAAATTCTGATACTAAAGAAGAGTATGTTATTGGAAGTTGCGGATATGCACCATATGAATTTCAGTTCCATGATGGAAGAACGAGCAAGTCAAGGTCTGTAACTGGAGAATCTCAGAACATTGAAGAAGTTATCATAAGTACTAAGAGTAATTCATATATAGGTTTTTCTGTTAAATCGAAACCTTCTTGGTGTTCTGTCGATTACAGAGATCAGACATCTGAAAGTATGAAGGCTGTGGTGACGTTATCTGCCAATACAACATCTTCTTCCAGATCCGGTGATATTGTTTTTGTTCAAAATGAATCTGGAAAGACAGTTACTCTTAGTATTTCGCAGGCAAGACAAATGTTGTATAAGTTCACATTCGATGATAATACTACTTCAGATAAATCTTTATCTGTTCAAGCTGCATCTAATGATGCTCAATATACAATCAAAAGTACATTGAATGGTTCTTATCATGGTTTTGCCACTACGTCTAAACCGTCTTGGATTACGACTGAGTATAAAAATCAGGCTTCTGATAGTATGGTTTGTGTTCTTAAGATAACTGCCAACACAAGTACATCTTCTTCTCGTACTGGATCCGTTGTGCTTACTCAAAATGACAGTGGTAAAACATTGAAAATAAATGTTACACAAGCTGCGGCTGAGGTTAAACTTGTACCAGCACATATTACATTAAAAAACGGCTCTTGGGCTACTTATAAGAAGAATAATGTTTCTTATAACCCTGGTGCCGGCAAGTGTATTGCTGGATTCGAGTGGACTGGAGATGAAAATGGAGATATACGAATTTATACTTGCGACATCAAGGTTGTAGATTCTAGTTACCGTGAGATACCTGGAGCTACTATAAGCATTGGAACTACAACCCAGAGAAAACAGCCCGGAAGCTCTTGTTCGTATTTCGGAGCTGTAGCGGGAGGTATATTGGCAGGATATGTTCATGTTGGAGATGAGAATAAGGATACTACATGGTATATACGAACTATAAACGTATCCTATGATGGCAAATTGTATAAGAGTGCTACTGTTAGACAATTTGAAAAAACAGGTATTTCCAAGAATGGTGGTATATTTAATGTCTATAATGAGTCACCTGCTTCTTACAACTTTATCGTAGATGGAGCTGAGTGCGGTGATGATAGAGGAACTTTAAAATACTCTTATTCTCAGATGAATCTTAATCCAGCATAATTAACAAGGGAGGGGATTTAGTTCTCTCCCTTGAATGTTTTTTTGGATTATATTATTTTGTTTTAAGTATTGTCTATTAGGATAAAAATGATTAATATTGCACATCATTCAATTTTAAATTTTTAGTATCATGGCTTGTAAAAAGAAAGCTCGTCAGGGTGGTGAAGTCGATAAGAAAGACAAACCTAAAATGCGCCAAGGCGGTAGTGTTGGAGGCAAGATGAAAAGAAAGAAGACGAGCACTAAAAAGTGATTGAAAACCAGGGGAAGGTACTGATCGCCTTCCCCATTTTAATAACATAACAACAATTTATTATGAGCAACAAGTTTATTAGCAAAGGGCAAAGGAATGTCTGTGTGACGTTTGTGAAGTACTATCCTGTATTGATGCAGGATATTATGTTAGCCAGCATTTTTGATGAGTTTTATCCTTTTAGTATCACTAATTGGCTGTATCCGATATTAGGTCATTCTCTATCATGGGACCTATTTCTCTTGGCTTTTTCAAGAATGTTCAGGTTTTGTATATGGCATAGGTTATTGATCTATAGCATGATTTTTAATATCTGTGTAGAATGGGTTACGGTTAATATTGAGATGCCTATTGAACACAATATCGTAGTGTGGTCTGTTATGGCTGTTACTCTTTTGATAATCATTGCCTCTTTGATAATCATTGCCTCTATTGTTTTAAGGTTTAAAACAGGATGTTTTGAAAATGAAAGAAATTCTGACAGAGACGCTGCGTAAAAGCGGTGCGGCGGTATGCGATAAGATAAAGGAGATGTTTTTAAGCGGGGAATGCGATCATCTTACAGCCAACGATCTTGAGACATGGACGCAGCTTGCTAATCCGGCTAAGTACTATACCGGAGAAGAGGCTGTTTCTTATCTTAATGTAACTTCTAAAAGATTTTATGAATATCGTAAGGCTAAGTTGGTTCCTGATCCGGTTAAGATAAAGGGATTCCCTAAACCTTTATATACGAAAGTTATGTTGGATGAGGCCATAAAAACCATATCCAGCATGAGTGAAAGAGAGATTTATATGAGGATCTTGAATGCTAAATCAAGAGAATCAAGAGCAAAAGAAAGGAGGGGAGCATGATTACCAATGGTGAATTTGTATCAAGAGTTGTAAACGGTATTCATGCCCTTGACAAAGATTCCCATGTTAGCCGGAGATGGATATTGAATATCGGTAGAACCAAAGCCGAATCTTATACAGCCCAGAGATGGGATGATGGGACGTTGCTTGGCGACCACCGGCTCCTGACTTACGTTACTTGTCTGGAGATGATTGAAGTTGACAAAATAGTTTGTTGTGATGCCGAATTTGCGTTGTGTAATACACTTATGCGGTCAAAACATAAACTTCCAGGACTTCTTTATTCTGCCCTTAGACCGGCTATTACTAAGGTGACTAACGTAGATAACACCATATTTTTTAAGTTCGCTGAAATAAAGTCGTATCGCAATGAACAAAAAAGACCGTATGCTAAATACGTTAAAGAACGTCGTCCTTTTTATTATGTAGAAAACGACTATATTTATATACCGGATTTTCATATAGAGCTTATTAACGTAGAGTTCTTTACAACAAGAAGAAAGAAGGCGCTGGAGTTAATGGCTTGCGATCCTACACCTAAAGGGTGCGAATCTGAATGGGAATACGAATTTATTTGCCCTATTAAGCTGATTGAGTATGTAGTGGCAGAGACGATAAAGGAAGTAGCATTCAGGCTACAGATTCCTATTGATGAAAATCCGAATCTTGATTCCAATCAGAAAAGTCAAATTGTTCAATAATAAAATATTATTTATCTTTATTTGGGTCTTAGTTGTGAAACCAAGACCCATTTTTATATAACTTAGTAACATGAAAAGAACATCAATACAATCACCGTATTTTGCAGCCTACTACCATCGTCTTATGAAGAGAAAGAATGGTTTTAAGAAAGGCATGATAAGAGATAGAGGAGAGGTTTTAAGGCTGTTGTCTATTATATGGAAAACCGTATCAGAGCATTATGTGGAAGCTGATGCTGGTGTTTACGTAGATAACGTGGGCTACTTATGCCATGTGCTTATACCGGGCCAGCGCTTTACCGTCAGGCGGGACCTGGACATCGTGAGCAGGCTCGGCACCAACGGCTACCTCTACAACCACCTGGCTATGGATTTCGCAGACTCTAAAAGATATTACCATTTTGTAATACAAGATAGCTTGAAAAAGAAGTTAAGGGTTAAAATGAATAAAGGACGAAGATATCGATTTATGTACAATGAAATACTTGCTAAAAGAAGAGTGTTTAAAGATTTCCAGATTAAGAGAGTTTTCGAAGATAAAGAATTGGGACATAGAAGGTCGTAGAAAAAAAAATAGCGATCACCCTTTGTAGATATAGGATAATCACTATTTTTGCATATCCGTCTACTTTCGCAAGCGGACGGATATAATGCTAACAAAATATCTTTATACAAATAAAGCTCTATGGAGGCAAAGGTAAACAATTTTCAAAACAATGCGAAGGATAGTAACATTATTTTGACGTCAGAATCCAACGAAATGGATTTATCTGTAAAATTATCTAAAATTTTTAGCTATAATGGCCATAATGTTTCTTTTATAAAAACTTCTTATGGTATATTATTAAATGCCACACAGATGGCAAAAGCATTCAATAAGAAACCTGCCGAGTATCTAAGGTTGCCGTCTGTAAATCAATTAATTAAGTCAATGGTGGGATTTTCCCACCTTTCTGAGAATCAGATAGTTACAACTATGCTTGGAAGTCCTGAAAATGGAGGAGGCACATGGATGTTTGAAGATCTCGCCATAGATTTTGCGAGATGGTTGGATACTGATTTTAGATTATGGTGTAACTCGAAGATAAAAGAATTTTTAACATCAAACTTGGTTTCTATTCCAAATTTTACTGATCCGGCAGAAGCAGCCGAAGAATGGGCTAAGCAGTATCGTAGAGCTCAGCAAGCGGAAGCTATTGCTTTGGCTGAACATAAAAGGGTAGAGCAAGAAAGAATGGAAAAAGAAATAGCTGTAAATACGTTAGAAGAAAAGAAAGGGGATATAGAGTTTTCTGAGTCATTTAAGAAGGTGGATCATGAAAACATGTGGCTAATAAGAGATGTGGCGAAGAAGCTTGAGCAGAATGGAATCATCATCGCAGAAAAGAATCTTCGTTTGTTTCTTGAGGAAGTCAAGTTCATGTTCAGAAATGGGCAGGGTAGATGGGAGTTATACAGTGATATTGTTAAAAATAAGTTTGGTGTGTATAGATCATATTTTGTAGATAAGTATTCTGGGGAAAGAGTTAATCAGCAAACCATCTACATGACTGGTGCCGGATATGAAGTCACACTTAAGGGGATAAAGGAAAAGTGTAGGAGCCTTTTCTTGAAGTACGGCAAGTTTGAAGATCCTAACTTTTGAAAACACAAAATATGGCGTTATACATATTATTCATATCTTTGTGGAGGTCAGGTTCATTTCCTGTCCTCCATATTTTTTGTTATGACAGTCGAAAATTATATCATAGAGTTAAAATCGTCTTTAAGATCATTTGACAAGCGTGATCTGATAGATGAGGTATCCATCTACAAATGGGTAGAAATTGCCCTGAAGAAGTTTGGAGGCGATATTACTATGCGCAAAGAAGCGGTAGTGGATGTCAAGCGAGGGCAGGCCCGTATGCCCGGTGATTACTTTGATCTTATTCTGGCTTTTAAATGCGATTTTAAAGGATATGAGGTGCCGGAAGGTGACAAGGTGATATCAGAACTTCAAAATACAATAGCTTGGAAAGAACGTACCGAAAGAAGTTATAGGTGGTGTTCTTGCGATGAATGTTGTAAAGACGAATGCGAGAAAGTGATAGTTGAAAAATTTTATATTAACACCCACGATCGCGATCATGAAGTTCGTTGCTATTATGACCGGCCGGTAATGTTAGGTCTTGCCAAGCCTATGCTTCGTGATTCTTGTTTAAGTAAATGCCGGAATAAGGTAGTAAAGGATAGTCCGTATGAGATAAATATCGTAAACGGATTCCTGTATGCTAATTTTGATGGTCCTATTTACATGCAGTACCGGTCTCTTCCTTTTGACGGGGAATCTAACATAATTATACCAGACACGCCGCAGGGTCTGGTCCTGGATTATGTCGATAATTTTGTGAAGATGAGATTCTTTGAGGAACTGATGTATAATGCCGAAGCTCAGGGTGCAGCCGACTTATTTAAGTTGTATGCACAACAAGATCTGGTTAAGCTGAAAAATGCTAAGACCGAACTTAAGATGATGGGTATGACATTAAAAGGCATGTACGAACCTCTTAGGCGGCGCCGTGCTGAGTTTGAGATATATACTAAGGCGTATCCTGTAATTGACAATATACTTAAATTGGTATGACAGAAGTAGTTCTATTTATATACTTGCTTGGTGTTATTGTGTCTATGATTGTTTGGTCAATCAGACAATTCAAAGGAGAGGCGAGTTTGATAGAAACAATGTACTGCCCGATAGTATTTTTGTTGAGTTGGATATATGTATTTGAAATATTTAAAATGAGATAAAATGTTAGAAGTTCAAGCAAGCGAAATAGTAACCGCCGACAAAATGAGAGGCGTGGGACCGGCAAACATCCTTTTCACAGCCGGACCGAATCCGGTAGCTGAAGATCGTAGAGGTGTAGCTAAGGTAACGGCTGGTGGAGAGAGTAAGAACGTTACAATCACACAAGCTGCCGGAGAGCAGGTTGTTGTAATTCCTGAGTTCGATTATCTTGTTCTTAGGTACGGATGGGAATCGGAAGATGGTTCCGATTTTGATACTGCAACCGGTTTTACCAACACAGGCATATCAAATGTGGATAATAAGTACGTTGGATGGAGTAAGCAGTGGGCTACTACCCAACAACAGGTAGGTGATTACCTTATTTATGGTGGTGATAACATGCAGTCCGGCCTTGAAGGGGCACTTATCAAGATGAAGACCTTGCTATCAGCGCCGGGAATGGATGAGTCGGAGCCTAATATTAATGCTGATATCTATGGTAATTGGTATGGAAATAGAGGTCGAGGAAATGTTGTTGTGTCTTTTACAGCCTACCTTGGAGGAGAGATGGTTAAACAAGGATTTAACTTCATTAACGAAGGCGGTGAAGAAGTTTACTCCGACAGCATCACTACCAACGTTTCGGCTCATGGTGAAACCAATTACCAAAATATAAAAGGTCTGTACACTAAGATGGGTACGATGGTTTATAATAAGGAAAAGCGTGATTGTGTTATTGTTATAGGTTAAGGTGATGGAAGGTCTTTGGGATAAATACAATAGGATTAAGGAGGTATTTTACCGGGATTTTGTTTATGATTCCAGCTACACAGAGCAGGCCTCGTGCATCCCACTGTCGTCGGTGAAGAACGGGGCAGGCTGGGTCGGCGACGGAACTATCAACCTGGCTCATTATCTCCAGTTTATATACACGGAAATGGTTCTTGGCAGCAAGACAGAAGATGATGTGCGTAATTCCATATTGGTACTTACCCGTCTTGCCGATACTACTTATGATCTATTTTTTAATAACAACAAAGGTATTTATTTCAAATTCGAAAAAGGATTTTTCTTAAGAGATGATATCCATAGCGAAGACGCAAGCAAATTCGGTCTTACCAAGATAAGTTCCGGGTACACTAATGGTATAGAGTTAAAAGACGAAGATCCGTGCTTCTCCCCATTCACTTCACAAGATCAGATCTGGAATCTGGCTCCGATATTGGCTTATTTGGCAGATGATGGATTTGAAGAAGCCAGACAAGCAGGATACGATATGTTTGAGTACGTTATCAGAAACGGACACAAGATATATAATCCTTATTATAGCGCCTTGCTTCATCATTGGACGTTTCTTCCTGATATGGATACTGATAAGGTTAAGCCGTGGGATAGGGTTAGTAACCGGAATAAGAATCTTAAATACAAAGTTAAGGTTAAGAGAGGGGCTAACAATTGGTACTTCTCTGGAGGGTTCAGATGGGCATTTAAGAAGTTTGGAGGCAAGTGTAGTACATTCTGGCATTGCCTATGGTATAAGCCATTTATATTTTTAGCAGATAGGGTATATCATCCATATGTATGTAAATGGTTCGGTATTAAGGTTAAGAACAATTCTTACTATTGTCTCGGATCCACAAATGAAAAATCATGGTACGGTCCTAAGTTCAGAAAGAGGCTGGTTAGTAAATTTAATAAGTCTTTGGAAGGGGGAGAATTGTTTATGCCGCATCTTGTTTTTCTTAAAGAGTGTGAAGATGTTGATGAAAGTAAGTTAAGATCTTATCTTGAAAAATGGGAATGGGATGGAGTTAATTCTCCTATTGAGTTTTTGATTTTGTGCAACTGGTATAAAATTATTTTTTGACAATGAAAATATTTTATAATTCAAAAATAGCTAAGTTGTTTACGTTCATTGACGGCTATAAAACAATTATGCTGTTTGGAGCCGTATTTACCGAACGTGATGCTATATCATTGAAGGCCGAATATCATGAAGAGGCGCATTGTAATCAGTATCATACAATGTTTTGTTTTGGTATGTTTATATCGCTGCTTACAATAGGATTATGTCTCTTATTCGGTAATGTAGGATGGTGGATGCTGTGGCTGTCTCTTATTCCGGTATTTTTATACTATGCATGGTATTTGATTGAGTACCTGATTAGGTTGTGCATATATCGCGATCATGATAAGGCATATCATAATATCGTATTCGAAAGAGAGGCTTTCGACTTGGAAAAGTATTGGAATAAGCATGATGTTTTGAGGAAGGAGTCGAAAGGATTTAGCTTCTTGAAATATTACGGGAAGGAGTATTATCATGAGTAGGAGAAGATATTTTGAGGAACAGAGATCTGGTAATGGAGCTATTTATCATTGTGTTGAAATTGATACCGATCATGATAATCGTTTTGAAGTACTTGATTTAATGAGTAAAGATGAATCAGATACAATTAGCCCAGATAAGGTGAATAATGTCTTGAATCAGCTTAGGCAAGGATCATGTTTTAACATTCATACTCAGAGTACAGTTTCTTTTGAGGTTATAGAAAAGAGAAGTAATGCTATATTTATCAAATTTAATCCAACTCCTGCTCCAAGTGAACAACATGGCATTATATATAGGTTTCGGATAAACAATAAAAAATATGTTTTTATGTTTTCTAACAATTATGACGGCAAGAGTGACCTTATACAAAACGCAGATGAGGATGTTGATTGTATGACATACGCGCAGGATACCAGTCTTTATTCTAATGATTCTTTCTTTGTATTTGTTTGATTATGTATGTTAAATATAATTATATGATTTACAGTAAGTTATTATATATAGGGGGGGGTAATCCTTAGTATGTTATGAGACGTCGTTTATTGCAAAAAAATAGGGAACTTGAAGACTTTATCATAAGGTTTTATCCGGCAGGAAATTACACATGGACGGTTCCACCTGGATGTACGGAGGTCGATGTGTTTCTTGTTGGAGCCGGTGGAGGATGTTCACATAATTCAGGATTAGGAGTTCCTGGAGGCGGTGGAGGTGGCTATACTAAAACATATAAGAAGGATACCGCTGGATATAGAGATGGCAACGCGATAACTGTTACACCAGGACAAACTATTGAAATTATAGTTGGTGCAGGAGTTCGTGGCGCAAATGGGGGATATTCACAGTTTATGAGTTCGCTTTACCGGGCTGAAGGAGGCTATCTGTCTCAATGGAATGGAGACGGAAATGGTGGTTCGGGAGGTGTAGGGGTAGGTAGATCTACTCATTCGGTCGGAGGCTCAGATGGTACAGGCAGTGGTGGAACATCGGGGCAAGGACATACGACGCGTGATTTTGGGGAATCTAATGGTAAAAGGAATGCAGCAGGTGGGGCAAGCTCCTATAATAAATCAGGCGGGGAGACGTCTCAGCCGGGAACATCAGATTATACAGAAGGGAGTGGCGAAGGCAGTAATGAAAGTAGTTCTTTGGCTTCTGGCTGGAGTGCCGGACTTGGTGGTGGCGGCTACGGTGGTGGAGCTGGGGTAAATGCATCGGGAAAATCGACGAAAGGTGGTGATGGTACTGTTTTGATTAGGGGTAGAAGATATAAATCGTAAGTAGATGTTATGAGACGAAGATTTGAAAATGTTAATATGGTGATGGGTAATTGTTTCTCTCCTGTAATGGAAGGGAGTCAATTTAAATGGAATAATATTGTAGTTAATAGTCCAGTATATATAACTCCAATAAGAAGAAAGAAATTCAAGATAAGTTTTGGAAAATTTGATTTATCCAAAGTTTTGTCTAATGTATCATCTAATCGTGATATTATAATAAGAGATAAGTCTTCATATACATTTCTATTGTTACTTCTGTCTGCTGATCATTCTAAATGCAGTTTGTTTAATAATCATCTAACAGTTAATACCCAGGATTTACCAAGATATATTTTTTACATTGATTCCGAACATGAGGAACTGTATTCATACAAAGACGGGGTTTTAGAAGGTAATGTGACGATAATGGATCCAGTTGATAATTATTTCTATAATTATATTGATATTCAAATAAGAAATTTCAATGATAATCCTATCCCCGATTTTTATGTAGGTGTGGTCGATAAAGTAGGAGACTGAAAATGTATTTCTTTTCTTCACCTACTTTAGAAATCCATGATTAAATCTCTTTTGATATCTTTGTGACAAACAGTTATAAAATGGCAGCAGAAGATAACAGAAACATAGCGGTTCCTCAAACAGGTATGAACCGAGATCTGCATCCGTCGAGTCTTACGGATCAGCATTATACGTTTGCCTTGAATGCCAACATTGAATCCGAGGATGGTAATGTTGGGATGAGATCTAACGAGCACAGTAATATTAAATGCATTGATTTCGATGGGTTTAAAGTTATTGGTTATAAGAATGATCTTACTTCAGGCAATATCTATTTTTTTATAACAAATCCTGAAACAGGCGTATCTAAAATAACTTATTTCAAGCCTGAATCCGATACAAGTATCTTATCTGATTCTGATATAGAATCTATGGTAGAAGGATCGGAGTCGTTGTGTTCTTGCATGAAAACCCTGCTTGAAGACAACGAGCAAGATCCGTGCCTTAATTTCTCTATCTACCATCCTATAAAAACCATAGAAATAAAGACAGAGAAATGTGGTAAGTGTATTTACTGGACCGACGATTATAATCCTCCCAGGTATGTTATTGTAGACAAGGCTCTGACGGCGGATGATGAAGGAGATATTTGGTATCATTATCATGGGTATAAGATATGCGATAAAGAATACGATAGGGATAAATTCATGCAGGAGAATGGATGTTTTCTGGCTTGTGAGAAACTTAGGGTGTTTCCGCTACTGGACCAGCCATGCGTGGAGCCGGTACAGATAGAGTACGGGGGCAGCCTACGCGCCGGCGTGTACCAGTTTGCTGTGGCCTTGTGCGATGAATTTGGTAACGAGAAAACCAACTATACTTCATTAACTAACCCTGTTCATGTATTTGACGAACAATATATTAGGATAAATGATGGTAAATGGGGAGAAAGAACTAATCTTGGTATAAGGCTTAAGGTGTCTAATTTGGATAGGCAAGTCAGCCATTACAAGGTGGCTGTTATTCAGAATACTGTAGGATACAATGGCGAAACACAACCTGTAGTTGATTATTTTATAGAAGGTATTCATCCTATTACAGAGAAGACTATATACTATTATTCTGATCTTAATAACAAAAGAACGACATTTGAACACATTTCTTTAAAAAGAGCCATATATAATACATCAAGAGGAATAGTGTCAGTCGGAAACCGTCTTCTTCAATATGGTCTTACGGCAGAAAAAGAATGGAATTTACAGCCTGTAGTTTCCCTCATGGGTCATTTCTTGAAATGGCAGGCGTCTGTAGCCCACGAAGATTTATATAAGGATGGTAATGCTTGTTCGTTGTATGTGGGATATATGAGGAATGAAGTGTATCCGTTTTCTATCTCGTTTAAGACATCTACTGGTTATAAAACTCCAGCATTTGTTCTTATTCCACCTCCTTCTGATAAGGCAAGAGAAGAAATGAACAAAGACAGTATCCCATACCAGTCTATAAATGCATATGCTCCGGATTGTTCAGGAGTGGAAAGGAAATATGTATGGCAGTATAGCAATACGGCAGGAGATGGGATATTAATTGACGATGCGGTTGTTATAGATGAAGAACAAAAAGAATGTAATAATCCTGCTACCGTAGGTCAAACTGTTATAGTGGAAAGCAATTTCGCTACTTTTAAAGGGAAATCAAGATTTATTATCGATTATGATGATATTGTAGGAACCCCTATAAATTATTTGTCTGAAAATATAGGTCTTGTAGCTTGTAACAATAAGGAGAATGGAGACAATGAAAGACAGATATGCGATATAGCTACCAAATACAGAGAAGACGGAACACAGGATTATATGGAACCAATTGATCATATTGGGTTGCCAGAAATGGAAGGAGACTGCGAAGTTCCCCATCGTCAAGAATCTATATTGTCTGCTCCAGTTCCTTTAATAACTGGTATTGTAGAGGACTATATATATAAAGAATTAGAAGACATGGAGCACGTGTCTACCGACTATTTATATACAACCGGAGGTGAGAACCAGAATAAGTATTCTGTTCTATTCAATTACGATACAATGGATTCTTTGTCTGAATGGATGGATGAAGCATTTTTTGGTGATAACGCAGGTAAGATATCCGGCGATGGCGAACGGCATCTTTGTTCTGAGTTCTATCCGTATTTACAACCAGGGAGTATATTAAAGACCGTATCTGATGCTATATACATTCTTGATACAATGCCTTGTACATGTGGTTGTTATATTGAAAATTATTGTTCTGATCCTACTGTTTCAAGGTCCGATTATAATAACTTTCAAAACAACAATTACATCCTTGGAGGATATATTTTACATATAGATGGGTGGAGTCAAGAGATAAATGGAAAAGGTAATTGGAGGGCTGGCAGATCAACGAGTACGGTAATAAATGATCAATACCGATCAAAGAACGGACCTAAATATTGCATTGAACAGTTCTGGCCTGATGCGTCCAAGAAGCTTCAGGATATGATATACAAAAATTCGGACACTGGCATACCTGAAACCGATTGGGAATTTGAGGGATATGTAAATAATGCTACATTCGAAAATCCTACTGGAGATAAACTTAATATAGGATTTGCTTCTGAGTTTGTAGTTCGCAAGTTTGTAAGGAATGTAATGACCAATGCCAGGTTTATTAGAATCAATAGGCCGGAGGAATGGGATATAGAAGGATATAAGGAAGAAAATAAGGTCCTTTATCTTGAAGCCCTTGGAAAGATAGATGGTATAATGGATGCTGTGTCTACCAATTACGTTCGTGTTTCTTTTTGGAAGGATATAGAGACATGGAATCCACTTGGCACAATACCGGTAGATTTCGATAGGCCTGAACATGCTTCAGGACATTCGGTTATTATTAATATAGCAAGACCTGCATGGGGAACTATAGATGATAAATTCTTTAAAGAAACGATAAAGCAAAATTATTTTTATGTAACAATAGAATCGCCGGTTGTAGCTGTTCCTTGGATAATGACATTCAGGCAAATACAATTCTGTGAATATAAGAATAAGGATACTCCAGACGAGGAGGAGGAACCAAGCAAGAAGCCGTCTCGTGCTATTTTAGGCGTTTCTTTTGCTACAGGTAAAACTATATATCCGTATATTTTTGGTATAAGAGAAAAGGAGGTAAATAAGATTGATTTGTCTGTGGATTCTATAACACTTAGATCAACTGTCTTATTTGCATCAAAATGTCAGACATGTGGAGATAGGCCCATCAATTGCAAGCCTCGTCCTTATAAATACGGGGATTTTGCATATTGGGAATCATCTGAGAAATATCCTGCTAATTTTGAACTTTATGATAGTAGCAGGATGAAAATAGACACAGGCAGATCTTATGATGATCCAAAAAAAACAGAAGCTTATTCTAATATTATGAATAAGTTAACAGAATATTATGGTGCTCCTTTGTCAGACAAAAATGGATTATCTTATTTCAAGGGTCATTCTTATGGAGGGATAGATACTTCTACCATATTTTGTCAACAACCTATACGTCATTACCGGTTTCCAGATAATAAGCATATACCATTCATGAACAGTGATGAACGTGGATATGACATAGCTTCTGAAATATATCCGGTAGGTATTATGGTAGATGAGAACACCATACAAGTGTTTTTGGATTTTGCAGTGGATTCTGGTTTGATTACGCAACAACAAAGAAATACGATTGTAGGATATGAACTGTATCGTGGAGATAGGAGACTAAATAGGTCGGTTGTGGCTTCAGGATTAGCCTATGATATGCTTAGATACATAGGAGACGATGGTAATGTGAATATCTATCCTAATTACCCATATAATGACCTGTCACAAGATCAATATAATTATACGTCTGGCAAAAGAGACGAGTTTATATCCCATCCTTTCGACAAAGGAGGAAACGTGTGGTATTCATTCTGTTCACCTGATATTTATTTCAACAAGCCAGAACTTCCAAATGAAGTATGTATAGACGGGTTTCAAAGAGGAATGTCTGTGGGCAGTTTCGTACCTGTAGAAGATCATCCAAAATGGACTATCTTAGGTCCTGCCGCATACACGATGGCTGCGTCGCTTGCCGCAGTTGAATCAAGTGCCACAATAGCAGCTATGATAGCAGAAGAGCTTCAGATAAGGGCGCAGTCTGGATACATAGGAGGGTCGGCCGGTCTTACCGGAGGAGGATTCCTGACTAATTTAAGTGTGGCCATGCTGTTTTCTTCAATGGTGTCAACCATCAGTCAGACTCTTGCTAAAGGCCCGATATTGTATGGTAAGTACCGTTATGATTGGCTTAATACGTTTATAAACAATGGACCAAGACGTAATCATGCATGGTATTATACTTCTGTGGGATTATATAATTCAATGATAGGCATAACAGATCAGGATAAGTATGAACGAAATTTTGCCCGTGGTTTATCTTCTGTTAAGTACATTAAGTCTGGCGTATATCCGATGATGGATGCCAGTATGTCTTCTAAATGGGGAACCGGTAGAAATGATAATGAGGGACGTTTCTTATTCGTTAATAATATAGATCGTGAATCTTCGTTATTTTTATCATTTGGTGATCCAGGTGAAAAAGGAGATGGTAAATCGAAATATTTATTGGAATATCCGAACTATGTTTACAATTACGACAGTAGCCGCATAGATGATTCGGTTATTGCTGGAAGTGATGTTGTAGCAGGAAGAACATTCGAGCAATCCAAAACAGTATCGTACATCTGTTCTCCGTATATGAGACTTATGCGATATAGGCCGGATCAATATGGACAGATAGAAGATATAAAATGGATTTCCATAGGTGGATGTGGATTTTTCACTAATGAAAAGAAACTGATGTTCGGTGGCGATACGGTAATAACAAGATTCTCATTAAAAAGAAAATTCCCTGTTTTTTATAATAGCGCTTTTGGTATTGGAGACATGATACCATTCCCATACATGGATTACAGAAATGTAGGGTATCCAAGATATTTTGTTAATTATGATACTGGAGAAGACGCTCTTGAGACAATAGATAACGAACGTTTCAATAGCTGGACATCATCTAATAAAGGAAGATACGCTTTTTATCCAAACAGGAAGAGCTTATACGAATTAAATGGTGACACATCCGGCAGGTACGTTAATGGAAGATTTTATACATGGTTCTATGGCATTCCTCAGTTCCTTGTAGAGTCTGAAATAAATTGTAATTTCAGATTAGAGGGCCCTCAGCCTCATGAATTATTCTATCCAAAAGTAGGAGATTTTGTTTGGTGGACACAAGAAAAGAACGTATCTATCCATAGGGACAATGATTACAAGATAAGTCCTATCTATTCGTCGAGGATGACACTAACACCAAATGTATTGCCGGCAACATACGAACGACGTTTTTATGACTGTGCTTACCAGCGTCCTAATGGTGTTATATGGAGTAGGGCTGACGTATCTGAAAACAGTCAAACAGATCCGTGGCTGACGTACAAGCCTATGGACTATCATGAGTTCCCAACCAACAACGGGAAGCTTATTCACATGAAGCGTATTGAATCCGATCAGATTCTTGTTAGGTTCGAGGATCAGGTTTCACTCCATAACGCCATAGACGTAATCAAGGAGCGCACCTCCCCAGGGCAGGCCGAGATGGGCACCGGCGGTCTGTTCGCGTCCCGGCCTCTGGAGTACAACACGACCGACCTCGGTTATTCTGGAACCCAGAGCACTGAAATAATTAGTTCAGAATTTGGTCACTTCTGGGTAGATACTAAAAGAGCACAGGTGTTTATGACCGATCCTAATGGACGTAATCTTAAGGAACTTAGTGTAGGTATCAGACATTGGCTTAAGCGTCATCTTCCGTTTAAGATTCTTAGATACGGAATAACTAATATCTTAACCGGTACAGAGATGACAGAAGAAGATACAGACAATAAATTTATCGGTCTTGGTCTGTCTCTTGGATGGGATAACAGGTATAAGAGAGTACTTATCACGAAAAAAGATTATATACCTGTTAAGAACCCGGCATATTATAAATACGATGGTGGAAGGTTCTTGTACAATGAAACAGAGGTGCTGTCAAACGATAAGGAAATATCTTTAAAAGACGAACAGTATTTCAAGGACGTGTCGTTCACTATCGGATATTCGTGCTTGAAGCAGGAATGGATATCGTATTATTCATTCTGTCCTGACTATTATATAGAACAGCAACAATATTTCCAGACAGGAATAAACTTCCCGGCATCGGATGAAGAAGGTGGCTTATGGAGCCATTTGCTGACGAATAAGAGCTTTCAGACATTTTACGGAGCAACATATCCATTTATATTAGAAGTGCCGATAAAAGAGAAATATAACGGTTCTACGCTGGCTTCTGTAGAATACGAGCTTGATGCAAGGAAATACGTAGATGATGTGAATTACACTCTTGACAGGAAAGTAGGTTTAGATACGATAACTATCTACAACGACACAAACAACTCAGGCGAAATTCATCTTGTTCCAGAAGAAAAGAATAATTTAGCGCAACGTATATCGTATCCGAAGATCGTAGGCGACTATACTGAGGTCCTGGATACTGAGGTATATAGAAGACATAAGTTAAATGACTTTTTCAACAGGGTTGACGATGACCGATCGGAGACCCCTATTTGGATCAAGGACAATAACGATATAAATAAGTCAGTTAATCCTGATGCCCTTAATTTCAGACGGTCATGGCTGGATAGGTTAAGAGGAAGTTGGATGCTGATGAGGATAAAGAAAGTAATTAGCAACCGAAAGATTATATTCCAGTGGTTGATTTCTGAAGATAAGATTAAGAATAGATAATATCGTATCATCCTCTACTTTTCAATAAGTAGAGGATGATTTTTTTATTCTACACATATAAATCCGTATTTCTTTATTATATGACAAATATCATTATTATCCATCCTGAACCATTCTCCATCGACTCTTACTGAATCATATTTTTTATGTATTAATAATTCTACATTTTTATTGCATACTCCTATTATAGATAAATTAGGATTCCCAATAGATAGTGTTTTAAGTCTTTCAATAGGATTACGGCTTTTTCCTATTTTAAATAAACCACTCGAACTATCTTTTATTATATAGGTATTAATATCACCACTGGAATTTTTATCATGCGTGACTGGGGCTGGTTTGTTGCATACTGTAAGGAGTGATGCGTTTTCACCGAACAATATGGATATTATATCTATGGCCTCTTTTAATAGTAAATCAACAATATATCTATCCATATATTTATTTTTTTTATGTTATACGCAAATATACAATACGATACTGTCTATTTTTAGTGTCTATATTTGCATCGTAATCAAGAGAGATTATAATGCAAGACAGTGGTGATGGAAGGTGATACTTCGGTTTGTGTCACAGGTTCGAGTCCTGTATTTTTCATGCAAGAAAGATTAGATCAGTTGGTAGATTAAAACCTCCTTTCAAACACCTTCCAAATTATCCCTGTTTTAACAACATATACAGATGGTGAGGAGTTCGGTTACTTCGAAAATTAGTGTAGTGGATAACACGGCTTTAGGTAAAAAATTTTTTCATTGGTTCGAATCCAATATTTTCATTTTAGATCCGGCTCCGCTTTTCCTCTGTTTGAAATATATAAAAACTAATGAGTGGTGATGGGGTTAGTTACTTCGAATTTAGCTCAGATGGATAGAGCGATACTCTTTTAAAGTATAGGTCGATGGTTCAAATCCATTATTTCATTGTTTACACTAACTTCAGCTTTTCCCTCATTGAGTAAACATATTGATAGATTTTTTCAAGCAGTGGTAGTAATATCACTGCTTTTTTTGTATAACACTTTAAAGAAAACAACAACAAATGGGAAAGTTTAACAAAAAGGATGAAGGCGTTAAACCTACGATCGTGAATCACATGGGAGAGAAGGCGTATAAGCCTAACGCAGAAGAAGAGTTGGTATCTACGGTAATGACTACCATGTTATCTGATTCTTATTATGAGAAAGAAAAAGATAAAGTAGAAAGAATTAAGAGCCTTATGGATCAGGTGGATCCGTATTTCTCAGCACAAACAGCATTGTATGTCAGGAAAGAAGGGAAACTTAGGTCAGTAACGCATCTTATGGCTTCTGTCCTTGCCAGCAAAGCATCGGGTAAGGAATGGGCTTCAAGGTTCTATAATAAGATCGTTATGCGTCCTGATGATATGAGCGAAATCCTTGGCTGTTATGCGGCTCTTAACGACAAAAATCCAAAGAAGTTAAGAGGTATATCCAGCGCTATTAAGAAAGGATTTAAGACGGCTTTAGAAGGTCTTGATCCGTATCGGATTGATAAGTATAAGATGGACAGTAGGGTTATTACTATGGTTGACCTCGTAAACTTATTTCACCCCAAAGGCAATCAGGCTAACAAAACGGCTTTCCAGTACCTTATAGAAGGTCGATCTTTGTCTGGATTATACGAAAGCAAGATTCTTGAAAAAGAAATGTCTAAAGCCGGACAGGATAAGAAAGACAATAAGGAAAAGAAAGAAGCTTTAGGTGACGCTATTCGGGACGTGGTTTCTAATGTGAAAGGTATGCCTATTTTTAATATGGTTCGTAACCTTGTAAACATAATCAAATACGCACCTGATCAAATAGATGAAGTTTGTAGGCAGCTTACAATAGAAGAGAAGGTGCTTAATTCGAAGATGCTTCCTTTCCGTTTTGCTTCAGCTTTCAAAGAGGTTGAAAATATGGGCACTGATGGTTCCGAAAATGATATCGTATTTGAGTCGGATAAAAAACGTGCTAAATTAACAGCGCGTAACAAAGATAAGATTTTAGATGCGTTGGAGAAAGCCATAACCATCTCCTGCAAGAACCTTCCGGTATTGGAGGGGCGGTCGGCTATCCTGATTGACCACTCTGGCTCTGTACGTGGAGATATGGGAGGATCTTCTGAAGTGTCTGCCTTTAGCAAAACAAATACGGCTGTCATTGGTAACTTATTTGGCTGTATGATCGCATCTGTGCTTCCTGACGTATTTATTGGCATGTTTGGTGACAAACTTATCAATTACGAATATGATAGAAGTAAAGGTGTTTTATGGAATAACAAAAAATCTTTTACTGCCGGAGGAGAATGCGGTGGTGCCACAGAAAACGGTCTTTTTGCATTCTTGGATAAGTGCGTTAAAGATAAGATCAAAGTAGATAACTTGTACGTTATTTCAGATATGCAGATAGGAGACGGTGAATCTATTGTATGGGAGAGAAGTTCCAATTATGGATATGGCAAATTCGCTGAACTTTTGAAAGGGTTCAAGAAAGTAAATCCAAATTGCAAGATCGTTTCTATTTCTATTCAAGGATATGGAAGTGAGATGTTTTACAGAGGATCTAATATCTTGAACATAGCTGGCTGGTCAGAATCTATTTTCGATGTTATTAACAGCAAGTTCTGCGGATATAAGAATATGATTGAGGAAATTAAGAAGATAAAAATATAAATCTTACATTTGTATTGTTTTCATAATAAGATTTCCATTATAATAAGCCGGAGAATGAATGGTGGCATTCTTCGGCTATTTTATTTACCTTTGTTGAAAAACAGATTGTTATGAGACAGGTATCGTATAAAAATGATATATACCCCTATAATGTAAGGGTATTGCTTGGAGCAGATGAAGAGTATATAGCAAAGACGTTCGCCAACCTGGAAGTAGAAGATCAAAGCTGGGAAGGATGGACTGATGATTATGGTGGCAGAACTATTTTCGTAGGAAACAGAACCAACCACAGGAAAGAAATATGTTTCTTATTTCATTCACTGTCTGATATGGATGTTAGAACCATAGGACACGAATGTCTGCACGGTCTTTCCCTTTATTGTAAGTATCTTAATATTAACTACAGTTTTGACGCCGGAGAAGATGAGCACGCTGCCTATCTAATGGGATGGTTGGTTGACAAGGTTTGTGATGCTTACCACAAATTTAAGAAGGAGGAAGAAAAATGAAAGAAAAAGAATTTGATTTTGTGATATATCCACTAAAGTTGATTATCACCATAGGGTTAGATTACAAAACATTGTGTGATCGTTTTGAGAATGCAGAATTGGATCATGAAGGAGAATGGGGAGATGAAGGCGATTTAGATTCAGAAGTCTCTTTTATGAATCTTGTTCGTGATAAGAGAGATGATAGAGCTTTTAAGTTATTATGGAATTTTCAAAGTGAGAATGATATGACTATACAAAACATATGTCATGAATCATTTCATGCAGCTATGTCGGTATGCCAATATTGTAATATGTCTCTTGGTTTTAAAGTGGGAGAAGATGAACACGCAGCTTACATAGCCGGATTTGTTGGTAATTGCGCAGATGAAATGTTTGGATTCTTAGAGAAAGAAAAAGATGGCAAAGAAAATTAAAAATTATGTAAAGGACAAACAACCAAAAACATTATGGAATAAAATTGGTCCGTTTGTAAAACTTAGAGAATATCTGGCATCTAATATAACACCTGACGTGTATGCTAATGAAAGAGGATTAAAAACCAAAATAATGGAATTTTTTGGTCAAGATGTTCCGAAAGCCAATGTAGATGATTTTAGTCAGAATCTTTGGTTTAGATTCTTAAACCAACCAAATAATCTGAAAGAAGAAAATGGGATTGTCAGAATACCAGACAATATCAAATCCATTATATCTGACAGGATAAATGGTGGGTGGGAGAAAATGGCTAAAAAATATGGAAGGGAGCTTGATTCTTTAGATAATAAGATAATTGATGGAAAAGTTGCAGGCAAGGACGTATCTGATTTGGAGGAGTTAAGGGATGTAACAAGTAGGAAACTTGGAATGGTGGAAGAGGGGATAGATCTCTTAAAAAAAGCCAGAACCGGAGAACATCAGGTATTTAACGAATATAATTTTATACCGGATGCTTACGGAGATTTAAATGATTTATCAGGCTTATCAAGTTTTACCATGTACCGTGATGATAGAGGTAGGATGGTTGTGAAAGATAAGTACGATTTTTATAGAAGCGATCAACCTTTTGGTGTTGGGGTTGTTACTAAGACTCTTGATGCAATAGGATATCCTTTTGAAATAAGGGATTATGTAGAAGATAAAATCCCATACGAAGAGAATGATCCAAACAAGATCCTGTTTAGATCCATTATTGATTCAAAGAATGATTTGGATAAAAGGATGGAGATAAGATCCAAAAAACAAGGAGGGGATTCTTCTAAGCCGGAAATAGATTGGGATTTATTCAAATCCAAATATGAAAATATGAAGCGTGTGGGTAAGGGTAAGCATCGTACTATGGACGTAGAAGGGATGAATATGATCTATGATGCTTTATATGATAAAGGTTTTAATCAACGCCAGATAGAAGCCGTACTTGGAAATATTATTGAAGAATCTGGTGGAAACCCCTACGCTGTATCTGAGGATGGAAAATTTAGGGGACTTTTTCAAGAATATTACAAAAGATATCCGCCAAAAGAGTTTGAAAGAGATAAAGAGAGATTTAAGAGCGATAAGCGTGGATATATCAACTATATGATAGACAGATTTTATGATCATGTTCAAGATGCTGGGAAGTATAGTATAAAAGATACTAAATACAAAAAAGCTATTCATGCAGTAAACGAATTTATGTCAGAAGATCCAGATACGGATTATTCGTATCCACTTGTATATGCTTTTGAAGCTCCATCAGATAAAGAAGGAACTTATAAAAACAGAAAGAGCGTATCAAATTTGATAAGTCAATCTTATGTTTTGGATAATGTTGATAAAAATGATAATACTATTGTTGATGCTATTCTTGGAATAAAAAATGATCTTGAGCTACAAGACTCTATTTCCACTACAAGAGGTGAAGCCTTTAAAGAAGCCAGGAAAAGAGGTCTTAAGGAATTTACATGGAATGGAAAGAGATACAATACCAACATCAAGAAGGAAGGTGGCGTAGTTGGCAAGCAGCGTGAAGCATATGAATACTTTACTAATAAGCGCGGCATGTCCAAGATACAGGCGCTCGCCATCATAGGTAACCTCATGGCTGAATCCGGCCTTAAAGATGACATATACGGAGACAACAGAACATCATACGGCATACAGCAATGGCATAATGAGCGCATGGATAAGTTGTTCAAGCACGCCAAAAAGAAAGGTCATTCTACACCAACATTCAAAGACCAACTTGAGTTCTTGGCTGACGAATACGAAGGGAAAACCGGATATTCTAATTTCTTATACACAAGAAAAGGAAAAGAAGGACCAGGGTATTACAACTACAGCCGGCAGGATTTTATGAACGCCGATAACCTTAAGGATGCTGTAGTAGCTTGGAACCAAGGAGCAGGACGTCCTCATAAGAGTGTTATAAGAAATGATGATCGTTATGACTATGCTATGGAAGTTGCTAAAAATCTTGGTTTGGAAATTGAAGAAAATTCCGTATCTTTGTATGGTCAAATGGGATTCGGAGATGATGGAGAAATAGCAGCATCGGTAACACTTCCAGAGGTAGAAGTGGCAGCCGCCCTCCCTAACCCGGAAGCCCAGTCCCAGGAGAGACAGTCCGAGGAAGAGAGATTCCGTACATGGACTGAAACGTATGGTAAAGACATCGTAAATCATTTACTGACGTTAGACGGGAAAAAGGATGGTGATGACAGTGATTATAACATGATGTATAGACAGCATCAAAAAGAAAGCGAAGAGGATAAGAAAATGGCTTTGATTAATGCCGTGCTTCCCAATATACAACTTCGCATTAAAGGCGTCACTGATAATTAGAACAAGATTGTTTTATTTCTCATATTAATAAAGTGAAGCCGGATTTGAGACTCGTTATACGGATACCGAAGGTTGAAGAACGATATCAAGATAATCCGGCTTTTTTGTGCGATTTCGTGAAGGATGGAACTATCATCGCCTTTGTTTAACAGAACAGACCTACGTACTTTCACTGTCCTGACAGGCATGGACGCTCGTCTCGCCTACTCCCTGCCTAATTCTCCACTGGCTACCTAATATAACTATTAACGTCACTCCATCACCTATCTCCTTCGTCGATAGGTTCAGTCGTTTTTAAATATTATAAGTTCTTTCGCATCGTTCCCTTCGGTCACGATACTCAATCTTTTCACACAATTAGGTAAACAATACAATAGACGGAAAAAGTAATTTGTCAATCCGTTCACTCACTTAACTCCCTTCGGTCGTTAAGTTCATTCACTGTAAACAATTATATGAATAAATGGTAAAGTATATAAAATAATATAAATAATATAATGAGTAAGATCATTGAAAATGGTCTTAATATTAAGGAAAACGGAGACTATTCATAGGCGTAGTTTTAATTCAAGATTTGTTGTCCCACCACTGACGGTCAGGCGGTTATGTTCAGAACCGTTTTCCCGTCTCTTATCCAAACCGTCATAAAATAAAAAACCTTGTATCCTATTTCTCTCAAACCGGATACAAGGCAGTGCATTTTTTTCTTTTTATGTAAAATCATATATTTGCACTAAAAAAAAAAAAACAATATGGAGACAAAAATAACTGAAATAATAAATCCTCGCAAGTTACACGACAAGCTCTTCAAGAAAGAGCAGGTCTCTCCGATAGAAGTTATATATAATAGCTTCAGCAACTTAGGGTATAATGTAGTACGCCGTCCAGCCGGTCAGTGTTTAGGCAATTTGAGATATTTTAATCTATTTTATGACAAACATACTCATCATTTCTATCAGAAAGACAGGAAGTTGAGATATTGTAGTAATTTTATCATATCTGATTACTGGAAAGATAGAGTGCGATGTTTCATAGTTTGGAACTTTGGATTTGGAAGATTCTTTCCGTACAATGACTTTATTGAGGCTATGGTTTATGATTATCTTCGATATGGGAGAAAGTCAGTTCCTTATCTTAAAAGCGTGCAAGAGGCTGAAGAAAAGTGTGTAAGGTTCTATATCCGGTCTCAGATAGATATGCTTCGTAAGGAAGGATATGCCGCTTATCGGGCTAAGTTCAAGGAAGAACGTCCTCAGTATTTCATCGGAGACGATAGGACGGTGTTTAGATGCCTTGACAGCTCTTTAAAAAGAGAAGAGAAGATTGCTGCATGCGTAGCCCACAAAAGGGCCTTAAAAGAAGGGATAATGACTTCCTTCATCAATCACCTTAAGAAACATCCTACCACTTTATATTCGTGGTTTTCATCAGAGGTAGATAGCGAAGGAAAGAATAGGCTCTGTCTATCTGAAAAGGCTGTTTCGTATTTGAATAAGAGACTGGTTCGCAATGGGTTAAAGTCTCTTTCTGCATCATATCTTTTTAGAACGTTTAGAAAAATGGTGAAGATCTTGTTCGGTTCCAATGTCAGGTCGTTTTTGAATAGCTGTCTGATGTCTGTTTCAACAGAAGAGGTTTTAACCAAATCTATGAAGAAAATAGTTTCCAAGACGGTGCTGTTTTTGTACAGGAAAGCGCTTAAGAACTATCGTCGGGCATGTGGCCTTAAGTATGATCCTGATTCTGGTGGTTTGTCTGTCGTACATAGTTGATTTTTAAACGTATCCCATAACGTTGGATTTTCTCGTTCGTTTCTCTTATCTTTGTGAAAAAAGATGGTATGAGATTACGAATCATAAAAAATCGTCCGGTATTCGCTCCTGGTGGTAGTGTTCAGGATGTTACACAACAGGCTGATACGACATCTAATCCATATATTGATATGGATATGTCCAATGTTCCTGGTATGAGTGAGATAAATTCGGAAATAGATATGATGGAGGCGGGATTTGACAATATTATAGGTCCTGATTATTCTACTATAAAAATGCAAGAACCTTCTATTCCGACTATGAATGTAAGTAATAACAATATATTCGATCCTAAGTCTATGCCCAAAGGAACTATTGTTAGTGCTGATAAAGAAGAAAATCAATCAAATGAAAAGCGATCACAAGACGGGAATCCTCTGGATCCTATGACTGTTCCTTATTATTCTCCTGATCTTGGAGGTCGGGCTCAAATGTTCGGTACAAGTCTTGGTCGGATAAGAGCTGGTAATAAGGTTGGTGCTAATGTGGCTCAGGCCGCTTTTTCGGGATTGAGTCTTGGCATGGGTCTTGCTCGTAATATTATGGGGGCTTCATCTGCTGCGTATGCAGCCAGTAGGGACGAGCAGGCGGCGAGGGAAAAGCTTGCAAAAGAGCGCCGGCAGCAGTTTGTTAGATGGGAACGTGAAGGTGGTGGAATAAACCTGGGTAATGGACAGAGAATAGATTCTTCTGATTTGACAGGAGAATACATTTACCCTCTTCCTAAATCTATGGAGGGTAATGCCAATGTTGAGATAGAAAAAGGGGAATATGTTTTAACTCCGGATGATGTTGGTCCTATGGAGGCAAAAGGTAACAGGCATGAAGACGGCGGCACTCCCGTTGATTTACCCGAAGCTCATATTATTTCAGATTACCGTACTATCGATGATGATTTTGCTTCTTACGTAAGGGAAAATTATGGCATTAGAGCTACGGAAAAAGATACGTATGCTACGCTTCTTGATAGGTATAAGAAAAAAATAGGATTGTCTGAAAAGTATGATGATCAGGAACGTGTTTTCAAGAGGTTGGAAAAGAATAAGGATGTTAAGGATAAAAACACTTCTGAGTTGAATAAGTCCATTCTTTCCAAGTACGTAAATGATAATCAAAAGGAAATAGACGAACTTGAGGCACAATTCAGATCTTTTGCTGATATTGTCTATAACAAGCAAGAGGAATCCAAGCGCCAAGAAAAGATAGATACTTTCTTTAGAGATGGCGGAAAAGTCGATTTAAATGCTGTAAGAAAACAGGCTAAGGCTCTTAACATATCTGAATCTGATGCTAAAAATTGGATATATGATGAGTATGTAAGGAGAGTTAGAAAAATGGCTGAAGGCGGCCCTACCAAAGAACAGATAGAGTGGGGTAAGAAAGTACAGCAGCTTTTAATGAAGCAGTTTGGACGCGCTCTTAATATGTCTATAGTAGATGTTGCGGACAGAGAGCAGATTCTTAATCCTGATTCTGGTGTAAATTCTAATCAAAACCTGCAACACAGAAGTAGTGCCGGTTATGGTAGGGTAAATAACAAGGCTATTTCTAATTTGCTTGATATTAACCGCTGGGCTAATAAATACAATACAGATGGTGATTTTAATACAGAAGGATTCCAGACTGGATACAATAGCCAACTAAACAACCTATGGGCTTTGGCAGAATCAGGTGCTATAGCCAATGCCGAAAAAGCTAAGAAATTTAGAGACGAATACGGATTTTGGGGAGAAGATGCCGGTAAGTATGATCAAGGAAGTAAATCGGCATATAACTCATTTGCCGTAGATGACAAATTTGGACAAACTACGGCAACCAGATCATTTTATGGATTGGATGTAGTTACTCCTGAGCAAAAGAGATTATTAAACGAAAAAGGGATAAAGAATTATGTTGACTTATTTGGTGATAAATCTGATGCAGCTAAGAAGATTCTGGGTGCCGATTATAATAAGTTTGCTGCTTTAAGAGATAGCGGTTTGATGTCAGAAACAGACTTTGTTCTAGAAGCCGTAAATCCGGCATCAAAACCTATAGAAGCTGAACCTATAGGAACCGGCGCTAAATCTCCCAATCCAGGTTCTCCAGGCAGGATAGAAGTGAAGAAAGAAAATCCTGTTATTAATACTACTGTAGAAACGGAAGCTGAGGAAGAAGATGATACAAAAGGAAGAAAAGGTGTCAATCCTGCTTTATCAGGTCCTATATTCCCTGAGATGTTGAGGATGCTTGATACCGGATTAGAGATAGAGGGATTGGAAAGGCATCAGGCTCCGAGAATAGATCCTGTTCTGCAATCTGCTGATCAGTATATCAACGAGCTCAACCGCGCGACATCGGCTCAGTTGGACGCAGTAGGTGACGTGCCCGACTCCCAGCGCTCCGCTATTCTGGCTAATATGAACGCCATAGCCGGAAGCAATATAGCCAAGTACATTAACGAAGTAAATTTCAATAACGCAAGGCAAATAAACGAAGCTGATAGATTCAATGAAATGGCTTATGTTCAAACAGATGATAAGAACATAGCGGAAAGGCAACGTTATGAATCCGGGTTATTGAAGGCTATGGCTATAAGGGATGAAAATCTTGCTCGTTATTATGACAGTATAAACAGCGAGATACAGAATAAGTTTAATGTTCGAACTTCATTAAATACCATAGCTTCCATAGCTCCTAATATGAGAATGCTTCCAAGTGGTCAAATTATTTACGTTCAAGGTAATCAGGATGTGATGAATATGGGTGATTATTCTACACCTTACTTGAGAAGTTTAAATGAAGAAGATGATGAAATTAAAAGAAGAAGGAGGACCAAATAGTGGCTTCACAGTATAGTATTTTAAGGCAATATGCCCCGTATGTTAGTCCTTACAACATAGATCTTGTTAAGGACGTCATGATGTACAAACAGCAGAAGGTTGATGCTGCTCGTGAAAAGATCTATACCCAGGTAGATTATCTTATGGGTCAAGAGATAGATAAGCCTGAAGCCCGCGCTTATATGGAAGATAAGATGTCAGGTGTGATTGCTAACATCAATCAAAAATTCAAAGGCGTGGATCTTTCTTCTGATGGTGTTACAAGAGCCATACAAGGAGAGATTAGCTCGGTGTTGGATGATACGGTCATTAACGCTATTGCCGGCACAAAAGAAGGCAAGAGGGTTATGAAGGAAATAGAATCTCTAAAACAGAATCATCCTGAACTTTATTCTCCTATTAATGAATGGCATGCTTTGGACCCTTATTACAAATGGAGGTCAGATGGTAAAGCAGGATCAAGGTTAGGAGGCCTTCATTATTCTCCTTATGTCGATTATACTAAGGAGATAAATAAGCTGGTCAGTGACTTTAGGAAAAATAATGAAGGCAAGAAGATTCAGACAACAGAATATGATGTTAAAGGTAATCCTACTGGTGGAATCATAGAAGTCAACGTAGATGAGCTTACTGATTCCCAGATAAGGAATTTTGTGTCTGCTAACTTATCTGAAAACATGAGGAATCAGATGAGAATAGAAGCATCATATATGGCAGCCACCAATCCGGTGTTCAGTAATCCGGATTTGGTTAGTCAATATATTGGGTCTTATGTCGAAAGATACGATAGACACATAGGAGCATTGGAAGCGAAAAAGAAATCAGTAGGGGATAATAAGGATATTATTGATCGTATTGATAGTCAGATACAGGAAGCTAAAAATCAGAAAGCAGAAGCCAAGAGGGAGGCAGATATGATAATAGCTTCGTCGGATCCGGTAGCGGCCGCTAATTTTGTTGTTACCAATAATCTTTTCGATAAGATGACAGATGCATGGAGATACGACAATACAAGTTTTGAAAGGAAGAAAGATGATCTTTATTTTGCAAGGTTGGCAGAGGATAGGGCTCAGCAAAAGTTTTTGACTGACAATGCTAAGTCTATGGTTGAAATATCGTTGGCAAAAGAGCAACTTGCTCAGGCTAAGATTGAAACCGAATACATGCGTACTTACGGTTCCAAGATGGGCACTGAAAGCTCATCCGGAGGCACAAGAGGAGCAGGCGGTGTAGGAGTGCCGATGGCTCCTATGGACGGGCCTACGGCTATCAATTCTGGAACGGGTAAGATAGGATCTGTTAATTTGGCTAATATCCCTTATGAACAACTCACATCCTCTTCCACGGAGCGTAGAGCAAATTTATTGAAATTATATAATTCATTATCTCCTACAGATAGAAGCAATATCATTGCAGCATCATACGAAGAAGAAAAGTCTGATCCTGGTTTGTATGCTAATATGACTCCTGAAGAACGGATATATTTTTATTTAAAAAATAATGGAGGTCAGAAAAACGGATATTTCGGACAAGGCAATAACAGATTATCTGAAGCTTATGATGCTTTACTTCTTTCTGATTCTAAGGCAAATGGAGCCACAAAAGCTATAAATGACATAACTGATTATCAAATAGATAATATAGTTACTGAAAAAAATAAGGATATTATCAGGAAAGTTCGTAATGCTAAGTTTATGAAAGGAAATTCTTTTATAAATCTTACCGATACAGATGATAAGGCTGGAGCTTTCCTGCTCGCTACAGCTATAACAACTGGTGTATCTGATGCCGTAGGGTTTAGAGAGTACATGATGGACCCTTCAAGAGGCATAGATATTCTTAGTGCTATATCTCCGTCATTAGGAGCTAAGGCGAGTGCCGGCAAGTTAGGGAAAAACATATCTGATGCTATTACAAGCGAGGATAATGGTTCTTCTACTGGTACGTTGGCTCTTATTAATGGAATGAAGAAACTGAATGGCGATCCTGATTTTAATATATCTGATTATATGACCATAGATAAGGACGGTGATATAGATCTAAAAGATTATCAGGAAGGGGAGCCATTGACTATTACCCAGCTAAGATATGCTGAGAAAAATAGTAGGGTATCTGATATGATAGCGGGTCAGATGCAGGATGAGATAAAAATGTCTGTATCTCCTGATCAGATTTCTGATAAATTATCTCAGTATCATTACCTTGATTCTTACAAAAGATACAATTGGAATGCCGATTCACCGGAAAAGTCTTTGCAGAAGGCTCAGTTTAGAAGATTGTCTGGTTACATGGCAGGAAAGGTAAACAATCTGGATCCTACTGCTATTAATACCATCAATATGGACGCCGAGATAGATAATGGCACTGTCAGAAGATTTTTGACTGCTCAAGTAGGGTCTGGTGAAAACTCTTATGTTACAGAAAGGGTTGAGATTACGAATGATGAACTTCTTAAGGCAGGTATAGATCCTTCGGTCGAGGAGCGTAATTATCCGGTGGATGGTTACAAATCAAGTTTTGGAACCTGTGATTTTGTAGATACAGGAAAGAAGGAAGGTTATTCTTATGATAAGTATCTTATACGTAATGGCCTTCCCCGTTTGGCTTCTAAGGCTGATGTTAAGAATGATCTTTATGATATAGTAAAGGTTCATGGTTCTTACCTTAAGCCAGAAGAAATGAATGTTGTTAAAACCCTTGTTGATAATTTTATTGACATGTCTGATAACATATCAGTTCAGTTGGAAGGAATGGACGATAGGGGTTCGAGAGAGGTAGCGGTCAATTTCTATGACAAAAGGACTAAAAATTCTAAAAATCCTGCATTGTTGTTCTCGGATTTTGTTCCTTTGGATCCAGGTAATGATGAGTATGCGGATTACTGGAATAACATTCACCAGAAGTGTCCTCAGTACTTCTTTGTAAAATACGTGAAGGAAGCTGTTCAAGAACGTCTTGATCAGATGAGAGATCCGTATATGAGAGGAATAAATATCACGCCCAACATGAATGATAAGTTTAGTAAGTTGAACGATTTTTTGCAGAAAATTTATGGCTGACAATAATATAGATAGATATAATCCTGCTGCTAAAACCACTTACGAAGATGTGGCAAGGCAAAGGAAATTAGCCGAAGAAGAGAATTACACTCCGGCTACATTACCAGAGACGACAACGCCTCTGGTTCCTAATTATATGCCTGGTGAAGGTGTGTATGCCCAACCTAAATTTCCGGATTACGCATCAAGGATAGCTGCTGCCGAATACGAAGAACCGTATATAGCCAAGGAGATAAGCAACAGCTACTCAGAGGCACTGGCTCGTAACAGCTACAGGGGGGCTACACCTGCCCCGCCGCCTCTTAATCCCTATGGACCGAAGGTAAGTATCCGTGAAAGTCATCAGATGGGTAATGATGGGGTATGGCGTACAAAATATCCCAACTATATTCCGGGTATAAACAATGAGGATTATTATGCCAGAAGACAGAGTGGATGGAGTAGGTTTTGGAATGGTGTAGGTAAATTCGCTTTAAAGTCTGCATTGTACGGTGCGCAAGGAGTCGTGTCATTGCCTGACAAACTTATCAATATGGCATCTGAGGGAAGTTACAAAGCTGCGTTAAACACTAACATGGATAAGTTTGTAGGTGATCTTGACCAGCAAATAGACATGCTTCTTCCCCATTATTACAGGAAAGAGGTAGAAGATTATAATTTCGGTCAGAAGCTTTTTAAGGATACCGGTAATTTCTTATGGAATGACGTCCTTGGTAATGGAATGTCTTTTACTGTAGGAGCCATGATATCAGCGTACATGACCGGAGGACTGGGAGTTGGTTCATTAGGTAATATAGGCGCCAAATTAGGCGGAAGAATCGGAGCTAAGTTAGCAGCAAGGCAAGCTGCCAATAGGGGCATAGGAAGCCTTAAAAGTGTGTTTAATGACTATGTAAGAAAAGGAGTTGCTACCGGAAGAAATGTAGGGGAGGCGGCTAAGACCATGACGCTGTTGGCTACCAGTGCCGGATTCGAATCATCGGTTGAGGCAAATTCTTTTATGAAGCAATCCGAGTCTGATTTCAAGGATTATTATCGTAAGATTTATGGTCGTGATCCTAATGCAGAGGAAATGGCTGTTTTTCGTAATTCTAATGCTGATGTAGGTAGTGCAATATTTGCTGCCAATATGGGTATAGTAGGATTATCTAACTGGCTTCTTTTTGGCAAGTATATAGGTTTAGGAGGCAAGGCTATACCAGGGTTGGAAAAGAAGCTCAACAAGCATTTATTTGGATTAGGGACGGAAGTTGCGAAGCCGGGAGAGATGGCTATTAAAATAACTAATACCAATATAGGGCAGAAGATAGCTGGTAATGTTTTCAATATCATGAAAAGACCTGTGTCCGAAGGCTTATGGGAAGAAGGGTCTCAAGGTGCTGTACAGAATACGGCTGAAGAATATGTTAAGTCAAGATATGACAATGTGGCTATGAACGGAGCCGTCGATGTTCTTGATGCTATTTCTGAAGGATTTAAAAAGCAATATACATCTAAAGAAGGGTGGACTGAAATAGGAATCGGTGCTATTATCGGTTCTTTGTTCGGTATGAGGGAAGGCTTCTTTGGAGTGAAAGAGTATAGTAATAGTCGGATATTGCTGGAAAGGCAAGTAAATGAATATAACAAAGCATCTTCTAATCTTAATACGGCGGCTTTGAATACGTTGAAAAAGTCAATGAGTTTAGGGCCTCAAGTTCGTTCCGATGCTCAGTCTATGACTGGTAAGGAGCTTGATGATGCTATGTTTGAAAAGATGTCTATTGACAACCAAATGGGAACCTTAGAGGATTCGGCTGAAAATTTCAGGCAGATGATTGATATGATGCCTATTTCAGAAATAGCCGAAGCTAACGGAATGTCTTTGGAAGAGGCAAAGAAATACAAGGATTCTATTATTGATAATTATAACAATCGTCTTTCTGATTTCAGATCTGCCCAGAGTTTTGCCGAAGATCTTATAGGTGATGACTCTAAGATCGAATTTAGAAAATACGTAGCTCGTAATGCCTTCCTTGGCCTTCAATCGGAATCAAGGATGAAAGACATAGCTTCTGTCATAGAAACGCTTTCGGGGCAGCCTCGCGTGGCGGATGCGCTAAGTACGTTTTCCCGGCTGTCGGGCAGGGCGAGGGAGCGGGCTATGGATATTCGTGGCATACGGTCAAGAATAGAAGAACTTGAATCCGAAATAGAAGATCTTGCCACCCGTCCTCGTAACGTAGATGGAAAAGACCCACAAGCTGAGTCCATACAACGAAAAACCAAAGAATTGGAAGATCTTAGAACCAATTACAATAATTCGTTGTCTGAGTTATCAACGTTAATAGGAAAAGAGTTTTCGATAGAAGAGTTGGTAAGTAAAACTGAATCTGTTTTATCATCTCCTCTTTCTCCCATAAGTTCACAAGATGTGATAGAAGCCTATGATACTCTTGTGGCTTTTGATGATTATTTTAATGTAAAATCAAGACAGGAAAAGAAGTTTACAGCCAAAGACAAAGCCATGAGATCCTTGGTAAATGAATACCGAAGGAGTTTGATGGACTATAGGAATATGAATAACTTCTTGTCTAAGATGCTTGATAAAAGATTCTTAGCTGAGGAAAACAGGGGATTTTCAAAAGCTCTGTCTTCTCTATGGTCTACTCCTTATAAGGGGGATGACAAGGTTCCTGATTTTGCAGAGCCTAATAAAGTTGGTGAATATGATACTGATGAGGTAGTAGATCAAGCTGTGTCAGAAGGTAAGATTTCGGAAGACGAAGCTTGGACTATCAAGGCCTTTATGCATGCTCTTGATAAAGTAAGAGAAGATAGGATGAAGGAAGCAGAAGATGATATAAAAGAGTCACCGCTTACGGAGTCTGTATCAGATGAAGATTATGAGGTTGCTATGGATAATCCTATTATGGTTCCGGCCGTAAGGCAGTCTATAATTGATAAACTATATACAGGTAATGCCGATCTTCTTACTGTGAGAGAAAAAGATGTGTATGATAAATACAAACAAGATTTTGATGATTATGTATCGTCTTTAGGTGACAGTCCCGTTAATCTCATAAAATCATTATCTGAAAAGGCTGATAGGCTTACAAGTCCGAGATCTGTGTATGAGGATAATAAAGCTATTATTGATATGGCTAAATCCAATTTAGAACCAGATCAAAGGAAGGAACTTGATGATGCTATTTCTTCGTATGTGGATATAATGAACAGACGGGACAAAGGGGAGAAAGTTGATGAAGATAAGCTTGCTGATTCGGTATTTACCATAGAAGATCTTGGCCAGGTTGGAAACATCACGGATCTCCTTCCTTATGTTGAACAAAACAGGATTATTGACAAAGGTCGTATCTCTGAATCTACGTTGAGTAATTTTGGGGAAGATGATGCTAATATAGATTCTCTTGTAAATGAGCTAGATGAATCCGATAATACGCCAGGAGCCAATATAGATAGCGCCCAGAATCCAGAGACGTTGATGGTTAGAAGAATATCCAACGATGGCAACGAAAGGTATGAAATTGCAGGTCTTAGAGCCGATAAATTTATATCTTCAATAAAATCATTGGTTCCTATTCAAATAAGTTCTGAAACGAACGCTAATGGAACTAAAAGGTATTTCCTTAACATAGGTGGAGAAACGGCTACCGTGATAGAACTTCCTTATCATGCGAGATGGTCTATAGACAAAGAATCGGCTCGTGTTCTTAACCGTTACACAGATGTGTCTATTCAGGACGTGGGTAATTCATATTCTTTGGTTTATAAGCGTCTTGATTCAGACGAATTGGTTCCGTACAGAACAGGTGTTGGATTCGGAGAGAATGAAGTAGATAAAATAGATCAGGAAGCATTATCTTCTTTGAAGAAAGGAGATAAGGTTAATCTTGAGATAGATGCAAATGATACCTATAATCAGTCTCTTTTTGCCGAATACAATGATGCTGTTCAGTCCGGTGATAAAAAAAGAATAGAATCTGCTGAAAATAAGCTGGTATCCAATATGGTTATCAAGGTCATGAGTGGAAACAGATTCGTTTCTGTTGTTAAAGCTGACACGGGTGGCATAGATGGTATAAGTAAAATAAGAAGAACGGCTTTTAACAAGTGGAAGAAGGATGCCGGCCGGTCGGCCACCATCAACGTCGGCACGCATGTTGTTGCCCAGACCCTTCCCGGAAGACCGGTGTTTAACATGAGAGTGAACGGTCAAGGATATGGTCAGGTAGAAAATCTCCCTATTACCGAAAAAGGTGCTGAAAAAGTATCTGATGTCGGATATGTATTAAATGGCAAAGTCGTGCTTAAGAACGGATCTAAATACACAGGCTTCCCATTTGCTTATTCTATATTAAATGACAAGGGGAATAATTACAAAAATGTAAGAGTTCCGGTAGTTGTCATCAAAGGTAAAAACGGTCTTAATTATCTTTTCCCAGTTAGCCTACGTTCTGTAGAATCAGAGGAAGGGCAGAAATGGATGTCTTTTATAGATATGCTGCTTGAATCTGGTGATTCTGAATTGCTACAGATGGGTCAAGATGATATACAAGATCTTAATGCGTATCTAACCAAGTTAGGTCTTGATCCAGCTTCGTATCAAGTATCGTATTTGAATCCTATTTCAGGTCTTAGAAAAGCTCGTGAGGCTATAGAAAAATTATCTACAGTTCCTGATGTTGTTAAGTGGGTAGAAGATGAAAGTAGGAGTGTGAAAGACATTGTGACGTCTGAAGTAGAATCTGGAATAGATTTCGAAGGTGAGATGTTTGTTGCTCCTAAGATCAGGATTCAGTTTGGTAAATCATCTTCCAGACCTAAATCACTTATAGAAGATGATCTCCCTTTCTCCGATGAGGGTAAGACCGTTACTTCCAAGGAAGATGTGGATATTTACGAAGAGGAAATGCCAGAGGAAGACCCTGTCCGGGGGACTCGGCCGGCGCCACCAGCTCAGCCGGCTCCTGCGGCACAAGCTACGCAGTCCTTACCTGGCAAGAAGCGCACCTCCAGAAAAAACTTCTCTATTATATTGAGTGAAATAGAAGCTCATACAGAAAAAGAAGGATTGCCGCCTTATGCTAATATTTTTGATTTTATAGCAAGGAAGATTGTAGGAGGTGATTTGAGATTTCTTCGTGAGAGAGGTAATCCTAAAAGTCTTAAGGAGGAAATGGGATTAGAACCTAAAGGAACAGTAGGTGATAAAATATCCACTCCTTCTAAAAAGGGAGGTAAGACCTTAGATGAATACGTTTCTTGGCTTCGTTCTCAAACGGATCAGGTAGTAGCGGATTATGTTGGGCCAAGATCTGACGAACAAATTATATCAGAGTTGAAAAACTTTTTGAAATATATTAATTTTGTTCCAAGCAAGGCTTTGAATTATTCTCTTAGAGTCAATGGCATGGATGCCCTAAAAGAATATGGCACAAAAGAGGAAGTAAAAAAAATGGAATCTGACATCAATAGTTTGGTTTCTGAAGTTTTGCCTACGGTAGATAATCAAACTGTAGAAGATGTTTCTACTGCAATAGAATCAAATAACTTGCCTGCCATATGGGAGCCTATGGAAAGCCTTGATATGACAAACGAGGAAAAAATAGAGTTTTTGAATAACGTAGCAGATTTCCTTAGTGGCATTCCAGAGTATGATGCTGTTGTGGAGTCTATAGAGTCAGAATCAGATAATATTTTAAATGATGGAAAAGAAGGAAGTGCAGAAGGCGGTGCAGTACGCACTGAGGAAGATGGCGATAAAAAGGGAGATGGAGAAGGCAAAGGACAATCCAGAACAAATGTCGAAGTTGAAGGAAATGTCGAATTACCTGGATCTACAAAAGGAGAAATAGAAAAAGACGAACCTCGTATATCCGAAGAACCGCTTACTCACATATCAAGGGTAACAACCCCTTATTTTCTGTACGGCGGTGATGAAGCATATACATCTGTTCCGGCTAAGGTAGAACAGATACCTGAGAAGATAATGGGTCGTAATGGCATTAAATTTGGTATGAGTGTAGTCGAGTTAACCAAATTAGGGTACAAAAAAGCTGGTGGAAAATGGATATATAAATTCTATATGAACTCAGGTGTGTATGATTTGTATAATATCAGTACCGGTGAAGCGTTTAGGGCAAAACCGGATCTTGGAGTTAAGATAAGTTCCAGTGTATTCATCCGCTCTTTATCTCAATCTGGTAGAAAAATACAAAATATGATGAGTAACATGAGTCAGGAAGAGATAGATAGGAATAAGAATCTCGTAGAAGGTTCTGATAATTCGGATTCGATAAATGAGTTAAATAAAGAGTGTTGAGTATGAGAAGGAGATACGAAGATGTTTCAGGTCTTGTTCAGTATCAGTTGAAGACCAATCAGCAGGGGAATATAGAGGTTTATGTTGATGACAGGTTTGTTGGAAACGTAAGTGAAGGAGTCTGTAATTGGAAGGATATTGAATACAAGAGTAAGGTTACTATATCTTTGAAAGGAGTCGAGGATAAGGCTAAAACTTCAAGTAAAAGAGTCGGTCCTTATTGTCACATTAATAGCATATTTGGAGGAAATGAATCTTATCATGCAGGTCCGGATAGTAATATAAAAAAGAGTCCGGTTACTACCTTTCTAATGTATTGCTATAAAAATGGGAATATTACGACTATCACCACTTATACTAAAAATTTATCTGGAACTCTTCAGATAGGTAAAACACAATTGACTATCAATTACAAACAAAATAAAAGTCAGTCTTTTTCCGGTGGTTCTGGAGATTATGTAACATCCGTATCTGATTTCCCTTTTGTTACTGGTCCAGGAAATGATAGTGTTGAGTTTGAAGGAGAGGGAAGATTGATAGTTGAGACAGAGGCTTCGCATTATGAAATAGAAGTTTCTTGACATACTCCCATCGCTAAAGCAAACGGGATTCTTGGATACAAACGCAAGAAACCCCGATATTACTATCGTTGGAATTACTCTTACTCTCCAATTCGGAAATGCCCTTCCGAAGTATATTACGGGCTGCAAGAATATCACGGTCGTTGATGGCGCCGCACGCCGGGCATACCCACGTGCGGTCGCGTAACGACAGACCTTTATTAATGCAGCCACATTCACAAGTTTTGGAAGAAGGATACCATTTGTCAATCTTGTGTATCGTTACTCCATACTTTGAAGCAACATACGTAAGTTTGTCAATAAAAGAAGAATGACTGAGATCGGAAACTTTCTTTCCCCACAAACGTTTCATTCCTTCAATGTTTAGATCTTCAATAAAAATATAATCATACTGTTTGCATAACTGGTGTGCTAATCCCCATTGAAAATCCGATCGAAGATCGTTTATTTTACGATACGTTTGTTGTAGTTCAAACAGTTTTCTTCTTCTATTATTGGATCCTTTCTTTGTATTAGAAAACCGTTTGTTTAGTTTTCTAATCTTGTTTTGATATTGTTTAAAGAATAATGGAGAATCGATTTTGCTACCATCGCTTTTAGTTAGATAAGTTTTCAGGCCAAAATCTAATCCGATAGATGCACCATCATGTGTCTTTCTGTAAGAGTTTGAATGATTATGATCTGTAACTATAATCAAACTAAAACGGGAACAGGTTTCTCTAACTATTCTAATTTGTTTAACATTACCTTCGTAGACTCTACTGTATGAAAATCTAAATCGTTTCTTTCCTTTGTTAATTGTTAGACAATTCCCATTCAGGGTAAACCCTCCTTGTTTGAAAACAAAAGAGTTAAAACAATCAGCTCTTTTGAACTTAGGAGGTCGTTTAGCCAACTTCTTAAAGAAACGATTATAAGATTCATCAAGACGTTCAAGTATTTCTTGTGTTGTTTGAGAATGAAGAAGATTTCTTTTAATTCTTTTGGTAAAATGTTTCTTCATTTTACCAATTGATATATATTTCCTAAACAGTTTGTAGTATCTACGTTGTAGAGCTAACGCATGATTCCATACAAAACAACATTCACGAAGCATTTTGTCAAGATACTTCGTTTTCTTGGAATGGTATATGTTGTATTTGTATGAAATCATTTTTATCTGTAATTTTGATTTAAAATTAATCAAACCAATTCATCCACCTTCTAAAGTATGGTGGTTTTGTTGGTTAAATTATCATAATTTCTATTTTTATAGTATCTTTGTCTAAAATATTTATCACTATGGGTGTCAAATGTCAGATAGAAAAAAAGGAAAATGAAATAAAACGGGTTAAGGCTCCTAACGGTGAGCCTTCCGTTCTTTACGAAAGTGCTTTAAAAGTATTAGGAAACAGCGAGCGGGCCCTTCAGGTATGGGCTAAGGCTTACACTCCTGGTTTTTTGTCGTATTACGGTCATTGGAACAACCCGGCTCCAGGGGAGATGTTTAATACCGATTCCAATGGTGAACCTCTCTTAGAAGACGTGCTGTCGTATATGAAGCGTCAGACTTATTTTGCTGATCCTTTAACGGCTCAGGACATTAAGGATGTAAGGGATTTCCTTTTGTCTACTCATTATTTTTTCAATGCGTCTTCATTGTCTAATGCTATCCTCTTCGATTTTTATGTAGATGGCAGTTTGATACTGAATGAGCAGAAATTAAGGGGATCCGGTTTGTATGATGAAACAGAAATAAGTCGTATTTTATCCGATCCTTCTGTTTTAAACGAGGTTTCGACTTCCATGAGAAAGTTAATAGATTCTTCTATTAACGAACATGATAGGGAAAAGGATAATTATTTTATGTCTGTTGACTATCAGTATGGTCCTATTGTTTACAAGGAGGGAGTGTTTAACCAATTTGGTAAAAAAGTACCATATAATCCTTCTGAGCTTTATTATGCTATGCGTAAAACAGTAGCCGGCATAAAAAACTTTTCTGAATTTTCATCTGCTTTTGAATCGTTGAGAAATTCATATCCTGAACTGGTTGAGAAATTCGTTTCTGATAAAGAATTTGCCGAATCTATGTTTGATGAGTTCTCATCTACGAATAAGATTCCGGTAATAAACATAGAAGGGGATGATGTGGTAGAAGGCAAGAGAAGATCCTTGTCTAAGCTACAAGATCTGTCTTATTACAATCCTGGCAAAATAGAGTTCCTAAGAGCTCGTATATCAGCTTATTTACATAGGGCTAATGCCGACACCGAATCCGATTTAAGAAGCATGATATGGGATATAGAAGAGGCTTGTACGTGGTTTGGCATAGATATAATAGGGACATCGGAAACTTATGATGGCACAGAAGAATCTTTGAATAAGATAGATAATTTGATGCTGGATCTTGATATTTATGTGGCCAGGCATAATGATGTAAATTATGCTCCAACGCTGGCATCTTCTATGGATGATGTTCTTGGTGATAGCACAGATTATTATTTTGGATTATTGCCGGAATATATGGATAATTTGAATATCGTTTATTCTGAATCTGATATAGACCCAGTAGAAGCATTTGAGAAACATTCATTGCTTAAGGTAGGAGATAATCTATATCAAAGGATCAGCAAAGATGATCTTAACGAGATGTATCAAATATCAACAGTGTTAGCCAAGCACAACCTAACTCATTTTTCTACTAAAATATATCCTGAATCTTGTTTTAAGAACGGCGTTTTGGATAAAGAGAAAGTACGGAACGTAGATGATAATACGCTCATGGATTCTATAAAAAAATACGTCAGATCGTTTATGGATTCTCAGAACACGGAGGACATGATAATGACCAGGCTGGCGTTTGGGCATCCGGCGGTACTTGACGTTCCTTACGTGGATGTGGATCGGGAGTATAGTCGATACATGAACAAAAAACAAGATAGCGAAAACCCATTATCCTTATTCGATTTATACCAATCTTACCTTGACAACAAACTCCATAAAACAAAATTATATGATAATGCCTATAAGTATCTTGACTTCAAACCTGGTCCATCTTTGGGTCTTATTTCTGATGATCCTGATATTTTGAAATCAATAGAATTATCTTTATCTGGAAAAGACAGGTTGATGTTGTTTGATTATAGCATGACCAGTACCGACCCTTCTTTATCAGAATTGTTTTATTTGGAGAAGTATGACTCTTCGTATGCCGGGAATGATTTTGAACACTATTTTTACACCAGGCACCCGTATCTGTTAAAAGAAAAATCGGGCCCTAATATCGTAGAGCAAGATGGTGTTATAACAGCCGAAGGTATTTATGATAATTTTATAAGAGTAGGTAATAAGATATGGTCTAAAGTAAGCGAAAGTAGTTCCGGATCTATCTACCAAAATCTGACAGGAACCGAATCGGAGGTGAAATACGATTCTACTCAGAAGGCTAAGGTAGTAGAAACCGATTACGCTCCATACCAAAACAGATCTGGCTTGACGCAAGACATGACCGTAAGCAAGTCTGAATTGGATGATCTTAACAAATTAGAATGCAAATAATTTTTGTATATATATAATATAGTTTTTTCATAGTTATAATTTGGGAAGTGAGGCTTGTGAAAGTCTCACTTTTCTTATATATGCACGTATATCAATAACATACAAGAAAAGTTAGATTTTCGTTGTTTATGAATTATTTTTATTAAGTTTGCAATATTAGTTTCAGGAAGGGATTATAGAAAATAGGGAAGGTAAGAACAGAACGTAACTAATAACGGTAGGAAATGAGAATCAGTACCATCAAACGTAATAACAGCATTCATCTTATGTATAAAAAACATTATGAATGATTTAGGTCAATTAAGAACTGTAGTTTCAAAATCCTATATTTATAATCTGATACGAAATCAAACCGGATTAAGTATCAGAACTATATCCCATGTCTTGAATCACACAAAAGAACAGGATACAGATTCTTTGTGAAAAGCGTACATTTTCATACATTTGTGTATTCTTTAGTTTTTAGATTTAAGTTTTTTCATGGTATTAGTTTAGAGATCAGGGCTCGCAGTGATGCGGGCCCTGGTTTGATTTACAGCGCTTTACCCAAAATGGGAAAAGCGTAAGTTTCTGATTATCAGTTTTTCACCTTAAATGGGGAAAATTAATTATTGTGTATTATACTTCCGTTTTTGCTGAAAATACTTCTCTTCTATAGGAAATAAACACACCTGTATTCCACTCTACAATCATGATCTTTGTTACGTGCTTCATGCACGTATGTTTAACAATTAAATACTATAAATTATGGGTGGTGATAAAATCGTCCTTTTAGATGGAGCCGGGGCTAACGGTGGTGGTGCAGCCGCTAACGGTCTTCTTTCAATGATTCCCGGCATGTTTGCTAATTTAATAGGTGGTAATAAAATGGATCCGAATCTGGTGGCGGCTTTGATGAATGGTCGTAACAACCAGGACGGTTTCGGTGGGGCTAACGGTTGGTGGCTCTGGATAATTGTTTTGTTCTGGCTGTGGGGTGGACGCGGCTTCGGTAACGGTTTTGGAAATGGTGGTGATTGTTGCGCCAATGGTTTACCCGCTCAGTTGAATAACGATTACGGTCGTGAGCTTCTGATGCAGGCAATTCAAGGTAATCGTAGCGCTATAGATCAGATCGCTTCTGCTTTGAACTGTTCTACTACTCAACTTCAGAACGCTATCTGCAACGTACAGGGTGCTATTGATAAAGTAGCTGGTCAGGTAGGTATGACTTCTCAGGCTGTTATCAACGCAGTTCAACAACAAGGTTGTGAAATCGGAAATCAAATCAGCTCTTGCTGCTGCAATCTGAGTTCGTTGATCAATCAAAGCACTTGCCAGACTCAGGGAATGATTACTCAGCAAGGTTTTGATAACCAGCTTCGCACGTTGGAACAAACCAATATCTTGCAGAACGGTCTCAACCAAGGTCTGGCTAACAATCGTGAGCAAGCTACAAGCCAATTTAATATCTTGTCTGCGAAACTTGACGCTCAAACCGTTATGATCAACGACAAATTCTGTCAGTTGGAAATGAGGGAGATGCAGAACACTATTGCTCAACTTCGTGAAGAAAAAGCGGCTTTGACAGCTTCGGCATTATCTCAGCAACAAACCCAGAATATCGTTGGTCAATTACGCCCGACGGCCGTCCCAGCCTACCCCTCTTGTTCTCCTTACCAGGCTTATTCTTGGGGACAGGTATTCGGAGGAGGTTACTGCAATAACGGATGTGGATGTAACAACGGATGTTGCAATAACAACGCTGCTGTCTGATTTTATTAAGAGAGGAGGCTAATATGGCTTGTGTTTCTAAAATAGGATCGTTGTATGAGATGGTTACGAAGAATGTTATTGTCAGTACGACAAATACAATCTTCGGTATTAACCCACGGGCTTGGATCGCCCTTCCGTGTGAGGGTCTTATCCTTCTTAAGATAAGGCAAGTAGTCCCCACAGCCGGAAGTGCTCTACCGGTACAGATTGCGGTCCCGGCAAACAGCACAGTTTCAACAGTAGGAGCCGACACCTGTTGCTCGGTTACGGGAGTGAATGTCGTGAACCCTATTAACGTAGCTGTAACGGGTGCTGCTATGGTAAATGGCACAGAACGCCTTCTGTACTTCAATAAAGTTCGTGGCGTGTTAAGATTAATGGATTGCTGTGTTCCAGTAGCGGCAGCCCAGGCGTCTGAAGTTAAAGCAGGTAAATGATTTCAGTAGGGTGATGGAGATCATCACCCTATTTTCACCTAAATAATATTTTGATCATGTTTTCAGATTTGAAGAAAGGGTTTCAGGTACATACCCTTGATACTAATACAGTACCTAAATACGAATTGGGAAAGGTAGTAGCCGTATCCGAACCCAGGTATCTTCCTCCTCAGCCGGGTCAGTATCAGGCGATGCAGACCCGCGTGGTGGATCTGACGGTAGAGCTCACTGGCGAAACCAAAACCTATACGGTTCCGGAATCCCAGAATGTGGCTAAGGCTATGGGTATAACATTATCTACCAGCATAGATCCGATTATGAACGAACTGAATGCTATAAAAAGCACCAGTCAAGACATAATAGACAGCGTAGATACCCATCGTGCCAAGATAGAGGCTTGTGAATCTATATTAGAAGACATCAATCCGGCATTCAAACAAACGAGAGAGCAGGATCGTAAAATAGCTGGTATAGAAAATAAGGTGAATGACCTTACTGATTCATTCGAAGATTTAAAGAAGTTAATTGTAGAACGTTTGAAATAAGTATAATATGATAGTATATGATTTAAATTCAGGACACAGAGAATATCCTGGATATGATGAGATAGAAGACAGGCGAGGTGGAGGCAGAGGCAGAAGCCGTCGTTCTGATGGGACGTACATGGAGTACGGACATGGGTTCCTTCCTCCTTATGATCATTACGGTATGCATGAGAAGATGAAGGAAATGGAAGAACGCGAAAACGAGCTGGAAGAAAGGGAAAGAAGGCTCGAAGAGCGCGAACGTCGTCATGAAATGGAGGACCGGGAATACCGGAGGATGGGTTACGAATCCTACCCGACCGATTACTATGGAGACGACAGATACTACGGTGACGGACCTCAGATGCGTAGAGGTCGCGGACGTGGCAGAGGTCGTTCTTATTGAGGAGCAGACGCAGAGGATCCAGCTTATCAGAAATATGTAGATACTTACGGCTACCATTTTTCTAATGCTCTTGCTGATGAGGCGGTAAAGAAGATGGTCAACGTCGATGGATCCAAGAGGATCTGGAAGCAGCCGGAAATAAAAGATATTTTTGAAAAGTGCGGAGCGAAGAAGCCGGATAAAGCGACATGGGGCGATGTCCAATATGTCTTTGCAATGTACTATTCGGATGGTTTTCCGAAGGTCTTCAAATGTGAGAACGAGTTGGTGAAAGCTACGTTAATGTATTTGGATGATCCGGATGCTCCCGAAGGAGTAGCCTTTATAAGATGGCTTGCCGTGCAAGATTACCTCGGCGAAAAAATAAACTGGAAGGATCTGACCTGAGATCCAGGCCCAGGCCCTTCCGGTGGTGCGGGAGCCATAGTAAAAAATATGATTCCCGCATTCCCGTTTTTCCCGTTTGGAAAAAAAGGAATAAAAAAATGTTATACCGGTCGGCGGGCAATAGAATACCCGTGGCCGGTTTGTTTCACATAACTTTTTTTGGACATGAATATGGCACACGAATCTAAATCAAATAAAACCCCATTGTATTTAATAGGAGAGTTGATTGGCGTACCGAATACGGTTATGGACTCAGCATTGCATGAACTGAGAGATAGAATAGACAAAGACCCTAAATATAAAGATGTTAAAAATTGGCTCGAGTCTTTACCCAAGATCTGAACCTATTTTTTTTCAATACCAGGCCCGATGCGATTTTAACGTATCGGGTTTTTATTTTAATTTATATTGTTTTATTTTAAATCTAATTAATTCATGGATGTCGTACATTTGTTGAAAAACTATTCTATATGGAAAATAAGGAAGATTACGTTGGTTACGAAGATCAAGAACTGTGTAACCGATATTACAAAGAGGCTGAAGCCATGAGACAAAAGCAGGACTGGTCTCGGCTTAGGGCTGTCGCTGCTCCGGCTAAGGGAACGCCATCGCCCGGCTGGGGTCAGCTTGGACGTGGAAATGGTGTCAGTGTTAAGTATGTGAGTATCAATTCAGGATTGGGAGGAGACAGGTTATGACAGTAGAAGAATTGGCTAACAAAAGATACGGTGGAGAATTTGTTTTCATGTTTGGTCATCTTGAAGGTAGAACAAGATTCGTTTTTGAATGCTTTGATCCTAAACCTGATTACGAAGGTAAAAGCACTTATATGGTTTCCTATTTTGAGAAGGGACTTTGCAGAAGAGATGTGGTAGATGTACCGTGTTATATGAATGTTTTACCAAAATCATGAAAACACTACTTTTAAAAGAGACTCGTATTGTTCGGTTTGTGGATGTACGGGAGGGTGTAACTTATGCGATGATGTAAGTAAATATAGGATTTCAGAACAACTAAAATATTACAAATAATGGAATTAAAAGATTTAGTCAGGGTAATGACAAAAGAAGAGTTCGAATCAGCAATCAACGAAGATATTAAATTCGTTGAAAGATTTAAGCATTTTTTTTAAACATGATGATGTTGCGAGGATAATAGAACACGTAAAGTCAGTGTTAGAAGCATCAGTGGACTACTGCTATCCGAATCATCCTGAACCTAAAGCAGAACCTGGAGACATGGGAGAGGTTTCTGATGGATACCATACTTTCAATGAATTGTATCGGTACCGCATGTTGTATAACGCCGCCTTTTTTAATCTATTAGCCAGAAATGGACAGGTTGAAGTTTGCAAATCAAGGAGACACAGCGACGGAGAAAAATGTTTCGGTTCTGATGACTGGTTTATTGTGATGGCGATCCTGCCTACCGGTCAGGTATCTAATCACTATGAAAGCAAATACTGGGATTTGTTTGATGTTCCTGAAAGAGAAACCGCTTTCGAATACGATGGACATACACCAAATGAAGCTGCTGATAGGATAGAAAAGTACCTTAAGTTGCCTTGTTACGGTATGACGTTTGAAAAGGCTTTGGAATCACTCAAATTGGGTCACAAGATAAAGAGAACTGATTGGGGTGGAAAGTATATCCAGATGTTTGTTTCGTATTCTAACATAATTTTATTAATGGTAGATACAGATCAAAAGTCGACAACAGAATGGATCCCTTCTTATAACGATATAGTGTCTAACGACTGGATAGTATTACAATTACAATGAGTTTATTTGTATGTTCAAAATGTGGCTGTATAGATAATACAGCCACATCATATTACTGGGCTCTTATAAGACCTTGTAAGAATCGTATTTACGATAAGTCACTAAAGGGATATGAAGGCAAGCCTCTTTGTTCTGAATGTGCCGCTATTGAATATAGTAAGGGAGACGAAGTGGTGGTAGTTCCTGGAACGTGGCACGGTAAGTTCAAGAAAGAATGGCCTACTGAAGAAGAAAAGAAGCATATTGGTAAAAATGGTATTTTAAATTATTGATTTATGTGTGATAAGGAAATTGTTATATGCGCAGCTATCTGGGTTCAAGATTACAAGAATAAGCCTCACGGTCCAATAAATATACCATCCGGAACCGTATTTTGTGGATTGAGACACTGTTCTATAATATCGCAACTTGCTGCATACGGTATAGCTCATAAAAACCGCAGTGTTCAAGGATTTTTGACAAGCAAGAACCGGTTTCTGACGAGAGAAGAAGCGTCTGAGCTTGTTAAGAACAATAATCAGGAGATGGTAGTAGATAGGAATGCTATTAGAGAACAATTGTATTCAGAAGATTTATATTAACTAAAAAACAAAACAACATGGGGTTTAAAATCAAAAAGTCAATCATTTATAATATGATGAACGGCAGTCGGGTAGAGTACGAATTTGACAATACCAAGGATTTTGATTATATTACATTTAAGGGTGATGGCAAAGAGTCTTTTTCATTTAACGTAATCCTTGTTAAACAATTAATTGCAACATTTGAAATCATGTTGCAGGATATATATTCTGATAATTATAAGCTTAAGGTTTATGCTGGTAATTGCATAGTTCAATTGAACGCAAATCCAAAGGACTCAAGTGAATCCTTTTTTGACGTATATGATAAAGATGAAACGAAACTGATATATGGAATAGAGATCGGTATTCTGAAAGGAATGTTTGGCATATGATTACTAAACAAGATATACAAGCAGCAGCATCGTATATTTTCCGAAGCAGTTTTGTCTCAGAAGACCAGGCAAGGAAAGTAACGATAAGAGCCGGTAATAACGCTACCAAGAACCTTGTCAAGACCTTCAGAGGAAAGTTGTTCAAGAAGGCTTTTGGAAGAGCTCGTAGAGGAAAGGATATCAGTTCTTTTGAAAGACAAGAAAAAGAAAGTGGTTTTAATTTTCTTTATAATCCTAATAATGGTCGTATGCGAAGCGGTCATATTATAATAGATGGAATTGGTCTGTTTAAACAAATAATTCATGAAAGGTAAAAAAGTTGATATTCGTTTAGGCAGAGGTCTGGCGAATCAGATTAAGATAAACAAAACCATCCCAGTGTCTCATAAACCAAAAGAAGAACGTCGAATGATGTTTATTTGTGGTGATGATATTGCTTCTCTTATAAAGCGGTTTGAAAACGAATCAAAGTAATATAAAGTAGGACATGTATCTTGTCCGATTTTTTTTATATATTTGTGGCATGGCAAGAGGTTATTATTGGATACCACAAACAGATGAAACGTTAAATGGCAGAAGCTATTACGTGGCTAAGATAGTAGGAGATATCACGTTTGATACTAAACGAAAAAGAATCGTATTTCAAGCTGATAGGTATTTCCCTGTAGGATCTGTTTTCCATTTTACGCACAATTGCTTCAACTATATCATAACTTGCCGACTTCGTAAGCCGGGGCTTTGGTTTGAAGCCAGGAGAGAAGATTCAGGCTCTATTTGCCCTGAAGATATTGAGCGCTTTGAATCGGGAAGGTTTATACACCGAGATGGGTACATGCATTACATATAAGCTGAACTTGACGATTTTTCGTCAGATTATAATTTTTTTTCATATTATTTTTAAGCCATCAGACTGAGAAGTTAGGTGGCTTTATTTTTTATGATATGCTTGATTTTTAACTACCTTTGTCTCATAACAAAAATGTTTTACTATGACATCAACGTGTATTATTAAAAGAGATAATAAAAATAAAGTTGTTTCTGTCTCTACCAGATCAGGGGACAGGTCTATGTTGTTTGATAAAATAGCATCTATTCCTCTTATGGAGAATAGGGAACGGGCTACTACTGTTTTTAAAACCGTATTTTCTAATAAGTTCTTAAAGGCTTTTGGTGACTGGAGAAGGAATGTGCCTATCAACAAACAGGCTTATAATAAGGTAAAATCCAATATCGACCTTATTCCGGAAGCCTATAGAGAAAGGGTGCTGGATAAGGCTTCTAAGATGAGCAACCCTATTCTTGTGTCGAAATCAGATGCACCTTATGGGATTCAAGAATCGGGCTTTGGATTCTACAGCCAAGATCTGGGTGATAATATTATGTTGGTGGATGCTATGGTCCCGTCAAGTATTTCCGTACCGGAAGGACCGGGAATAGACGCCGGGCAGTATCTACAAGATGCTATATCTTCGGACTTCACTCCCGTATCTATGGTACGGGATAAGGGTGTTAATTATATGGTTATAAAAGACGGTCTTAAGATATTTAGCCCAGAGGAGTTACCAGAAGCAGATTCTAATCCTGTGGGTGTAACGTATCAGACCGGAGAGCCTCGTTTGTTTTTTATGAACGATCGTAGTCAATTATTTGAAGATTACGGAGAAGCTCTTCGCTCTGGCGGGAATGATATCAGAATAGGGTTCTTATCCGGCATCGTTCAAGAATCTACCGTGGATGGAGTGGCAGACATTACTTACAAGGCTGGAAAGTATGTCCTTAACAACCCCAAATCTTTTATACCTGTTATGACCGCCTCTACTTCCACTTCTTTATCAACAAAAGGTGGGATAATAAACTACCTTATAAAGAAAGGTCTTTTGTCCGGATCCAAGATATTCGATCCGGAAACAAGAAGCTATTATCTTACAGGAGAAGGACATGCAGGACAAATTAGGCTTTTCAATTCAGCATTATCCTACACTGAGCTCCGTAATCATTTTGGTTCTGATGTTTCCATGAATGATCAAGGCATGATAACCATAAATTCATTGGATAATAGTAAGGTGACTATGAGACTCGCCACCGGAGGAACGGAAAGGGTTAGTAAGGAGCAGATAAAGAGCGATCTTAAGTCTGGAAGATACAATGAATTGGACGCCAAGTACGATCATTTTGATGCGCTTGTAGTTTCATTCATATTAGAAGACAATGATCTTTATGCTGATACTAAAGCTAAGATCGTATCGGATTATAGCCAAGAGGAACGTAATCAACGAAATTCTATTGTTGAGATACTGAAAACGCTGGGCGTTAGTGTCGTTGGCATGACCGATTATATAGAGAAGTACCAAACTAAATACGGACACGAACCTTCTGCTAAGGCATTGGCGGATATTGCCAATAACGTAATAGCAGTCGGTGAAGATGCTACTTTGTCTGACTTAGTAGAAGAAACAGCACACTTTCTCGTAGAGGCGTACAGAGATCAGAATGCTGTTGAATCTGTTTTGCAAGATGTAGAAGGCACTGAAGAATGGAATCAGTATGCAGGTCAGTATTATAATACATACGGTAAGGTATATGAAGGCTCTGAACTTGATAATGCTGTTAGGAGAGAAATTCTTGGAAAGATCCTCGCCAGGGAGATGCAGACCGGCACAGCACAGGCGCCGGTAGAGCCCACCTCCTTCCTGGGGCGCGTCCGGCAGCTTCTCTCTGGAATTGTAAACTGGCTTAAATCAGCTTTATCAACCCAAAGACAGGATTTGAATAACGTTATTAAAAATATTCGTGATCTTGCTATTACCGACATAGATAAAGGATTTGATACTTCTCTTTTGAAGGATAATGACTTTACATTATACTCCCTTTCTTCTATGAACAAGAACAAGTTTCTTGAGTCTAAAATCAGGGCATTGAGAAAAACGTTAAGAGACTTACGTCAGATAAGCTCTGATAGGGCTGTAACTACGTCTATGACCCTTGCTCAGCTTAAGACCATAGAAGATAAGATAAATAAGGTAGAGACCGAAATAGACAAGAATGAGATGGCGGCTGCCATGAACAGCATGATCTCTACAGCCGAAGCTCAGGTCAGATACTTAAGCAATGTGGTGAACACCATCCTTCATGGTGATACCAAAGACGGCAAGCTTCACTTCAATACCAATGATCGAAAGAACGTAGATATTATCAACAATCAGGTTCTTCCGATCATGAACGATCTTCGAGGATATATCCGTAACAGAAGTACCGAATTTGATGAACGTGAAAAGCAGGATTATACAAATAGGATCAATACCGTCATTGCAGACATCAATGGTATTCAGTCTGATATTAAATCAGTACAAGACCTTGATGAAAGCACGTTGCTTGATAAGTTAATGAACGAACTTCATGTGCCGGCAGATAAGGTAAAGAGAGTAAAAGAATTTTTTGACAAGGTTCAACACGATGTTTCTTGGATAAGTAGGTGGTTTGGTATATTAGAGCATTCTTCCAGCCCGTTCAATAACGCTCTTGGAACTATGATTGCCAAAGACAATTACAATGCGATGGTGAATGCCCAGCCCGCCATATCCGACTTCCTGGCATATGCGAAAAAGCATGGTTTTAACAAATCTGAATTTGAAAAACTGCTTCAGAAAGTAGACGGAAAAATTTCTAATTATCTTCGTAGTGCTCTTGATATGGCTAAATACGATCGTAATAAGAAGCTGGCGCAGATGCGAGCGTTTGCGACCGCCATGAACATAGAGATATCAGAAGAAGAAATCAATGATGTGGTTGACAATAACCGTAATTACGTATTTAAAAGAGAAGTAGTTGACAAGGACGGAAATACGGTTACCGAGAACGCTAAATTTAAACCGTCGTCCGATAGGGTTAATACCGATATTTTTACCATCGAGCAGGAAAAGATTTATACAGAACAGATGGAGAAGTGGGATGCTGAAAATTCAGAACTGGAATTTAGTGAAAGTTATGCCACAAGAATGGAATCCATATACAAAAAGGCCGAAGAAGAATTAGGGCATCCGGTTTCTCAAACAACCAAAGAATACCTTAATGCTCTTTCTCGGCAGAAGCGGATATTGAGGCAGCCTTTTATTGATAGCAATGGTAATTTTGATGAGGTTGCTTACTATAAGAGTAGTAACTACGAAGAAGAAGGACTGCTTCGTAAACAACGTAAGGAAGCAGCTTCAGAATACATATATGTAGGAACCAGGAGAGTGGAAAAAACCGGTGATCAACTCAAGATGGCTAAAGAAATACAAGCCATAAATGAAGTTTGGAGAAAAGAATCAAATAATGTCACTAATGCCGTATCAGAATCATTTCTGCAAAAATTGAGAACTATTCAGCGTGAATCTGGAGGGGAAGCTGCGCTGAAGACACTTATGTTGGGAGGTCACCTGTCATTTAATGATCGGTTTTGGAATGACGTAGAATCGGAACAGTCGGCGCGCACCGAATCAAACAACAAGGCTTCGTATCTTAAAATGGCGCATGATATCATTAGCTCTACGACAAGTGATAGAGATGCGACTGACGTGGATTCGATTGTGAAAGATATAGAAAAAAATAAGGCCATTATCAAGGAAATAATCGGAAACAACCGAGATGTGGCTGATATCGGAGAAATTAACGAAGCGACATTTACCTCATCTGAAAGAGATGCTTTTAGGGCCGCATCTGAAGCTATTGAAGCCGATTACGCTATTTTGATAGATTATGCTAAGATGGTGGGTCTTGAAGATATTGATAAGTACCTTACTAAAAGCAGTAAGGCTGAAAACGAAGTAAATCAGTCTTATTTAAATGCTCTTGCTGACTCCAAGGAAGTGGAATGGAAGTTCGTACAACGTCATACTACGGCGAAGAAAGCAAAAAGGATTCAGGCTTTAAGGGATAAGCTGTTTAAGGCTGCTGATAACCGATATCTGTTTACCGTATCTGAAACCAACTACCTGTCAGAAAAGCTTGGTATAAGCAAAGAATTAGACGGTAGAGATTTCAGGAATGCTGTTAATGCTAAGATGGCCAGCTTATTTTTAAATAATACAAGAGAAGAGGGCGTAGAAGAAGCTAATGCTATTGTTAATGAATTTGCCAGAAGCCAGGTTTTTTCGTACTATAAACGCATGGCGCCTACCGGATATGCAGCTATGATCGACAAAATCGGTCGAGGTGAGATAGATGTGGCGCAGATGGTTAAGGACGTACAAAACGGTACATCCACCCAAGATTATGGCATGGACATATCGTACCTGTCTTTCGACCCTGCAAGGGCATGGGTGGCTGAATCTGAAGCCGAAAATAACGGTCGTAATCCTGATTATGTAAAAGATCATGGGTATGGTCATCGCATGCCTAAGAAAAGCCTGTATCGTGATGAATCGTATTTCAATGACTTTGGTATCAAGTATGATGCTGACGGTAATGAAGTTGCTACTAAAAACGTAGAGCAGTGGAATATGATTCAAAAACTCAAGGAAATAAAAAGACAATCCCTTGATCTATACAAAGAGCAGAGCCCGAACCTGTATGCTATTCCACAGATATCAAAACAAGACATAGAACGTATGGAAGGATTGGGTATTAACTTCAAAAATACGGTTCGTAATTTTGTATCAGATCTGTGCCTGGACAGAGTAGACGATTCTCTATATGGTAAGACCAGGCAAGGAGAAGTGTATGACCCGGAAGACAGACTTAGGTCTATACCTAAATACTACATATATGAATTGGAGAACCAAGATGATGTATCTCACGATTTTGGCTACTCTTATTCGATGCTTATGATGCAGTCATCGTTATACAACGAAAAGCAGAAGTCTATAGAGCTCGCTCAAGGACTGGAGCAGATGTTACTGAATAAGCAATTTGAAGGCGGTAAGAAAGCTGAGGCAACCCAAGCATATCAGATGTTCAGGGACTTCTTCAACGATCATTATTATGGCATTAGGATGAACACCAAAAAACTTACGGTAAACATCGGAGGATATACGGTAGACCTTACAAGAATTATGATGGCTGTTGAAAGGTTTATGTCGGTCATGAACTTGGCACTGTCTCCGTTTGTGGCAGCTACCGGCGCCTTAACAGGTCATATCAACCTCATCATGGAATCTGCCGTAGGACAGTATATAAGCAAAGACTCCCTTAAATACGCATCGGCTGAATTTTCACGCCTTGCGCCATCTTGTATAGCAGAAACCGGAGACATAGATAGGAAAAGCAAATTATATGTCATAGGTGAGAGAATGGGGATATTCAATATCCGAAATCGTATGTATGGTGCCGGATACAATAGAGTGGCCAGGACCTTAATGCGTTCGCCTATGTATGCTTTTATGGAAATCCTGAACTACCCTCTTGATCCGCAGGTTATGATTGCTACTATGGACAATGTTCGTTATTACAAAGGTCGGTTCTACACGTTCCAAGATTTCAAGATGGAAAAAGAACGTAATAAAGAACAGAGTACCATAAAAAGAGAATGGAATGCATTAAAAGATCGTACTTTATGGAGTATGGTAGATGTCGTGGATGGGAAGGTGGTTGTAAAGCCCGGATCAGGTGTTACTGTTGAGGAAGTTGAAACCCAGATGGCTATAACCAGAAATCAAGTTCGTAGCTTGTCGCAGATATGTAACGGATCTTTGAATGAAGAAAACCGAACTGCCGCATCGCGCAACTGGATAGCTAGGTTCATGACCGCCCACCGAGGATGGTTGGTGCTGGCGGCTCAACGTCTGTGGAAAAGACGTGGCTTCAATTTCCAGACAATGCAAGAAGAGGAAGGACTGTCAATTACGTTAAAGAATATGATAGCCAAAACATTTAGCTTAGCTTCCGAGTCTGGTATGAAAAACATCATAGATGCCTGGAACGAAAATAAAGACAATATGAATGAGGTAGAAAAAACCAATCTCAAACGTCTCAGTGTCTATGCCGGCACGTTCCTTATCATGCAGGCCGTATCTATGCTTCTTGCCGGATGGCGTGATGATGATGAAAACGAAGAAAGTTGGCTTACTCAATTTGGATCCTATGTCGGATTCAGAACCATAAACGAAATAGCTTCACAGATGCCGTTTATTATGGAGCTTAACGTGGTAGATATCATTAACGATCCGTTCGTCATGGGACGGAAGCTGAAGGATCTTACCGATCTTAGGAATTATTCACTTGATAAAGTAACATCCGGTACATACAAGGGAGAGTCTAAGTTATTTAGGCAACTCGCCAAACAGACGTTTATCAAACAATGGTATAATATCAAGACGCCGGAAGACGTAGCGCGCGCCTATAATTGGTGGCAGCAGACGAACAACAAGTCAATGATGTTCTTCATCGGCGCCACTCCTGATTCGGAAGGAGACGATGATGTTAGCTACAAATAGACGAAGAATATCGGACTTGCATTGTTTTGGTATGATTCCAATATGCTATATTAGCATCGTCAAAGAGTAGATTGTACGTTTTTTGTTCTTACTTGAAAGATTATGTAGGTTTAATTTTTTCTGAAATTGTTTTCTTACCGGTTCTCAGTCAGGGATGATAGGGAACCGGTTTCTTTTATGTTGTACCAAACAATTGCGATATGAGTTTAAATAAAAAACAATTATGGCACCAAGAACTATTGGTGCCATAATTGTTAAAACCGTTTATTGTAACAAGAGTCCACTACCTTTACCCTCTTTTCTTCTTTCTTACTTCCCCATTAGTTGATTTCCTTTCAACTATTCTAAGAGGAATATGAAACAAGTTTCTAAGCATTAATTTCATGACCTTCCCTATTTGTGAAAACTAAACCAATACCTTCTATAATATATCCTACTACAGGAGCTTTGTCAAATTCCTCCTTCGTAGCCCAGGTAGCATTATCAGGCATCAGATCCTTGAATGCGTCCGAAACATCACCTTGACACCAGCAGTTATTTGATACAACAATGCCTTTCCCTTCGATATTGATATACATTTTTCTTCCACCACATCCAAGGGTGTTCCATCCGCTCGGTACGTTTTCCACCATAGGCTTAAGCACCCAGCTTACACCGTCTATCCTAACCCATCCAGGATCGTCTTTGTGCTTGTCGTACAAGTTTTGCCAAAAAGAGCATTCGTAGCACCACCCCCTGTCTTCCATGACAGTTCTTATCTCACTCCTTTCAAATCCATCTGCATCCATCGTGTGCGGAGAATGAGGCTGGTGAGGGGTGCCACATTTTGGACATACGAGTTTTAAATTATTTTCCATATTATTTTACTTTCACGATCTTAATAGAATCTCCGATATTGTATTCCCCTTGGTGTCCAACGAATTTTATGATTCTATTATGTTTAAATATTGAAATTATTTCGTCTTCAGCATAATACATCACACGTCCACCCTGTAAAGGACGTAGATCATATATAACCCATCCGTCATTAACCTGATGATTATTTGAACATGATTATAATACTAATGTCATCAATAAAATAAAATACTTCATATTATTTTCAGCATAAAAATTTGTAACCTGGTTTTACAGCTTCCGCTTCTTCTCTCGTATCAAACATTAAGGTAGTGACAGCTCCTATTCCTTCACAAACGTAAGACACTTTCACCCACCACCTAAAAACCCCAGAGCCGTAATCATCATAGTACGGCTCAGAAAGAACTTCTTCTACATACCCATCCAAATAATTCACGATCGCTCCTCCTTATTTTTAGATTCTGCCTCTTCGAGTATGCTGATCACCTTATCAACAATATCCGAATCAGACATTTTCTCAATAAAAACATCCATCGTCTTAGTTGTGTCATTGGCTTCTTTTTCTTCAAGAGCAATTTCTCCACCGGTAATAGCATCAGATAATGATGTAGATAAGTGTCTTATCTTATCAATGCTCATAAACGTAAATGGATTACCACCTTGACCCCCACCCATTTCTTTCATAATCTGATATCCACCTGAAATAAGTCTGCCTGATGTCGTGGCTAAGGAGGATACGATTAGGGACAGTACCGCCGCTTCCGTCCGCTCCTCGGACACGCCCTTCGACCACACGGCTGCCCTTATAGCGCCGGCCAGGTCGTCTATGTATGGCATGAGACAGTCTTCCATAACTTGTGTTATATCAGCTATAACCTCACTACGCTCTTTATTTATGTAGTAGATAGAAGCATTGTATTTCCTTATCTCCTTATCCATATCATTCAAGAATCGTTTGACATTATGTCTGTACATAGGACCGCCCTTAACCACTTCCTTTAGCTTAAGAATGTAATTATAAGCCTGGTCGTTTACAAATAATGTCATGGTCTCAACCGTTGAATGAAGTGTGTTAAGACTGTTAAGAATCTTATCGAAATTGTTTATCAAATAAGCCTTCCTGGCTTTTGCTGCGTAGTTAATCATCACATTCGAATTTTAGATTTTCAAGTTCATTCAATTGTTTCTTAATTGACTCGATCAGGTGCGTTCTCCGTTCCTCTGCATGTTTTAAAGCTTCTTCTTTGCTCTCAAAAGCATCCCTTCCTATTTCATAAGGAGTGATCCTATCAGGAATGTCGGCTAACAAAAGACCACCATAATCTTCTATTTTAGCTTTTACTTTTCTTATTACACCGTCTCTCATGCACGCATCTGTAATCCATATAAACCTATCACATTCTTCTAATTCCCTTTCGTACAATTCATACCATTCCGGTTTAGGAAATCTTAATGTAAATCTAATCTCGGTATCTTTTTCTAAGACATTAATATCATACGCCTCCGGCCACAGTTCTTTTATGCTGTCTTCATCTTCAGCATACGCCACCAATACAAATGAATTACTGGATTCTGCACTACACCAATATGGATGTTTTATAGGCCATTTGACTGGACGGTAATCATTATCACAGTCATCCTTTCTAATGTAAAATCTTGCTCTAATCATGTTATTCTACTTTTTTGATTTCGCTCAAATCGTCTTCATACACCAAATAAGATCCTCTTCCAGGTCTTCCTTCTTTATTAGCTTTCTGGATTGTAAATATAACTGTTCCAGTATTCGTGATTTGCACGTTCTTAAAGAAACCAACAAGAGGCTCTTTCGAACGTTTGTAAAGAACACTCACTTTATCTCCATTCTTTAACCCATAAACAGAATCGAAATATTCCTTTTTAATTCTTTCAATATTACTTCTATGTTTGTTCATTGCATCAAGCTCGTCGTCTAACAGTTGAATCATTTGTTTTTTTGTCATTTCTTTTCCTCCTTATTTAATGGTATTAATCCTTTTCCGTGTTTATCATACCACAACATAGTTATCACATTCCATGCAGCCGCAGCTAAATGGTGCACGTTCGTCTCTTTATCCGTTCTCTCTCCTTTCAGGTATGCCATTATATGCCTGGCAGCCGCCGCACGATACCGTTCAAAGCCATTGTCAAGATTCTGCCAATTATTAGGCCCATATTTCTTGGCTCCGGCATGATAGACTTTTACAATGTCCTCAATCTCTTCCATCGGAAGCAAATCCCATCGTAGTTTGTCGTCAATGATGTCATTTTTCACTGATTTTATTGAAGTACTTTTTTCTGGATCTCCTACAAGAACAAGTTCCATAATATCTGTTTCTATAATAATTGTGTTTCCATTGTAACAAACTTCAGCAAACTTGTCATTTTCTTTTATATTTGTTACTGCAACTACTATAGATCCTTTGTACATTATAGTACTTTTATCTATTTTATCATCTTTCAATGTACGAAAAATAGATCCTTTTGGATAAAGGATGTTTTTAGTATTATTGTCCATCTTTTCCATCGTTTTATCGTTGTTTTAATCAATTAGTATAATAATATAGCCCATTATTTTATTCTTCGCCTATAAAGCGATCAAATTCTTCTCCGCTCATAACAATGCGGTTAATGATGATTGTGCCGTTATTGCTATAATCGTCATTTTTAACTCCCACATCATCAAGCTCCCTCTTTAAGTCTTCAAATGTAGGACCGGTCTTGCTTTTAAAAAATAAAGTAGCATATACAACCTTTCCGTTGTTTAGTTTTACTCTCACGGTATAGACATATCCTTTTTCCTCTTCATCCTTTTTGTTGACACCATCAAGGATGCTATTTATCATGTTCTTATCCTCACGTGATAGGTTAGATATGGCTATTCTGCCCTTCAACCTAAATATTTCGTTTTCGTTCATGACTTTCTGTTTTTATTGTTTTCAAAATATTGTCTTACAGCTTCTATAGCCTTATCATCATCAAAAGCCTCTTCAAACTCCGTATAGAACCTATCTCGTTCCATGCAGAACGTGTTTTTCCCTTCTGGTATAGGACGGAATACAACCACCCTCTCTTCAGCGTGATTGGTTCCTATTATGTTATTATCTAAGACAATAGAATACCTTTTTGAACTTTTGTTGATAACAACATCATGCTGAAGACCATACAATTTAAGTATTTCCCTTAATTCACTTGTTTCCATTATTTTAAGATTTTATATTTTTAGAAGACACTGCTCCCGATCCCCACTTTTTCTTATATATAGTCCCCATCATGTTTATTAAATCGGAAAAAGAAGATATGGTTTCCATTTCTATACAAAATGCAAGATTGGATTGAAGCATTTCAAGTTCTTTTAACTGCTCTTGAGTTGCTCTGTTTCTTATCATGCTCTCATGTTCGTTAAAAACGATCCAATTGAGGCCTTTAGCCATTCTTGTATAATCTGCATCAGGAAATCTTGATATAGCCCTTGATAGGACATTATATTTATCTCCTGCCTCTATCCTATTTAAAATAAGTTTGTCCGTCAACCATGTTACTACTTCAGCATACAGCATAGGGTTAAGCTCCATAGCTACAAGAACCCATATATAAGGATTGCACATCGTTCTCCTATTCTCTCCTCTTCCCATAGTTTTATAAGCCCCCATCTTTTTCATCACTTTTATAAGTGATTCTTTTTCAACAGATTGGATAAAACCAGGAAATCCTGCTTCTATTGTATATCCTTGTTTTTCAAGGATATAGTATATTCGTTCAGCACTTTCTTTGTTGGACAGAATGTTTTCTATTCTCTTTTCATTCCATCCCATTTCTATCCTTTTTCTCGTATAAGCCTCTTGTAAGTCTGTTAAGGACATAAATGATGTTTTGGTATCTTGTTTAATTATAACACCAAACAGTTCCCGATCTTTCGATACCATTGTAACATTTGTTTTCATGAAATATAACACTAAAAAAATATCATGATGCAAATATATACATCATGATACATTAATAAAAGATTATAGTGTTAAATTTTACTTATAGTGTTTTTATGGACTCACATTATTTCTTCTAAATTTACTTTTATAGAACCATTTATGGTTTTGATGTTCCCATCTATGGTTGAAATCACATCATCTAAATCGTTTATAATGCCTTCCATGTCATCAACCACCTCTTCCATATCAGTTACAGCCTGATCTGATTCCCAATATTTTTCTGAGTCTTGTAACGATTCCGGTATATTATCTCTCGCCTCAGTCTCTTCATCTAAAATCATATCAACATCATCCTTGGCTGAATTTATGTTGTACTTCAACTCCGATAACTTTGATTTGATGTATTCAAAATCTGTTTTATACTTATTTACGTTTTTGATAACATCCGATATTTTTTTTCTTCTCTTGTTGTTCATGCCTTTATCCTATTATAATATTCGATAATCTTTTCTTTCCTATCTCCCGGTTTTACTGCCATATTCTCAGCCAAGAACCTAAAATACGACACCGGTATGTCCTTGAATCTAATTCCTTCATATTTTCCAAACCACATTATTATGCTGTCAAGATCGTCTTCTCTCCTACCATCTCCATTCACAGATTTAAGTGAGGCTGCCCGGCGAAGAATTTCGTCTTTGGTAATAATATCACCCATCCTTATATTGGACAGAAGTTGATTGCCGGCAAACATACACCAGCCCTTAGAAGGAAATTGTTCGATCGTCAAGTCTTCTATCCGACCAAAACGTCTCATGTTGTCGCAGCAATCAACTATCAGCGCCTCTTTCTTATCAGGATGGATGCGGACGGCGCGGCCTAATATTTGGTAATACGTTGAATATGAGAACGTTGGTCGACCAAACATCACACAATCAAGTTCAGGAAAGTCAAATCCGGTAGCAAGCGTTGAATAATTAAAAACCACCTTCAACTTACCTTCTTTGAAATCTGATATGATTTGCTCTCTTTTCTTTTTGGTTGTTAGCGATGTTACGACACCGGTTATGGCTCCCATTTTGGCATTCATAAACTCTGATATTCTATTACATGATTCGATAGAATCCATACAAACCAAAATGGCTTTACGCTCGTTCATAAGCTGAAGAAGACGCTTGTAGATAGAGTTGTTTAAGCCATTTCGTACGATGCTTTCTTTAATAGATTCGTTGGTATATTCGGCTCCGGTACTGTTTAGCATCAGAGCCGATTCATCAAATGACCATCGTTCGTACTTAAGTGGACACCAAAAACCTTGAGAAGTTAGCTCTTGTATTTGTATTACATGAACTAACTTCTTGAAGAAGTTATGCTCGTCTTTTGTCAGCATATTAAGTTTGCTATAGTTTCCTTCCAGCATGGAACTGTAGGCTCTGAGGCGGCAGGGAGTGGCGGTGAAGCCCAGCACCTTCGCCTCGGGAAACTCGCTCATAAACTCCATAAATTCAGAACCTTCTTCAGGAGAATATCCTGAATGACATTCGTCTATCAATAAGGTATCTATCCCTGTATCTTTCAACCTTGCTACGTCTTTCTTTATGCTTTTAAGTGTAGCATAAGTCATAGCCGATAATTCCTTTACGCCACATGAGGCAGAGTATATAGTAGGTTCGGAGCCAAACGATACAGCCTTAGCATAATTCTGCTCCAGAATTTCTTTTGATGGCTGCAATACTAACGTTGGTCTATTTATCTCATGTGCTATCTTGGATATCAGAAGGCTCTTACCCGCTCCGCATGGGGCTACTATTATGCCAGGCTTTTTAGATCTTCCTGTAAGAAACTTAAGCCCGGCATCTACTGCTTCTTTCTGGTAAGGTCTAAGTTCAAAGCCCATCACAATCTATTATATTATTTTTTGAAAGTTCTATTATCGCCTCTTTCAACATCTCCCTTGCTTTATTCTCATTATCTTCAAACAGGCATACACTGCATGTAGCACCTTTGGAGGGGTAGTCTCTGTAGGCTTCTGCTCTTTCTACAACGTACTCACAACAATAGTCGTGACTCATGTCTTTTGCTATACTTATGAAATGATCTTCTCCATCCATCAACACGCAATATTCAGCATCGTTTTCGCATGCAATAACACCTTTGTTTTTTAAAATGGATAGCACTTTATTTCCAAAAAGTCCAATATAGACCCATATACCTTTCCCTGCATTTTTGTAAAAAATATCCATCCCTTCTTTGATTGTGACTTTCTTTTCCATAATCCCTTATTTTATATCAGTAATTAAAACATATCTTTTAGCAATATCTTCAAGACTCACAGAAGAACGTATATATAGTTTTTCTTCGTACTCATATAGAGCGTACCCTTCTTTTATGTCTAATATCTTAATCACATGCTTGCCTCTTTCAAATGGATCCTCAAAGTAGTTCTTATGTTCGTATCTTTGACCTACTTTGATTTTGTCAGTTTTCTTCTTTATCTTATAACGATCTACTGCTCTACCTGTTTTTATGAAAGCTGTCGTGAGCAAGTATAATAAAACTAAATACAAAAGGATCGCTACTCCACATATTAGATCTTCTTTCATTACACTCCTTTTAAATAGTTGAACCATATATCCTCCAGCTTCTCCTGAAGCTCAAACGCTTTCTTGAAATTCCCGCATCGTACAGCAACGTCTCTCATGTATGTCAAGTTTATAACTTCCGGATCTTGCCGGTATTTTGTTCTTAACTTTTGAACATCATCGTATTTCATCGTTTTATCTTTTTAGACGGATCCCAATCCGAAGAGAAAGGGCATTCGTTTTTGTTATGTAATCCAAAGTCACAATAATAACACAGTGCTGACGGGTAGGGTTGTTTGTTTTGCGGAACAGGCTGGCTTAGGGTGGCACGCCGCTTGCTATACCTGGCTCCTTCTGCTCCCTGGATGTACGCTTGAAATGATTTTACACTATTATCTTCAAAATCATACATTTTAGACAAAGTGTCATTTAGCATCTCTATAGATTTTGTTTTACGTTCCTCATCCACCTTAACCTTTTGGTACTGCCTGGTCCTGGTAAAGAAATAGATGTTCATATCTGGAAGAACTCCACCATATTTTCTATAGATGTAAAATGAATATATAGGATGCTGTAAATTCGTTTCCAACTTCTTAGAATCAAAAACCTTATTACCTGATTTCCAATCTATGACATAATGGTGAACTACGTTCTTGCTTTTTATAGCCAGATGAAGGTCTACCGATCCTACTATGTACACATGAGTATGAATTACTCCATTTATGTTAACAGGCTTAGGAAGACGGTACGGCAGCACAAAATCTTCTTCGACTCCAACTATAGCGCCGTGTCTGATAAGTTTCTCGCAGGGATTAAGATCACTATCAGCTATCATAAACCTATTGCCGTCTTTTTTAAACAGATCCACAATCCAAGCAAGAAGCTCTCCAGATTGCTTCATGGCTATCATCATATTTTCCGGTGATTGCCAAGGTATGTCTTCTTGGTAAGCATAGTAACTTATAGCTTCCCCCAGGTCTTTGCCAGAAGGCTGTCTTCCGTTCTTGAAGAAGTATTCCAGTGTCTTATGAATAACTGTACCATAAGACGTAGCTTCTTGTTTTTCCGTAGACCTTTTGCCCTCCACGTAAGTTTTATACCATTTCATTGGACAGGTAAGAAACGTGTCTATCTGGGAATAAGATATGGCAAGACGTTTCACACCATTAAACTCCTTATATAGCAAATGCGTTTCCGGGACCATCATAAGTCATTGTCTTTAAATCCTTCCGGGTAATATACGACATACTTCTTACCGTCTTCTGGTGTCATGGCAAACTGCATGTAGTTATTACGATTACGATGCTTGCCATCCAATCCTCGTTTCCAATACAGGATACCGTCTATATCCACATAAGACCGTCCGCGTTCGGCTCTAACCACGTCCGTGTGTAGCAGATACCCGTCGGAAGACACAATCCACACTTTATCCCCTTTGTTTAAATAAGATATTCTTTTTCTTACTATAATCTTTTTCTTATTATCCAATACAAATTCCTCGTCAGTCATACTCTTCATCCTCCTCTTCTTCTGTTTCAAAATCAATTCCATATCTCATATTCTATTAAATATATTTAAAGCTATTCATATGTTTTAATACATCCCCTCGGAGACCTTCCGGTCTCCTTGGTAGATGTAAATCCCGTTAGGGATAAGTCAGGATTTCTCCTGTAAGTACCCATCGCCAATGTTATAAGAGGTTTTATATAATGGCAACACTGTTTCGTCAAATACACTACTCCTGTTTAATCACCATCCTTAGAGCAAGAAACTTGGATAAACATTCCTTGGTAACTATTTATTCTCAAATAACGTAGCCTCTGTTTCAAGGCTTAGGCTAATAACCCGATCTCTGAAAGAGATGTATTAAACTTTTATAATAGAATTATATTGGGTTAATACTATTTGGGGTTATAACACCGATCATAATGCTTGGTCAGTTCTTCTGGTTCTAAATCTTGTCCAAAATCCATGTTAAAAATATCGTAATTAGTAAAGCACTGTTCCTGCCGGCAGGAAATCTATGAATGCTGCTTTTATTTCTTCAATTAGGCCCAAGTGTAACCTTGGGCCATTGTATTTATTTTTTGTCATCTCCTTTTAATTTCTTTAAAGTATCTGCAATCGGAAGCTGATCAATGACTCCCAATGCCGGAGCGACGGTCTTAACAACATTGTTAAGGAAATTACCGGTACTGTTCTGACCGCCGTCAAATACCGTGATATTTCCGAGGTTAATGTGCTCAAATGCCTTAACCTGTTCTCCGGCAATTTCTTTCCACTGATTAACCATCACTGGATGGCGATCTGAGGATTGGATTCTGCTGCTTCCACCATAGCCTTAAATCCGTCGGCTTCTGCCATTAACGACTTTTTCTTACCTTCGGCTTCTGCCTCCAGTTTCATCTGAATAGCCTTTGCCTCTGCCTCAGCTTTTGCCAAATGTGCTGCCGCCTCAGCCTCAGCCCGGCGTTTGATCTTCTCTGCCTCAGCATCAGCTTGTAATATAGCCTCTTCCTTCTGGGTTTCAGCCGGCACAATCTTTTCAGCCTTAAGCGCAGCCTGAACTTTCTTAGCCTTAGCTTCTTCCACTTCTTTGTCGGCAAGCTCTTTTGCTGTTTTTACAGCCGCTTCCGATTTAACTCTCTCTTCTCCGGCTTTCTTTTCTGATTGAGCTTTGATAACCTGTAGCTCTGATTCTGATACAGCAACCTCTTTCTGAGCATTGTTGTAGCCTACAGAAGCATTTTTCTCAGCCTCAGCTTTCTTAATCTGAGCTTCAGAGTCTTGTATTGCTATAGCTGCTTGTTTATCAGCTTCAGCTTTATTCTTCCCGACTTCTTCCATTCTTTCGGCTTCAGCTTTGTTTACTTCAAGTTCTGCCTTAGATCTTGCGATCGCTGATTCCTTATCAGCCAAAGTCTTTGCAATAACCGCAGCCCTATCTCTATCGGCTTGAGCTACACCGATCTGTTTTTCTTTATCGGTTAAAGCCAAAGCTACTTCTTTTTCTTTCTTTGTTTCAGCTACTACCGTTTCCTTTTCTTTTTCAGTATAGGCAATTTGAATCTCTTGCTCTTTTTGGGTATTAGCTACAGCCGTTTCTTTTTCCTTTTGCTGTACAGCAATCTTAATAGCACCCAGTTTCTCCTGTTCTTCGATATTAGCCTGTGCTTCGTTCAGAGCCCTACTTTCAGCCTCCTTACCAAGGTTCATAATATAACCGGCTTCGTCTCTGATGTCACTGATGTTGATGTTCAGGAGGTAAAGACCTAACTTATTAAGCTCGTTATCAATGTTCTTTCTTGCCTTATCCAAAAACTCATCCCTGTCAGAATTAAGTTTTTCGATTGTCATTTCAGCAATAATCAAACGCATCTGACCGTAAACGATGTCCGTAATAAGATTTTCAGTAGATTCGGTATCCATCCCCAAAAGTCTTTCTGCCGCATTTTGCATGATTTCGGGATTTGTACTGATAGCTACTGTAATGGTCGTAGGTACATCTACTCTAATATTCTGAGATGACAAAGCACCGGTAAGCTTGCAATCTATTTGCATAGGCTCCATAGACAAAATATCATAGCTTTGAATAATAGGCAAGACGAATGCCGCTCCACCATGATATAATTTCGCCGATTTCTTTTCCCCACCTGTCTTACCATAAACGACCAAGACTTGATTAGGCTTACATCTACGATACCTTGATAAGACTCCGATGATTGTCAAAATAATCACTACAGCTAAAATAGCTGACACGTACATGATTGTTGTCATAACTTTTAAAATTTAATTGTTGATAAAAAAAAATTAGATGCTTAATTCTCCTTCTTCGTATTTTATATTCACCTTGTCACCGTTTTTGTAATTTTTTCCAGACAAGCATCTTACTCTCATTTGCTCTTGTCTTCCATTTTTCACAATATTTACCATATAATGATTCTTCCCTGATCTAAACACTATCTCCACCTCTCTGCCATTTAAATCTTCCGGACATTCGTACACCATTTCTTGCTTTAACTTAAGAAGTAACTTATATACATAAAACAAAACGATAAAGAAAAACGACCCTATTACGACCCCTACTAAATGGGAACCCGAAAAGTATGTGGTCCAGCTATATCCAAGAATAAAATGTGTTATGCCCTTGAATGATATGATGTCCGACAAAGACATGCTTAAATCAGAAGCGCTGTTAATGTCAATATCCGTATCCAGATCAGATCCTAATATCGACAACAAAAACTGTATAACAAAAGCAAATGACGCTATTAAAGCCATGCATAAAATTATATCACTTCCCATACCCTTCTGTTATTATTTTGTAAACAAGATCAGTCATATCTTTGATGGTCTCCATATCATAATCAATAATAACAATATTGAATTTTTGTTCCACCATCGCATCAAGCTCAATTCGATCAATAGAGTCTAATCCAAGTTCTTTAAACGACACATCTTCTTCATGAACTATATCCATTTCCGAATTAAGAAACTGAGTAATAATTATATCCTCTATTATCTTTCTGATTCTTACTTTTTCCATTGCTTTCTAATTTTGTTAAATAAGTATGTTTTTATGTTTTTCAATCGCTCTTTGTCTGTTTCAGAACTTCCGGTAAACAAATAATCCGGATTGCCTTTAGCCGGCGGCGTAGGCAATTTAGATACGGCAAACAACCAATCCATTTCCTTATTCTTCTTAGACTCCAAATAAGGCTCGGTAGCGATCTTAAATTTTTCAGCTATTAAGTCAAAGAGCTTTGAATTTTTAAGGTTCATATGGACTGAAAAAGCCTGAGAAGGCGGTTTCCATATGAAGTTACATAAGCTCATCGTATAATCTCCTGACTCTGCTATATAAGATTCCGTTACCTGAAGTATGACCTCTTTCTTGAATGAGGTGTTACCCATAAACCAACATAATCTGGATTCCGCTTCTTTTCTGCTGACACCTATGTCTTTTGAATATGATTCGTACATTCCTATCATAATCTTCAACGTTTCTAGGACCTCGTCCGTCATTTCCGGTGTCTCTATATAATTCACAAAAGACGTTCCTTTGTTGGTTAATCTCATCACACCTGATTTTAATTTCTCAACCAGGCCAAGCTCTATATACCTCCCAGCATCTTTTTCCAGCATGGCTTCGATCATAACCGTATCCTTCTGTCTTATAGCAAGAAGATTAGCCAGATCATTAGGGGTCATGTCTGATGCTGCAAGTTGTCTGAAATTGATGTACATGCCTAATCAGCTTTAATAAAAATAACATCCTTACCATCCTCCCTCTCTACGTGATTACACGGGCCTGCGACTACATCTACCGACCCGCATGTAATGTGGTCGTTAAATATACATCCTTCACATCCTAAGTCTGGCTCTGGAGCATCCACACATTTTAATCTCACAAGTCCGGCATCAAACACTTCTCCTACTTTAAATTCCTTCTTTTCCATATTTCCTCCTTGTTTTTAACTGTTGTACCCTTCTTTGATAATCGAATTTCTACCGGTAGATACCGACTGTCGAAGATCGTCATGTACAGAATCTACCGTAGAATACTTGTTTCTGGTTGTAAAAATCACTTCCAGCATCTCCTTGTAATCACCTAAAGCTACTTCGTATCTCGGATCCACTTTGGCTTTTCTTTCAGCCTCGGCATTACTTTTAGCCAGTTCTCGATCAAGAAGATCTTCTTTGATTCGGTCAGCAATCATATCAAGTTCTTTTTTAATAACTTCTCCTGCTGCCCGAAGTTGACCTTCTACGTCACCAAGCTGGTCTTGGACGGTTCCTATTTCTTTCTTTAGGCGATCGTATTCGTTAATCATACCCATATCACCTGCATAGCCGGAAAAGTCCTTGATTATTCTGGTTCCTTCTTTAAGGAGCTCAATGACTCGTCTTTTGCGTTCTCTGCTTATTAAAGACGGAAGACGATAATTCATATCCGCTACTGCTTTATCATGTATGGAGTTGATTAAAAACATCTCTCTTTCATCCCCTGCGAACTCAGTAAGAACCAAAAGGAACTTACTTATCAGGTATTCGTTTTCTTCTACGGTAAGTCTCATACGTTTCTTTTTTTTAATATACTGACTGTTCTTCCTTTACCTCTTGTTCTTGATCTTGATTGTTCGTAACGTCTTCCACAGTATAGAGCTTGGGCGGCGTCGGCGGCTGGTTGGGGTTCACGAACTTCGTCCCTCCCTCCCCGTACATCCATCCATGCCCCGGCAGGATCTCTGGGTGGATTGTATTAGTAAGCTCTTCCATACTAACTTGCCTTACCTTCAGTATATGATGAAACACCAGTCCGGCTGTCCTGAATGATGTTTTGTTTTCAGTTTTAAACCGGTCAAGAGTCTGATACCAATCTTTCCCAAATATCATATACTTATCCAGCCCGTACCTACGAGGATTGTGCAAACCTATCATTAACGTACATAACTGACCCAGCGTATCAGATTGGTAAAAATCAGAAAGACGGGGAGGCTGCTCTTGAGGGCTTTTTATCCTTCCTTCTATCTCTCTGTTGAATTGGGATATGATGAGGAAAAATATGTTTTTATATACTAATTTAGCCTCGTTCATAACTGCCACCAAATCATCTATAGCCGACTTAGGATCCAATCCCATTCTTTTTATCAAAGCAATATGATCGACTTTAAATATTATAAGACGTTTGTCTTTGTGTTTGGTAGCTATATGATACACAGCCGCCTCAAACTCTTTTACCGTACACGGAGCATCGATGTATATTATATTATTTCTAATTTCACCTTGAAGGATTTCAAACATCCTCATCTCTTCTACTGTATTAGAATCTTGCCTTCTTAATATTTCAGGAGCCCGTTTTTTCATATCCTGGCTCATTCTGCGAAGAAGAAGATCTTGAGGATTCATTTCGAACTCGCAATTGACAAGAAAATAATCTTCTGCTTGCGGGTTGATCATCGGATTCATCACATTTTCCAATATCTTTTGGGCCACATACGATTTACCCACAGATGGCCGAGCTCCTATGGCAATAGCATGCTGAGGGAAAATACCTCCAAGCAAAGCCTCATCAATATAATCGTATCCGGTTTTAGCGGGGATAAGCTCTCCCCGCCTGTATTTTAAGATATTCTCATACGCCTCTTCCATAACCTGTTTAGAGGTTTTGAATATCCTTCTTATATCTATCCTATTTGCTATCTCCTCTTGCATTTTTGTCACCTTTCGTATCCGATTTGGATCCCCTATTAGCTTTTACTGATTTATACCTAAGACCGTTCTTGGTATGAGAACAATCTTTGCCTTTCCTCCAGCTTTTGCCTTTCTTCTTATCCGTTTCGTAGTTTTTACGACCAAGCTCCCGGCGTTTGGCTTTCTGTTCCGGTCTGGCATTTATCTCCTTGTCCTTTTTAGCCTTTTTCTTCCTGGCTTCGGGATGAGTCCTGTAGTACTCTGTCGATCTACCCATGTGCTTATGTTTTTTTGATTAATAATAGCACAAAGATAGGCAATTCGCGCCCTATTTCAATCTGCCGTAACTCATATCAGGATCACACCAGACATACCCGTCTTTCTCATCATGAAGATACTCAGGGCATCCTCTGCATGCGCTACTGCCTGACACTATTTGGTTGTTCTTATTAGGGCACTTATCTCCAGGCTTATGCCATTCTATTCTCGAACCTGATCGTTCTTTGTTTACATGACAGAACTGAAAGACTTTTCCCATCGTCTTCTCTCCGAACATACCTATATGTGTGTACTCTTCCGGTATAGAGAGAAATTCAGATAAATCTTTATACATCCTTTCCCGTTCTTCCGGCGTAGACCACAGTCTGTCAAGTTCGGCATGGACTCTTATTTTAAGAGACCTTAGTGATGGGCTCGCAAGCCGGCCTTTAGCTTTTCCCTTATTTGGCCCTGATTCATGAACACCGACATAAGCGTTGCATGGTTTACACATCATAACCATCCCTAAGCCTTTTCTGCTATATATTTTATCGGCATTGATCAACTCGGTTTCTCTTCCGCAATAAGGACAAATTTCGCCTCTTAAAACCCGTTGTTGGCGCTCATTAAGTTCCATACCCTATTCTTTTGTTTTTCTTTAAACTTTTCATACAAACTGTTTTCAGTTTCCATTTCCGAAATCTCTACCTCTACGTCCTCTCTTTTGAAAATTACTTTCTTGGCTGTCGGATACGCACATTTAGAGATACGAATAGCATTACGAATAGCGTAAACAAAATACGTTTCTGGTGATGATTCGATCACCACTACCTCGTTTAAAGTATTTTTATAATTTTCCATGTTGTTATCTACTTGCTTCAATTATATAACCCGGATGATCTTCACACGCCTCTTTGTATTTGATAAGAAACTTAAGAAATGAATCATAAGACCCCCATCCGTTTTCCGGCTCGTATCTCAAAAGACTTTTTCTCTTAGAGATCATAACACATATACCTTTTGTAAGTACATTCTTCATCTCATCGGTATCTATTTCCCTACCCAATTCTTCTGGTCTCCAAACATAATCGTACAGCGTTTCTTTATTTTCTGATACGAATATTCTTTGTGCCATCTTGTTCATGTTGTGGGTGATGTTTGCAACCCATTCACGATCCTCTTCTTTTTTCTTGTTCTTAATATAAACATCCAGGCTCATACTGTTTTTCTTTTACCTTGTTACTAATTATCAAATCTGCCACATCATCTCCGTCTCCTACATTTTCAACATTTTGAAGATAGTCCGATACTTTTATCCTTGACTTCATCATCATCCCATCTATCTTTTTACTCCATGTCTCAAATGCTTGTCCTTTGTCCGGAAAAGCTACAGTCTTTCTATCTTTTAAGACATCTATCACTTCCGGCCTTAGATTCTGCAACCCACCGGTAGCTACAAATAACTCATCTGGTTTATTCACAGCGCATATAATAGCCGTCTTTTCTGATTCCACCAAATTAACCACCTTATCCGGATACTGGCTTAGAAGATGCTCTCCGAACAGGCATTGTCTAAACAAGAAGTCTCTTGCATGCAACGAGTGATAAAACATAACATGAGGCCGCTCATTGTCGCCGTCTTTTTCCTTCACTCTTTTTACATCAATCTCATTCCCCTGGCCGTCGGTTTTTATATAAAAGTCCATGATCTTGCCGGTTCTGCATACAAAATCTTTGTCTATCTGCCAGAATATACAACATCCTTTCCATCCCCATAAGTCCATTGTTCCTACATGATACCTCCTGAATACATCAGACACCCTTTCTTTTCCCCATAGAGATGATAAAAATCTAAATACAGTGTTTCTATCGTCTGGAACTACAGTCCTCTCAAACTCGCTAAAAGGTATGTAATTTACAACGTCAGGATTTACAGGAGGGCGATAAGCTCTTATACACTTGTTTCCTGAAATCCAAAGATCTTTGTCACCTACATCCTTACCAGTAGGTCGTTTATCGTAACCGCAAGTCCGTTCATGATCGCATCTTCCGAACTCGTTGCCAACAACCTGACCTGTTGCCACATCAATATAAGGAGTGAGGCACCGGCTTTTCCCGCAAGCCGGGCAGGTCAGCTTTAGTCGGCTCCTGCCAGGCCTGCGGTCAAGTTGAAACCGAGGTACGTTTTCGTATTTTCTAAAATCAAGCATCCTTAGCTCCTCTCATTGCTTTTTATATCATGAATCTTTTAGACATTTCCTCTGCAATATCATATACAACCGTATGATCTTCTTCATTGTACGGCTTATTGATATTCAACACTCCTTTTCTCACTTTAAACTTCTTATCTTTTCTAAGGTGATTCAACATACCTTGTTGGAACACACAGTCCGCCTTTTCAAGTGCTACACTGTCTTCTGTCCATTCTTTCAGCGTATATCCTTTACTGCTCGTGCTTTTTGGAGAAAAGTTCATAATACGTGCATCAATGCCATACCATGCTTTAACCATTCTTCTTTCAGCTTCCAATTGGAATGCATATGATTCCCATATTCCTCCCGATTTAAAGTCAAGAATGACCACTTCTTCTTTTTCCACTTCTCTTACTTCCTTCTTCGGATCACCTTTTTTGAACTGTCCGGTAGCCCTTTGATACACGGCTCCAAAATAACCTTCTTCTTTGTATTTGAATGTCATTTTAACCATCGCATCAATAGGTGTTGCTACAAGGTAATCCTCTAAAGAAAGGATTCTTTCTATCATCATCGGTTTCACCTTGTAATCAGAACAGAATTTGGCAAACTTCATGACCCTGACAATCATATCGTCAAGATCATCTATGCTATTAAAGAACCGATCAAGATTTTTCTTAGATATTTTCAGTTTGCCTTCTTGCACTGTCTTAACCACAAAGCTTCGATTTAAGACCATATCTCTACCTGTTAGGTACAATCCGTATAAGTAGTGCATGATCGTTCCCTTATCGGCTTCATACTGCGCTACCTCTTCTGGATTGCGACCAAGCATCTTTATCTCTTGCTTCCATTCCTGAAGTGCTGTCTTATCATCTACATACCCATCTTTGATTAAAGTTGTTACCGAAGCATATATCTTAGCCGTCCCATCATCCATCTTTCTTACATAAAAACGATTATCGTCTAATGTCAATCTTACGAATTTGGGAGTCTCAATCTTCTTCAATTCATCACAGATATAAAATGGCTCTAACGTTTCCTGATTTTCTGTAAACGGATTCAAATCTTCTTCTCCAGGGTTAGGAGCGGCTTCCTCCGCCGGAGCTTCCGGTTCCTCTCCCTGGACCGGCTCTGGCTCAGGCGCCGGCTCTTCAACTATTGGAACCTGCCCGCCTCTTTCTGCTATGTCTCTGTTCTTTATTAAAGACATAACCTCCTTCTTCAACTGCTCTGGTGTTTGGTTAGGATCTGACACCGACATCACAACATCGTTCATTCTAAACAACGTATTTCCTTCTCCTTCCACCATGGGTACAAATCCTAAATTTGTCAATATTTTTATTTTTTCTTTCATGATCTTCCTCTAATCAATTCTTCTTTAATACAATGTAACACTGTTTCCACTTCATCTTTATCTCTATCTTTCACTGCGATAGCTATATCCTTACCATAACTCTCTCTTCGTATGTGAGCATAAAAGATAGTTTCATCGTCAGCTTCTATTCTTATTTTATAAAGTTTTCTCATATCTGTCAATTATTTCAATAATTAATCTACCTCTTTCTTTAATCATTCCCCTGCTTTCCATATCCAGCACCTTCTTTACCGCATACTTCCATACAAAAGGAAATTCTGTTTCAAGTTTATCAAATTCCATCCGGTCAAGATACATGTCGAATACCGTATGCTCCGATTCATGAAGGAAAACTATATTATCCCTGCAAGTAGCAACCGACTTATATATCCTTTTCGGAAGTATGTGACATACGTTACATACTGTAGGAAAATGAATAGCCTTACCGGTCATAGACATCCGACTATTATTTAACTCTTCCAGCATAAGACGAAAAAACCCGGATAAATCCGGGTTCTCTAACTTTTTCTTCTTGCTGCTGTTTTTAATGGATGTAATTCTGTCTTTTTTCTTCGGAGTCAACTCTTTGCTCCTGCAAGCCTGGCATAAGCCATGACTTCTTATCATCACTTTTCGTCCGCATCTTTCGCAGACGTACAATTTCTTTTCCACTCTTTATATTTCAATACAAGTGATATGCTTGAAAAGGATACTGCCGTTAAAGATAACGTATATGGTAAGTTCATTAACCATCTCGGTACTTCTTCGGTCTTAATCACTATCAACAAAGTAGCACCTGCTACTACCAATAATACAATTGCTGTCGCAAGTGCTACACGGGAAACAATATCACTCATCAGTTTTCTTTTCTCCCAATTTTTCTACACCTTTTTGCAGATCGTATTTAAACACTTCAATGATCTTTGTTTCAGCAATAGACTCGCAATTCCAGTCTCCCAACGTACCCTGCATACCTTTAGTCAACACAGCTTCGGCGTCTTTAGGATTGCCGGCTTGGACATACATATAGCATGGCGTTTTCTTTTCTTTACCTTTCTTTTCATCCAGTGTAATGTAATTCACCTTGCACTTATACCAGTACTCAGCTTCTCCGTTGAAAAAGATTTCTGACACTTTAATAGGGTTAATTTTTACAACCTCGAAAGAATTGTACAAATCCTTAAAGATCTCCAACGATCTTGATTCTGCCTCTGTATAAGACAAGGCATCCACCAAATACTTTTCAGTTACTTTCTTTTTTTTGCCGTTCTCGATATTATCAATCTCGGCTTTTACCGTAATTTCAAACCAGCGATTCATTGTATTAATATTTAATTAGTTGATTTCTTTCCTTTCTCTATACTGTTTTTAAATCTTTCAGAACACCACTGCAAAACGTCCATCATCATCATCTCATTATTAGATAAGATACCTTTTATAACTAACGCCAATTGATGCTGTGACATTCTTAAGCTCATATCAAATCTTCTTTCCTCTTCATTTACTATCGTGGCTACGAAATACTTACACCCCTCTAAGTGCGTCAGGGCCTCAATCATAGCCTCCTTTATCTCTTTTTCTTCCATTATGTTTGTTTTTTTGGACAAAGATATGTCTTTTGATAATAAAAAAAGATTCAAAATGATTTAATTTAGCTTAATTACCGCTCTTTTGATTCGTCCGACATAGGCATGTCAAACTTTTTCCTGATAAACGATTCTGTTTCTTCATTGAATGGATAGGCCTCCTTGATAAAATTCATAGCCACCTCCATGTCGCCATCTGCTATATCCTTATACCTCTCAAAGATGCCAACCATGTCGTTGTTATATGAACGCTCTTGTTTTATATTGTACACGTATTTCAATACCCTATCTTTGATTTCATTGGCTTTTTTCACGGTGTCATTGAAGGTATTTATACCTGTCAATTCAGGGTTTTTATTTTTCTCATCTATCTTATCAAACTCTTCCTCGCTATATCCTGTTTCTCCTTTAACAGCCGGGCAAACACCCTCCTTCATGATCCAAAACTGTTCATACGATCCTGCCAGATATCTCGATTCTGTTTTAAATGCATTATACTTGACAAGCAAATTAGCCACCTCAGTTGCACCTTCTATGGTTCTAAAACCGATGCCGATATCTTTTAATACAAATAATGGAACTCCTGTTTTGGGGTACGAGATTTCTTTTTTGTTCTTTATATTCCAGTTTTTAGCTTCAATTGGAATACCTTTATTAGCAAGCTCTTTGTCTATATACAGACTTATGTCTTCGTCTGTCAATGCCACAATCTCATCTCTGCTTAAATCAAAAACTGTTTTCATTTTTCTTTATTTATTAAATTAAACAACTTACTTCTTTGTTCAGGCTCCGTATATTCTACCCATATATCGGCTGCCACATTTCTAAGAAATTCCATAAAGTCTTGATGATCTCTGTATTCAGTAGAATCGACTTTTCTCACAAAACTTAGAATTTCCTTTAACATCTTATTGTTTTCTTCAAGAAGTTCTCTGTCAGTCATAACCTTTCAAATTTTCTTCTTAAGCCTTTACCTGCCCAGATATCATGTCTTTTTCTTGATAAATCTTTGCTGCTTTTCCAATATCTTCTCTCTTCATAATTTTATACTTTAATCTAACACTCCAATAAAATCATCGGGAGTTATATATCCTGCTGATTCCATACAGTCTATAATCTCATTCGCATTCATTTCTGAACAGTTCCATTCAAGCATGATTTCATTTCCTGGAGTCATGCTCAAATTAGGCTCAATATCTCTAAATCCTGAGAAAGCAAGATGTTTCCAAATGGATTGCAGTGCAAGGTCTGCTTCATTTTGTTTGTTTTCTGCTTTCTTTATGGCATTTCTTAATCTTTTATTCATTATCACCCCCTCCCTCTTCTTCTTTGCATGGGAGCAAGTCTTCGATGTATGCCCAGCGCATATAATGATTCTTTTCCGAAAGTTCTTCCCATGGCTTGCTCTTGGTTAAAAAATAGACCAAATCATAAGCACTGTCAATATCCTCCACAATGAGCAGCTTCCCTTTGTCTGGCTTTTCTCTTGCATCGTGCCACACGCTGTTAATGCGCCATTCTGCACCAGCTTTAAAAAGAGGAACAGCATATTCTATATCTTGTTTCATGTCTTATTATTGTTTAATTAATTTAAATATTTTTAGTTTTGAAATTATTTAATATGCTTATCGGCTGGATTGATTATCAATCCATCGTCACATGAAGGGAATGATATGTTAGATTCTCCATTATCAAGATTAGTCAGTTTAACCGTTCCAGCATATTCATCATCCACAAAAAACAATTGACCCGAAGAAACCACAAACCTGCATTGATATGCATTCATCATTGCTCCAAGTTGTCTAATCTTAGTTTTAATCTCTAAAAGTTGAGCGTTGTTGATTATATTCTTATTCATATTTTATTAAAGTTTATCTATTATTTTGTCATCCATTTCCTGCCATTCATCACTCACGCTTATAACCAATCCTATGACAGTGAATGATAATAGCAACGTAAAAATAAGCCATAACAGAAAGCAGATAAAAAACACATACATACCTCATGATTTTTCAGTTGTTAGATAAAAGCAAAATCGGTTCATTTGACTCCGCAATTGCTTTTATTTGTTCTGGATTGATAAAACTCTTAACTTGTTCGCTTATATTACAAATGGACTTGATCATATCAACGAATAATTTCGAGGTACATTCGTTACACTCCACTTCCATTACCTGTTTATGTCTATTGTATGATATGCTCGTTACACAATTCAGCCAGTGCGCATAGGTTCCTTTTTCTGTATTTAACCTGCTGTATTCTACTTTTGTCTCTCCATTTCCATATTCAATTACTCTTTTTAGAAATGGTTTTGCATAAACACTAAAACCGAAAGGTTGGGCGTTTAAGGCATCTAAACGGGAAGTTCCATCCCTCCATTCTCCATTTTCATCGCCTCCTGTCCATTCCTTAGAGGGGTTAGGGACAATATTTCCGTTTTTGTCATATGAAAACAGGCAATTCGTTTCCAGTTGATACTTAATAACAGGCACTTCTTCTACTATTTTATAACTCAAACATCTCTTCAGAACTTTCCTGATTTGACTCACTAAATCAGAAAATGATGTGCTATTGAAATATCCTTCGTTACCTAATCTGTTTGTAGGTAATTTGATCCCATAAGAACGAATCTTATCCACATCTTCTTTTGATAAAGTAGTGGTAAGCACTCCTTTTTGGGTGATATTCACTTTAACAGTTACAGATAAACTGTTGTTATCATTCTTTTCCGTTATATTTAGTGTTGTTAATACTGCCATAATCAGATCTTTTTAAAATCAATTTGAATAAATATAATGCATTCCTGCTTCATATACCTTATGTACATCAGGGTCATTCTTGTCTTCCGGTTCCAATTCACTCTCTTCACAAGTATAATCCCATTCAGAGTTGTAGTACATATCCTCGTCTGTTTTCTCCAAGGAACAATCTTTCATTAGATTCATATTTTCTCCCCATACTGCAACTTCTTGCTGTTGCTCTTCTTCTGTCATAAGGGATATTTTGTCTTTCAATTCTTTCCAGGTCATGATTTCTAAAATATGATCAATAATTCATTCTACATCAAAAAGTTGATCTAACACCAATAATTAGGCATCCATATCTTCATCTTTCGGGAAACGAACTTTTATGTTTCCGAACTTAGATGTCTTAAACAAGATGTAGGGGTTCATGTCTTCGGCAGTCACCGGCTTATATTCCTTAACTTCCGACATCTTGAGATACCAGTCGCCTATTTTTACAAATCCGGAGAAGACAGAACATAGATGCGCTTTTACAGACTGTATCTCCTTTTTATCTTTGAAAGGTATAATTTCGTCCTTTCCCCTTATCCTGATTGACAGAAAAGGGCGAATGTTATCTGTTTCATTTTGAAATTTGAAGCCTGTTATGGCCTGCTTTGGGATTCTTCTCCCCATTAATACAAAATAGCTCATTGTTGAAAATATTTAATTGGACATAAATATACAAGTTTTACTAAGATATCCTTCTGTCATCTCTATGAAATTCACACAATCTAATTTGCTTAACTTGTAAATCAATGCCGGATTGTGTATTATGGCTATAATTTGTGTTTGTGGTTTATGAAATGATAATACATTGTAAATCTGCATTATGTTGTCAATATCAAGATTCCTGTCTGGCTCATCCATGAGAACCGTGTATTCAAAACTGCCTTCTGTTAATGTTATGCGGTTTCTTTTATAATACTTCAACAGGTTATCAATTCTTTTGATCCAAAATGCATTTGATTTTTTCTTGTATTCTGCAAGATCTTGCATTGGAAACGCATAATCCTTTTGGTTGAACATTAAATTGAAAAGTGATTCCAATGATAACACCACTTTTTCTCCATAAGATTTTTGAATGCTATTCACATACAAATCGAAATTGCTGATGTTTTTTAATACACTATCTCGATTTGTCTCCGCCGATGGCAATAAACGGAATACTTTCCCTGCATAATCGGATAATATGCCAATCCCATCAAGAACCTTGTCATCATCATCAAATATAGGTGGAAAATCCAGCGCCTCGATCGGCATTTCAGAGCACATGGACTTCTCACATAACGCATACATTGATATGATGTTAAGTAAGGTTGATTTTCCACTACCGTTTTTCCCTATAATCACATTCACTCCTGGCTTGAAAATAAATTCTCTGCCATTTTCAAACGCCTCTATGTCAGAAACATATTCAAAAGGAGTTTTTGTGTTGTCTTTTATTTTTACTGATGTTATCATATGTAATCCTTTTTAAAAATCAATTACCGCCCGAACCCCGTTACTATTGCACTTGCAGTTGCTGCCCGTGAGGCCATTGGAGAAGTACACGATCCATGCGGCGCTCTGGCTGTACTCGGTACTGGACCAATACCACGCCGAGCCTAACGGTTTTGCGCCTATGTATTCAAGCGCATCGTTTATACTGTCTTTGTAATGCGCCATTAGGTTGAGTTGTCTCAACGAAGGGATGTATTCGCCATCTTCCAGCAGATTTTTCAACTTTGGATTTCTGGCTACAAAGCGTTCCGTATTGTCGTGTCCGTCAATGTCAAACAGCGCATCACATTCACGTTCGTAATATGTCTCACCTCCGGATTCTTCACGGCTATCATCGTCAAGCAATTGTACGTTATCATGCTCCGTCAGTGAGATAGCAAACGATACGTCTTTGTGCTTTAATCCAATATAACGCACATTCTTTTTGAAATTCTCTCCAGTAAACGGCTCAGCGTGTCCGTTTCCGTAGATTAGATACAAACCATCTTTTCTTGATGGTACTCTATTTTCACATACGCATCTTTCATTTTTGGAACTTACAATTATATTTAACTCATTTAACACATGATCTTTTATAACCTCCTTACATATTCTTTCTACAAAATCAGAATTTCTTTGTTTAAGTTCGTCATTAACCATACATCTGATCCAATGTTCTATTTGATTGTTATTCCCATATGTATTATTCATACACTGTTTTACAAGTTTTTCCAATAATGATTCTATGTTTTTGATTATGTCTTCTTTGGTAAGGTGAAGTTCATTTAGTATGCAGTTCCTTACCGCCTTGTATTCTTTACTTGTTCTCATGATGATATTTTTTATAATTCAACTCCCTTATTTTCCATTTCCTTAATTACCTTTCTTGCTGTCTCAAGTTCAAAAAGTCTCGCTATTGCTTCATCCTTCATTTTTTTAGCATTTCTGAATCTTTCAGGGTTTTCTCCTCTCTTAAAAAAGTCATAACCGGCCTCTTCGTATTCTGAAATGGATCTCTTTACTTCCATAACTGCTTTGAATGATTCATTTTCAAGATAAGCATGTGCTGTTGGTTTCATTTTAGTTCTTTGATTAAAGCATCCGCATATATCACAGCTAATTCAGCCGCCTTATCACACGCTTCCAATATTAATTCACCGTGAGGTCCACGCCCTGATACAGATGTGATCGGAAGCACAGTTTTCGCTATCTCGTATCTACGTTGTTCCCAATCTACATGGGTGTTACACGGTTCTTGATTGACCTGTATATATCTTCCTTCAATATTAGAAGATCTTAATGTTTCCGCATTCTCTTCGCCGAATGCAACCAGAATAGACCCACATCCTGGACTTTCACCTATTGTCCCATCTTCTCTGTGGAATTTCATTCTTCCTTTCATGAACAATATACCTTTCGCTTTCGGGAATACAACATCCTGAAACATCTTATTGTCAAGACGATTGAAAAGAAGAGCTATTCCATTATTGTACTCTACCATACGAGTAATAAAATGCTCTATCGTCGGTCTTGAATAAGGTGGGTTTAACCATACCCTTCCTTCCCATTCCTGTTTTAATCCATCTTGTTCTTTGTTGTACATCACTCTGGCTGTCCTCCATAAAGGACGCATAGGCGCACATGGATCTAAATCAAATTCTCCTAAAGCATCTATAATCTCTTTAGGTGTGTACCATTCATCTGTACTATTTTTTTTTGATTTTTCAAATGATGTGTTCATATATTTATGTTTTATAAGTTAATCCCATCCTCCATCAGCATACAAAGATACGTCTTCCTCCTCTACATTCACACCCTTAAGAGCTTGCAGAAGCTTTTTCTTTGTCTCCCTACACATATTGTAACCATATCCCTTATACTTATATGATCTTTCCCATGTACTCACTGGGAAGGGGATATTTTCATCAATGACCAGCCTCTTCATATGAAGATGTTCGAAGAATTTATCATGGTATAGAAGTTTATACTCGTATCCTACTATATCAGTAGATGAGAATGGAAAATAATCATCTTCCTTTTCTTCGTATTTAGGCTCCTTATAGTAAGCCATTTTTGTCACAGTAAAATCGAAGCTCCTAAGAATCTCTTCTGGCTTTCCAAACTCTGACTCTATGAACTCTATCCATACCTTTTCTCCCTCTTTCTGGAACGCACATACCTTCTATTTCTCCACTTTTAATTTTTCTCGCCGTATTTAAATCAAACGGAACAACAATTGAATTTTTCATATCTTTTCGTTTTTAATTGTTATAAAATAGGATGGGTTACTTACGCCCATCCCAGTTGTTTTGCAATACTTTCCATCTCGCTATACGCAATACGATGACATCCAGCAGTCAGTATATCGTTTTTATACCGGTTTATTCTCCACCTGTTGCCGTCTACGTCCTCTACCAGGCCATGCCGGAACTGACCTCCCTGGTGCAACAGTGACACAACCTGCCACATTCTTCTGGCCTCTTCTATCCCGATTTTTATTTCTTTGCTTGTTTCAATAATCCCTCCTTTTATACGCATCCAAACATTTGGTTTATCATAAGAAGTAAGATCACACGCATGCAAGAAATCAAGTTCTCCTGACTTCCATTTTTCTAATTTTTCATGGAAATCCCTACTACGTTCTTCTTCCAGCTCTTTCAGTTTCCTTAACTTTTCAACCTCTTGTACTTCTCTACTTATTCTATATTTTTCAACTCTTTCCCGATATTTCAACCAAGTTCCTTCACCACAAACTTCATCTACAACCACATTAACGGTTCCAAGGACTTCCAGTGCTTGATGATTCAACAATATCTGGAAAATACGTTTCAATTCACTGACATGTTCACGTTTAATCTTATCTGATTTCCGTGATAATTCATGGTTAGTTCCAAGCCATTCGTTTGCGCTCTTTTTAAGAAGACGCTGGGGAGTCCCCATATCGAAGAACTCAATATAACCCATCAGATTTTTAAACGCTCCCCAAACATTCTGATAAGGCAATTCAGTTCTGGCTTTCTTGTATTTTTCAATAGCATCTTTAATGGATTCCAACCCACTGGTGGCAAATGCCATATTACCATTATTTGACATATTATATCCAACACTGAATACCTTTGAGCCAGTTGGTATTGCTTCACGAACATAATATTGATGCCTGCTTGTAGTAGAAGAATAATATCTATCATTAATCAAATACGCCTTTTCTCCACGCTTGTTTCGCACGATTCTTCCAACCTCAAAATGTCTTCCATAGGAGTAAATACTTTGTCCTTCAAAATAGAAGTTACTACCATTTGCTGATTCTTGACTTTCATTTGCCCACAAGTGAGCGACCATTGAATTGTTCATATAAGTATCTTTTTAATTGTTTAACTTACCTCTACTATATAATCCTCTTTGTTCATATTTTTCAATACATTCGGTTATCATATCGCAGAACACTTGCCCTTCTTTTTCGGAACCTCTGAAGTAACCAATCATCTTCAGGATATTCCCGTTAAACTCATGGACAAACTTATTGTAATAATGCTCTCCCATAACTTTCCCGTATTTTTCCATGAACAAATTCTTGTCCAGTGATTCATCCTTAAAGCAGCGGTTGTAATCCCATCTTACGATACGAAACAATGTTTCAAAATTCAATCTTTCCATATCCTGTATTTTATTTAAGTTCAAACTTGATTCCTTCCGGTAACTGAGAGCGGTCTACGTTGTTTACAAAATCATCAAACTCTTCCTGTGTGATTTTTTCTCCATAACCGTTCCAGTTGAAAGACAAAGTGTTCGTGTGAGGATAATATATGGCGTTATCAGTAGATAACCCATAATCAAACACACAGAGCATTATCTTCTTTTCAACTTCTGCTTGTCTGATTTCTTTGTCATATTGCTCACAAATCTTGGCACGCTTTTCCACCATCTTTGCCTTATGAGCCTCTTCCCGGCGTTTTTCGATATTTTCCGCAGAATAATACCCGGCTTTAATGCGCTCTTCAATAAGCAAACGTTCCTCGTCCATTAATGTCAAAGTAAACCTTTCCTTTTCCGGTGTATATGGATTTACCCATTTCTTGCCACACAGGTCTTCAAGTTCAACAAGAAGCTCGTCTGATTCACATTTCCATCTATCCACAATCCCCAGATTGAAAAGCAGATACTTGAAATACATCTTATCCTCAGAGGCTTTATATAATTCTACGCATTCTTGTTCTGATATACGCAAATACTCCATTGCCACAGACATACCACTTCTTCTAACGTGATATATGCCATTTTCCACCGGATACATAGGAGCACCATAATGGTTACAAAGATGCAACGATATGAATTTCGCCAATTCCGGAAAATGTTTTGCAACTTCATCGTGGCAGCAACCTCCCATATACTCTACATACGTTCCTTGTTGATCTTTCTGTCTAATATCAGCCGTTACGCTCCAGTCACACATATTGTTATGACAATCATCATCTAAAGATATTGTGACTGTTATTCTGTATTCTTCTTTGTTTTCTGTAAAGAATTTTGTACTTGAATAAATTAGTTTGTTTGCAGTTTCCATATTATTTTAGTTTAATCATTACGCTTGTAAAAAATAAAATCTGCACATTCTCCCGGTGTATTATTAGCGTTATTGTACCAATAAAAACCTTCTGTTTTCCAGTCTACATCTACGGGATCTTCTTTTACTCGTTCCAAGAAATTCCTTATTTCTCGTTCTTCATTATCTGACAAACCTGTATAATCACCATTTATCAGAGCACAAGCCCAATAAACTGGAAGCCTGTATCTTGTTACCTTTATACTCATAGCTTCATTAATTTACAATGACAATCATCAAATACCGGAATCATCCCTTGTTCTCTAAAATAAGCGGTAGCTACTTTGAAAGCATACAAAGGATTTACCTTCTTAATTTCCTGCTGGGATTTATAGAAAGTTACCGGCTGGCATACATAGAAGTTTTCATTACAAAAACGTCCGAAAACCCAATTCATAGTGCTTTCGTTACAATTAGTGCCACCAAGTATAATTAGATCACATCCGGTCTTCCGGGTCCCTAAGATGAATGTCTTGTTCTTATTCTCTGGCTGCATAAATATTTCCTTGTCAATACTAAACCAGTCGCTCTGGCAAATCTCCACATCCCGGCGGACAATTTCGTCAATTTCAAATGCATATTCTTCTTGTGTTTTCATAAGGCATATTATTTAAAAGAAACTCCAACAATATGTCACAATAAATTCCCTCATTCCGTATTCAGCAAGCTGCTGAAACGATTCTATCCCATTACAATAATAAAAAACAGCATCATTATCATCATCGTTGATACTCAGCGATAGTTTGATTGTCACTCTTTTATCGTCTCCTGTTTCTTTCCACACAATCTGACATTCTACGTATTCAGGCTCCTTACCTGTTCTTTCTACAAATTCAAGGAATCTTAAATCAATTTCATATTTGACTCCTTCAACATTAGATATCACTACCTCGTTTTCACAATCACTGCAAATAGCATGCATGAAAGCTCCAGCAAAATAATCTATTATTTCTCCGGTATTCGGATTTACTATGGCTTCACAGGTAACATTTGTTCCACCACATCTTGTACATATATATCCCATAATTATCTGTTTTTAAAATGTTCAATAATTTCATCTACTGTAGCCTTACGCCATGTAAGACAGCCCGCGTCTCCCCTGAGCCGGAACTCTTCGCACTCTACCCACCTGTCTCCTGTGGCGTCCGTCACTATCAGCCATTATAACCTATTTTTCTAAGCCATTCTCTATCATGACTTCCTTTATCAATTCATCTGTCTCCTCGTAACATCCCCAGCAAGAATCAACCTCTTCCCATTCTTCTTCCTCTTCATCCTCCCTGGATTCATCTTCGTATTTCTTGATAAATTTCACTTTCTTTTCAAGCACATACCTCTTTACATCTCCCCACATCCACATACCTATGGATTCCACTTCACCATCAATCAATTTATCAATTTTGGTTTTCCAATCGGAAGTATTATTACTAACCATTTTTATGTACCTCTCCTTTGTACAAAAAGCTATACCTTCAATATAATCCCCTTGGCAATATCCTCTTGTGGACCATTCTTTGACAAATATATCCTTACCTAAGTCTGAAAGAATCTGAATCAATTCGTCACACTCCAAGTATTCTATAAATTCATCCGTATAATCATACGTATAAAGGTCGGAAGGAGAAACGCTAATAGTTTCTTGCCAGCCTTTATACTCTGTGTATTGTGGATTGTTATACCATCCCAAATACCACATTTTCTCATGTCTATCATATCTCATTCGATAACCGTCAATCTTGCCTTTCTTAAAATAATTCAGCAAGTCTTTCCATTCAACATATTCACTAATAAGTTTATGTAGTGCATCTATAAGTGAGTGTCGGCTATCTCCGTATTTACCAAACACTTCTCTCCAATCGCACACATCTTGCAGTCGGTATGAATCGCTATATTCCCATAAGAAACATGCTGCCATATCCCAACTTTCACAAGGACATGTACTGTCAGTATCATAGTATATTTTTATACGATAATCCCCTACTTCTTTTGTTGTGATAAGTCCGTCTTCCATGTCTTTATATTTTAAATAGTTCCTAACTTCTCATCAATAAATGCATCTATTGCATCATAGTATGAGCCATTAGAATCACAATCCCCATATTCCTCTGTAAACTCTTTAGCCCACTCTTGAATGATGTTAAATGCCTTTTCCCTGCTATATTTTTTTGGTCCTGTTAAATACTCCACAGCTTCCACCGACAACTCTTGCAAATTTCGTAAGTATTTAAAATCTATTCTATACGGTAGCTTACCCACTTCTATGCATACATGATGACCTTGTTTAAAGGCATCCTGTAAATCTTCCAAACTTTCTATCAATGACTCGGACTCATCATCTACCCTCACCTTGTATAACTCAAAATCTTCATTTTCTGCCGACACCCATATCTTGTAGGCTTTTTCGTTGGACAATCTTTTCCAAACAAATCCGTCACTGAATACAATTAGGCTGCCTGTTACTATCGTATTTTTCATAATCACTTTCTAATCTGTTACTCTGTAATAATAATCAAGTTCTTCTCCCTTAAAATTGTTCATGGCATACTCGTCAGCTTCCCGCCATAACCGGTCATACAATGCAGCCAGTTCACGATTGCTTTTATAATGTTGCCAGATTTTATGATTCAATACCAGCGTCAATTCTGTAAAGAACTTATAATCGTCTTTCCATTCGCTAAACGCACGTCTGTAAGTATCTTTGACACCTGCTATACCATACTTGTCGGCTATACTAAAATCCTCCCAAAAGGTAGTTATCAGGTCATAGCCGTTCTCCTGCATAAATTCTTTGAATGTCATAAACTATTATTTTAGGTATATAATTGCCTTATCTTATCAATGACATCTTCCTTAAATTCGTAATACTCATATATACGACCTTTGTAATCAGCTATCATTTCTTCAATCTTGCTTTCGGATGCCCATAGCCCGCAATACACATAGCAATCCAATAATCTATCTACTGAAGAAACACCGATCAACATCATCTTAGAAAATGGATTCCCTTCTTTTTCCAATTCTTCCTTGGATCTGTCTGTCACCTCATCCCACCATTGTCCTTCACACTTCTCTACCTTTCCGTTGTCAAGTACGATATCGAACTTTCTACCTCCGAAAGCTTCTCTTCTCTCATTTCTCTTTGCAAGGAAATCATAGAATATACCTCCTATCCTTCCAATAATGGTATCATCTCCGTACTTTGTGCTAATTTTATCAGGCATTTCGTCGAAGACAAGGAACTTCGATTCTCCTGACTCTACTAAGTATAATAGCTTCATGATTTATTTCTTTAGATGTAAGTTATTCCTCCAACCTTGATCTGCATTATATCGTTTTCAAGCATAATGAAATTATTTTGTTTTATGGATCCAAATATCAATCCATATACACTTACCGTATTAAACAGCCTAACAGTGTGAAAATCTTCATTTAGCCTTACTCTGTTTTTATTCCAATATCCCAAATCGTTGATAGTTATCGGGAATCCTTCTATGTTGTTATACCTGTAGTAATTGTTTTCATTGAAAACTATTTTCTTTATTAACAGGTTCCCGATGCTTTTCATGTTGAATCCGGACAACTCTATCTGTTCTGAAATATAATCAATCAGATTATTATGATATGTGTTTGGTTTATCTTCTTTCTCATTAATGATTTTCTTCCATTTCTTTGTTAAAGGAATCCGTATATCCATATATGTGCTAAATACTACTATAATAGGACATTCCCCTTCAAACTTCGTTAAATCTTCTACTCTCATAATTAACAAATATTTGTATTGTTTTCGTCGTTCACTATCTGACTAATATACGGCCCTGGCCACAGACAGCCAGGCCGACCTCATGGCAGGGCGGGCGCCGTCTTACTCTGGCTGTTTCACCCACTCCCTGTACCCTACATTAAAACCAATAGGATCATACCTTTTGATCATAGTACCATAATTCTCTCTACCACAATACCTGTTTTTCCCTCCAATGATCCATGCCTCATCGTCTCTATCTGGAGATATGGAGTTAAGATACTTTTCATAATCCTTTCTACTCTTTCCCATCTTTGTCTTGATTTAAACAATAGTTAATAAAATAAGCAACCTGTTCATTTTCCCCTGTATTATCAAAATCACCTAAAGTCATATCATCATAATCCAGCAGAACCATACGAAAACCGTTTTTTTTGACATACACCTCCGTTAAAAACATAGGAATCCCAGCAATTTCTATTATCACCGGAAACTGATCATCAAAGTCAAACGCATTATTATCTTCTCCCCATTTTTTAAATTTTAGCTTTATACTTCCACCGTTCTCCACTAATGCCTCTTTGATGTACTTTAATCTTTTTGCATTCAGATCAATCTCTGCTTTTTCTATTTCTTTGTACAATTCATTCAGATCCATATTCCACTATATTTATGTTGTCAAATTTTTCTTTTATAACATCCAAGGCTCCACACTCGTTTGTTACCATAACATACTTTCCTGGCTTCATTCTCCACAGATTAAAATACCTTGTCACATTCATAGTGGCATTAAATAATGATATTTCGTATCTTGTGTTCCCATTTTCATCATGTCCCGCTTTTTTAAAATAACATAGGGTCGGCTTGTATTTGAAATAATTAAAAAGCCTATACCATCCCTTTCCGTTACATGTTTCACAATTCCATATTCCAGCAAGCTTCCTATATCCCCTTACCGGTATTCTCTCTATTTCTTTTGGTACGATCTTGACATACTTTCCTTCTCCGATTGGTATGGTCATATTACCTGCCTCTTTCGTGCAAAAGTATTCTATTTCAGATGCCATTCCTTTATACATATAGAACCGGTATAAGTTCCCGTCAGGGTCTACCCGATCCATGTAATATAAAACCACTTTGTCTACTTTTATCGTTTTCATTCCTTTATTCTCCTTATCTTTAAATTGTCATTCTTACAGTATTTCTTCAGCCAACTATCTGTTAGATAACGATTGACTCTATCGTATTTCTTTTTCGGACCCTTGCTCCAGAATTTCCATTCGTTTGTGATATTGTACCCATATTTATCAAACCAATAGATATAATACACTACGTTACCGTATAAATCCACTCTTTTTCTTTCCTGTATGACTACCTCATAAGGTATCTCCTTGTCTCTTTTTCCCATCTTTGTCCTCCTTTCTTGAATAAAAAAAACGGCACCTATCTTCACAGACCAGTGCCGGCAACTAACTCGCATGGAAAACTACTTAACTTCAACTAATTCTACAGAGTTGTAGAATTTAGTGAAGCTACCAACAAATTCTCTTATATTTTTATATTCTTCTGGTCGTTTTCTGTTACCATCTTTTATATAATTCACCCACAGTCTATCCTCTATGTTCTTAATCGCATTCTCTATCGTAAATTCGTCGCTGACGCTCATTAAACACGAAGACCCGGTTTTCTTATGTGGTTTATATATCCTTGAAAAAGACCACATTTTTATTCTATCATATATATATCCGTTGTTGGGATAAACGAATCCTATCCGGCTGTCACCTTCTTTAGCGTAAAACACACCTGGCTCCTTCCCGCCCTTTCTATATACTACAAATCCTTTTTCTTTTAGGATATTAACCACTTTATCTAATTTATTTTCTACGTTCATTTTCATGCAAAAATTTAAAAACGACCCTCATTATAGTTGCGAAGTTCTCTACCTTAACCCACTCATGAGCTACTGCTCTAAGTACGGATGTTTCGTATGTTGGAATATTATCTTCTTCAACCACCTTACAGGAAGCTAGAACTCCTTCGGTCGGCTTTAGTCCACGGTCATGCAGCTCGCAGAGACCGTCTGGCCGGCGGAATGCGCACCACCCGTCTTTCTCTGTCGGCTGGATCATCGCTATTGGTTTTTCTTTCACTGCAATATACCCTACCATCCACATTGTTTCTTTTAGCCTGTCAGCGTATCCGGCATCTATGATAGCTTCTATGTCTTTTGGCGTACCAATACAAGGAACCTCACACATGTTCTTGCATTTATCACATGTACAAGGCTGCTCCCATCTATTATGATCTATGCCAACCAACTTCTTTATCCGTTCTACTTCCTCTTTCATATTATACTGTCTCTGTTAGTTTTTCGTAATACAACTTCATTTCCGGTGAAGCGTATTCCATGAATGCTTCGAATAAGTGTGGTACCTCTATTATCATATTCACATTACAACCTTCTGTCTGTGAAAGCGATTCAAGATCATTACTGTACAGGCACGTAACATAGGCACCTATATTAAATACATGCAAATCTATCCTTACGTATTCTATACATGAAGACAATGCATTAAACAAATTCTTTACTTCATTCTTGTCAAAAAGTTCTACAAATTCTCTCAACCCCATCATTTTACCACCCTTTCTATGTGTTTAATTAATACTACTGCTATTCCCTTACCGGTTTTTATCGCACATTCCGACCCTTTTATCCATTCTACACACCCTACATACTTTTCCGTAGCATGAAATCCGGGATTGTATTTTCCAGATGTACTGAACTCTACCGTATCCCCTACCCTCAGATCATCAAAAGCAATAGACCATGTGGTCCAAATTCTGTCATGTCTCCCAGGCTGAATGGCCCCGATTACGCCTTTTTTACGACCGTTTTTTATTGCCCTTAGTATTATCTTCCTATCACCTTCGATAAGGCTGCAAAAGCGCCCGTAAAAGGTCAAATCAACCTGTTTTCCTCCTATTTCTTCTCTTATTTTTGTTATTCTGTTCATTTTCTGATTTTGTTTTATTTTTTTCTTTGTTTTTTCTATCTTCTATAGAAGATGATAATAACATTATCTTTTCTATGTTACTTTTTGACTGTAAAAAAGAATCGCATTTCATTACTACTACCACCTTCTTAAGTTCCCCATTATCGTATAGCGATACACGCATCATGTTTTGCGCCTCGTCCACTATCAGACCTGGAGTAGTCTTAGCCATTTTACGTAGCTTGTTATACTCCGGTCTTTCCATTTCCTCTGTTTATTACTCTATAGTATTTATCCTTATCCCCTTCTTTTAACTTCTCCAGATAGAAAATTCCATCATGTAAATGAGACAAACAAAATCTGTATCCGTATTTCTGTACTCTTCTTACATGATCCCGCAGTCTTATCTCTTCACTTTTGTCTTGTACTTTGATCTTAATACTGTCTCCTTCTTTGATTGTGTATAAAATAGTTTGAATCTCTTCTTTTTTCATCTTATAAAATATTTTAACGGCAGCACCTATACTCACGCACCACTACTGCCTTATGTTTAACAATTAAATACTTAACTCTTCAATGGTCAAGCCTTTTTCTTTTGCCCACTTTAGCATTGCGCATAATTCTGTTTCTGACTTATATTTCGGATCACGCCACGCCCATCCGAATTTATCCAGGACATGATGATATAATTCGTCGGCCTTTGCCGTGTAAATGTCTTTGAATAAATGCTCCGAACCTTCCGGTATAAGCATCTCTGTTGTTGCAAAATCGGAATACGACAAACATCCGTAAGCATATTCTGTTATTTCACTCCATGCTTCTCCGGCTTTAAATCCAAATTCTTTTACAAAAGCCAAAGTTAGATACATATTTAATAATATTGTTACATCATATTCCGAATCCGACTTTCTTTCTATTATTTCTTTTTCAAATTCCTTTAAATCTTCAGGCCCTAAAAAGATGTATCCTGATACCGACCGGTAATTAGCCTCCGCATACTTCTTGCATTTATCATCATTGACAATCTTACCAATGTTAGATAACATCTTTTGCCTCCATTCATCACAAAACTCTACCCTTACATCCATCCAATCAGTACCATAATTGTGATCTTTTGGATGTCCGACCGATATTACCTTTATGTTATTCACACCATATTCATAAAGGCGTTCGCCCACCTTATTCGCCCATTCCTGTACAAAAGGAATAAACTTATTGCAATAAGAATCAAAATCAAAATCTAATTCCTCCTCATATTCTGGCATCTCTTCATAATCTTGTTCAAAGAAATATCGAGGATCTGCTATTGTTTCATAGAAACTTACGTTAATGAAACAAAACTCGTTGGTTGTCGTTTTTAATATCATAGCTTTTTGTATTTACGTACATTTTTCTTGCCATAGAATCTACACATGGCACGAATCTGACTATAAAATACTTTTGTCCTCCTGGCCTCAAAGTATTTAAACATTTCTTCATTCTTTGTTTCCCACACGTAGTCCGTTTGAGAACTCATGTGATTTTTGTCCTTGCGTGAATAATGGTAATATGATACCACAACACGTTTCTCACCATTCTTTACAGGTACGATATTCACATCTATGTTATTATCTGTCATATTATTATTGTTTTATATATTATACAAATACAAAGAGCGCATACCTTCACAGGCCGGCGCTCTTTTCAATAAAAATGAAAAAACTAACATTACATAAACATATTGTTTTCTGCTCTTTATTACAATACTTTTGTCCCACAATTGTTATATCGTCCGTACTCTTTTTTCGTATCATTCAAGATTTCAAACACCATCTTCTTATGATCTTTGTTTGGTAACTTGTCTTTAACAGCCGATATCACGCTCGCTATAGACGTAAAGCCTGAATCTGTTATTGAACACAACAACAAACCTCTGTCGTCGTCTGTGCTTATCGCTGACGCCTTTATAATATCATTCCTATATATTCTCATAATCTTTCGTTTTATTGTCTACAAACTTATCTATATCGTCTCTTATTCTTTTTAGCACTCCGGCTATAATTTCCGGCATCTCTCCTTCGGTACGGTTCAGAGTTTCTATCACCCCATCAATCCTACCAATTTGACGCCATAAGAAATTGGCGTCTTTCGCATTAAATTCCCTCATCATGTCTTATTTTACAGTAAACAACTTGCTTTTTTAAGCACCAGTCTTGCGATTCTGAGAGTGAACACCGTTCGGAGTTGTTAAAAAATATACAATCTTTGCAGAACATAAGAGGATCTTCGTCGTCACCAACTACTTTGACATCATACTCTATACCATACAATTTTAATCTAAATACATCTCCTGTTTTTTTAGAAGACAAATCCATGTTCGGACCGAATGTTATTACTTCCATATAATTATGTTTTATTGTTTGTGAGATGCCCAGAATCGAACCAGGACCGGCACATACATACCGGCACGCCGCGCCATCCCTCTATGATACACAAATAGACATGCCTATTCTCACGAACCGACATGCCAAAACCCAAAACTTAATTTGATGAATAAAATAGATTAACAAAAATACTATTCTAATTCTTTTATAATATCTTTCACAATATTCAGCCTTACCTCCTTCGTTTCTGGACTAAGACAACCAAACCACCCATAAAACGTTCTTGTTTCCTCTGGTTCTGTGGCCATACTTATCTTCTCTTCCAATTCCGGGAAATATATTCTCACCATTTCGTCTGAACGAAACTCATAGATATTTTTATGTGTTTTGAAATACATAAACACTACATTTCTTAACGCAACACATATGTATTCCCCATCCTCTAACCTATCAATCATCTCATATACCTTTTTCCATATGAATAATCGCTCTTCTTTTGTAAACATATCCTTCTTTATTTTTATGGTATTATTTGACTGTATGCAGACTTTTCCATGTACACAATATTATGCTCCTGTCCAAATATCTTCTTTGCCGCCTCTTTCTTTATCGCACAATATCTCCCTGTACGATACGGATTCTTTTGATCTGATCCATCCTCGACTTCGATAATAAAACAGCCTCCGTCATCTATTATCTTTTTGCAATTGTCACATACTCCGCCCGTGCATATATGATGCGGTGCCTGCCCTTTGATATTATTCCCTAATAAAGCAATGCCCATCTCTTCGCCACATATCATGCAGACTTCTATAGACGGATTCAATCCGTGTTCTGGATGTAATGTAACACCATCTTTCATTTTCTTTCCTCCTTTGTTTTTAATGTTGTGTGAGATCGCCGGAATCGAACCGACTTGCTGCACCATGAATCCCATAAATCAAATGCTCCGATCTTCGCAGATGGGAGCATTCTGTCTAAAGCATAAGAAAATTAATGAAGAAAATTTTTCTCACTTACGCCATAGCATCTAAAATAGCTATCAACACTATTTCTATGACAAGCATAATAGAGAATGTCTTAAATATCTTTTTCATATCTCCTCCTTTTTTATCTGTTCTTTTCACGTTCCACAATAAACTGTTCCGGCTCTGCTCCGAACTACGTTCCACCTACAACCGCAGGCCTTAGCCCAAGGCGCCGCCTACTCCCCCTCTATGGCAGCCTGTTCGTACCTACAAATCCAATCTCCATCTACACAACTATCACTACGCGATAATAAACATTTATCCTTATAACAATCATAAAAAATACACCTATCACAACTGTAATCCTTAACGTCTACACAGCTAACTACCTTAGCATATACTATACCATCACTGCCTTCTATTCCTTTCACCCCAAAAATAGAACCTTCTACTTCTTTACTCAAATCTAAATCGGGTGCAAAATCATATACGTTCATACCATCCATATTTTAATTGTTAAACATTCCGATTACCACTAATCTATAGAATATAGTTTTCAACTCTCAACCTATTGAATTTTGTAGAATAAACTCACATTTTGCTGTTTTAAAGCACTGTAATCCTTAATTTTGTGGGAAAACCCTACATAATGTTGTTTTAAAACGCTTATCTATTGAATTTTGTTGGTAGGGAGTGCCCTCCCCCTCCCTCTCTCCAACTCCCGCTAATCCTCCGGCTTTCCGCATAGAACCCACGCCCTACCGCCTCACTACCGGCATACGGAGAGCGCTACAAGCTTATACTCTGGCATGGAGTATGGGGGATTTGGAGATAATATCATTCCATAGAGAGAATAGAGAGCCTTCAGCCCACGCCCTACCGCCTGCTCCTCCTATCAAGATAGATATTTAAACCTATAATCAAAGCCAACAAAGAAAAGCAAAAGACCATTACAATATTATACTGATCCGGTCCGTACTCCAACATAGAGCGAATACCAACCGACAGAAAATAAAGATCAGCTACTAATAAAAACCACCACATAGAATAAAAAAAATACAATAAGTATGTCCAAAAATACGGGGATTATAAAACCTAACTAATTGATAATCAAGCATACCTCATTTTTAAGAAAAATACAATAAGCCTAATTTTCAATCCATAGAGACGAAAAAGGCGGCATCCGACACCCTATTTTGGGTCAGAAAACCGCCTCAAGTTTCGTTTTAGACCAATTTTAACGACATGATATAGACAAAATACCGGCATTATATCCGAATGGCCTTATTTTTGTTTCGTTTTAGACCAATTTTGTCCACGTCCGCCGTTCACTCTCAGAATACCTACCCGTAAATAGAAAGAGTAGGATACGAAAATAGGGCTACTCCGATATTCGGAACAACCCTATTCCTGTTTAAATACTGTTTATGTTTTCTTTCACGTATGTTCGTGATGTATGGACTTTGCGTTTGCATTTGTCCTTTCCCGTATCGGCATGATACGCTTCTTTAAGATCACGATACAACATAAATTCCCGATACGCTCTTTTCCGCTTTTCTTTAGCTTCTTTCCTGGACAGACCGCGAACGTCTACCATGTGAGATTTAAATTTCCTTTCCATTTTCTTTATGCTTTAATTATGATTAACCCCAGCGGTTAAGTGCTTCAATATAGAAACCTTCCGCCTCTTTGTACTCACTTTCGCTCAATGTTTCCACCGTCTCGATATAGTTACGCAATGTTATTTTTACGCAACTGTTTTTAGATTTATTGAACGCTTCAGTTAAAGCGTTGATCATTGCTTTCTTTCCCATGTTATTATATTGTTTATAATTTAGAGGTTGCTCCGGAATCGAACCGGACACGCATTCCTATCCTATAGAGATTTTATGCTACAACCAACAGCCCGTAATTAGTACGTAGTTCTTGCGTACAGGCCCGTACTATGTTTTTATTATATTTTCCGTCTGCTACACTATTTCGCCACACATAACGGCATAGTGTCCTTGCGTTTTGATACGGCACGTCCCTACATGGTAGGCTACATGTTTATACCCTGTAATTTAATCTACAGCCTTGTCCTATTTTACGTGTAGGCAAGTAAGACACGTTTCGGTCTGGAGATAAACCGCGTACAACGGTATGTTTTCCAAACTGTACTAACATACCTAACATAACTACATTTATCCAATGTAATACATGCAGTAATACCAGCCCTTTAATTGCCAACGGCAAGGGCAAAGGTATATCTATCTCCAATATGTAAAATAACTCTCTGTTTTGTCAGCTTCAGTCTAAAGCATACGCGGGACGTGCACCCACTGACAACGGCGTACAAGCGCGTTTAACGGTACGCGTCAAACCTTTGGAGAGCTTAACGGCGCTCTCCGTGCCTTGTTACTGCTGGTTGCTTTCATGTGCGAGGTATTCACTTACACACTTTGCCACAGTGCGAATAGAATAAGATTTGATCTTAACAGCCACATAAGTAGCTTTATACTCGTCGTTTTCTTTTATCAACCATTTAGTGCTTTTTTTGGTCTCCAATGATTCGGCAGTAGTAAAACCAAATGATTTATATTCGCTACCGTAAACCACATTCTCAGCGCACCAATCAGCCGTTTTAGCCTCAACGCCTTTCTCTTTGTCTGCATTGGTATCCTTATACACTTTAGAGTATAAAGCAAATTTAACAAATGTATCGTCAACTTTCGGTAACATTTGGCTACACACAGCTACCAGGCGTTTTTTATCCTTGGCGAGGGCTGCAACCTTTACGGCGTATTCTGCCGGTATTTCCAAGGCCTTGCAAATAGACTTAAGATCAGCTCCATTAGCAAATAAAGCGTTGTATAACTTTACGGCACCTACCAAATTTGCAGCGTTTTCTTTGATAACAGCATTCTGTAGTTTGTTTACATTTTTTTTCGTAATCATATCCAATATATTTTAATTGTTAAACAAATGATATTCAATTTAATGACCCACAACGCAGGCAATTACAGATACATATATAGTTCACCCAACGGGTACACTATATAGATTCACTATGTTAACTCGTAATCTCTCTCGATCACGACGCAAATATACGACATTTGTCAATACTACAAATATATATACTATCTTTTTTTTGTTAATTTGTATTAATTTCGATTCTATTATCTGATTATCAGCAATTTGCAAAACACACAAGAGCAGTACTATACGCGTACATTAATATGTAGGATATATGTTTATTTAAGTGGCTTATAATCAATATGTTATAATAATACATTGATTATCAATAATTTAAATAAACTGTTGATAATCAGCGAGTTTATATGTTTGAGGTGAAAACGCGTTTCCGGTTTTCCAGCGAAGGGGGTGTGGGGGAGAAAACGCGTTTCGGGGGCGGGAGGTTCGTGATAGGTACCCCCTCTCTCCCATCACATAAACATTTTTTTTTACATCCATCATCACATCCATCATCACATAAACCTCTTTCTCATATCTCTCCCA